TAGTCACCCCTATATCAGTCAGAGCATCGATAACATTTCTATAACTTTTAAACTCTAAACCATCCATAGCCAGCTCTGTGTCATAATCAATAACGGTTATGATATTCCTGATCCATGTTGGATAATTTTCTAATTCTTCTCTTACTTCTGGATACTCGTAAATGTCCGCCATTTTCTGAACAAAATCTTCACCATTTGTAACTTCTGCCATTGCCTTGTCTATAAAATTCATCTGTGCTTGCCTTCTTCCATAAATCACAATCCAAACCTAGTCCCACACAATTTCCAGACATTGATAATTCTCTGGGATTTCCGGTATACAGGAATAATACAATGTAGGTTCTGATTCTGTTACTCCATCCGAACACAGCCAGTCGCAATCCACGATATTTTCCAATTCATCTGCTTCCATATCTGTACACACTATAACGGAATCCCCAACAAGGTTTAAACGTTCCATTCCGTCCTCTTCCACAAATTCTGTATCATCATGCAATGTGACACGTACCCATGCTACATCTGGCAGTTTCTCAATCTCTCGAAACTTTTTCCACATTTCATCCAGTGTTGGCCGTCCATCTTCCCACTGGTTTGGTGCAATCGAATCTTCTTCTGAATTTCCATCAAAAAATTCATCCAGCGTTAATAATGGAAACTTATCCCCATTTTCTTCTAATATTTTTTTGAATACCTCAAGTGCTATCATAAATACAACATCCCCTCTTTCAAATGATATTTCTATATGGCAGTTTTCCTACTTTATGCTTTTGTATCTCTTTCTCACATATTTCATGAAGCCTTTCACAATCACTTGACTCCTCGCGAATTTTTTCAAACCATCCTTCTACTCCTCTATCTTTATTTCTAAAAAAAGGATGATTTTTATCCTTTTGCACATTATTCCAAATATATTCAAGGATATCGTCAAGTATTTTCTTTTCTCCATACCAGCCACACACCAGTGCAATATCTTTATATTCTTCAAACGATTTTCTCTTTGGATTACTCAAAAAAAGTTTATATCCGTCTACAATTTTATCTAGTGGGACATCACCTTTAAGCGGGATCAACAATTTATTTTTTAACCTTTCTGCCGAAAACATATATCTTTCTTCATGTTTTTCTAACGCTATTGTTTCACTGGTACACTCTAATGATGTTGTAATGCTAGAATATTCTCTGCATAAATTATGTACATAAGCAACTGGTGTATAGTATGTATTTCTGACTACTTTTAAATAAATTCCTGTTATCAATGGTCCTAATCTGTTATCCATTTCAAGTAATTTTGTCTTTTTTAATTCTGGAAAAAGTTGCTGCCAGTCATCTGTTATCTTCTTTTTTGTTGCCACCGGTCCATTCCTCTCTTATTCCATATCTTACAATCCAATCCTCTTTATTTCTCAGCAGATAATATTTCTTTTAACTCATCAATCGTTTTATCCAAAATATCCGATGATATTGGATATTTTCCGGCTTCCCTATGCGCTATTGCTTCTTCCAGTCTTCTAAAAATTATCCATTGCATTTTGCAAATTATCTTTAAAAAACTCATAGAAATTATCAAAACGCTCCCGTATACCATCTTTATCATATTGACTCCATGATGAAATTTTTCCACTCACACTATCAATACAATAGTAAAATTCATCACAATCTTCTATAATGATATACTTCTCTGGCAAACCATTTTTTCTTTGTTCCAATGTTATTTCTACAAATTCTGGTTTCCCGTTCTTACAATACCCCATTATGTCGAACCAATATCCACCACAGCCATATTCTTTTAAAAACCATATAAAAGGATCTGGAATTTTTAAAGCTAACTTCTGTTCTGCCTGTGTTATTTCGGCATCTGTTGCTCTTTTTCCTAAAAAAGCATTTCCAAATATAGCCTGATTTTGTTGGATTATAAATTTTAATTCCTTTTGTTCTTCTGAATAACTTTCTTTGTGTGTTTCGTTCTTCTTTTTAAATTTTTCAAACAATACCATACCTACATTGTCTCCCTCTACCGTTTTTAATTTCTATAGCAGCAGAATTATCATTTTTATTTTCCAAATTTATAGCATTTAGGATACGATGTCTTCTGCATCAAAATATCTGCTTTTGATTCTGTAATCTGCTGCACTATAACACATGGCAAGGTATTTACCTGTTGGTAAAGAACACCCGTTGATATTGAAAGCGCAAATATCTTTTTCGTCTCTGCTAAAAATTTCAATTTTTCGTCTGGCAGTTTTGTGATATAAACATTTCCATACTCAGTATCGTCCTCCTCATCCATTTCACATCCATTTTCTACCCAGGACTTAAAGTTAAACCATTCTTCTGGTTCAGAGCTTCCTATTTCTGCAGCATCTAAAAATCCACACAGTACAGCTCCCTTTTCTGCTTTTATAATGAGTTCCCGATCGCCATTATCATTTCCTATGCTTATGTATCCGGGAGCATATTCTGCAAATTCATTACATTCACAACTTTCAACAATCCTTTGTGTATCGTATAATACACACAAATTCATAACCATCCCATTTGCATAACGTAAAAATTCTTTGTAGACTTTTGGCAGTTCCCCATTGATACGCTTCTCCGCAAAATCGATTTCTTCTTTGGTTACAGGATTATTTTTTTCTATATATTCCAAATTCTTTAGATTCATAAAAATACCCCATGCTTAATCTTTGATTTTCTTTTGTAATTTGTCTAAAAACCACAAACGCTTTATAATGTATACAGTTCTTTACTCATCTTTTTATACGATGCTTTCTCACAGAAAGATTTTCGTCTTCGGTTAATCATATCAATAACCATTTGTTGAGCAGATTCCTTTGAAGATAACTGACATTGAATGTTTTCAATACAGTAATTATAAAATTGTTCATGCCATTCAATATAATAATCCCCAGAATAAAAACTGTCCTTTAATCTTTGCAGATAATGTTCAAATACTTCCTTTCCTTCTTCAAAATCCCCTTTCATGAAACAGAGCATTGCCAGATGATATAACTCCCAGAATCGTCTATGTTCTGGCAGTTTCTCAACTTGCTCCTGCAAACAGGATTTTGCATATTCCATATCTGAAAATTTTCGATATTCGTCTATTTCCTTCAAAGCACTTTTTGCCAGTTTTTCTATGACAATCTGAAACGCCTCATCATCGTTTTTATATTCCACATAACCAACACCGGTACTAACATCACATCCATAGTTATATGATAGCATTTTGTTTAGGCTTTCTGTAGATTCCCATAAAAATGAGACTCCGGCATTCAAACTTGCCCCTTTAGAATAACCATTTGTTGCAAATTCAACGATAATGAAATAGTACCCATTATCATCTACCCAACTTCTTGAACTTCCTATTTGAAACAAATTTTCTGGCTCTAAAAATTCCTTAACAGTTGTTTTGATTATTTTATTATGTGGCAACATATAATGCCAGCTCCTTTACAATTCTACATTTTTATTTACCGATTTCTGCGGAATACAATTTAATTTTTTCACCATGAACTCAAATATTTCAGCCTCATATCCTGACGAATATAGCATTTGAAAATTATTGCACTGATGGATAATAATATACTTTTGTGTGTTTTCGAAAAAGTCAACCTTGAAATCTGCAGTCAATATTCCATTAAACGCAAGGCGTTTTACACCTTTTACTTTAATAAAATATTCACCACTTTTTTCATAAAAATCATAATCCAACGTATCATTTACATCATGTACTTTCAATTTTCGAACTATTTCATCTCGCGACAGTTCCGTCCGAAATATCAAATCCTGTCCCACATTTTTATATGTTCCATTAGAATATTTCACATATCTTTTCCAACGCATGACAATAATCAGTACGGAACAGACTGCCAATATACAAAAAAATATATAAAATACTGGAATCCTGTTCATCATGTTCCCTCGCTCTGTTTTACTAATTTTTCGCCATCTCTTTCCAATAGTTCTTCAACATTTCCAGTATTCTTTTGGCATCATCAATTTCCGTTTTCTGATTATATTCTCCCATTTCACTGAAAATTCCGGATTCACTTACAATCCCCAATAACCATTTCCCCAATAGATTCTTTTTATACTTGAAAACCAAACAATTTATACCGTCCTCATCTGCAAATGCATTTGTATATTCTATCTTCGTCGGTTTCTTTCCCAATTCACTTGGATCAGATAACCAATCTTCCAATTCTTCCATTGCATTTTTAATTGTTTTGTTCATAACCATACCTGCCTTGTCCCCCTTTTTCTGTTCTGGCCTTCTAATCTGGTTTTTGCATAGATCACATAAACGCTTCGGTTTTTTTAAGCTCCAAAAACTCTTTACCTGCCGCTGCTTGTTACTTTCATTTTACCATACTGCCTGCCTTTTTCCATCTATATTTTTGGCAAATATGGTGCATTGATTACTCTGATAAATATTCCTGGCTTTTGACATAAGTTGATCTAATTATGTGTTTTTAGAAACAAAAAAGAGTACCCACATCTTTGTGAGTACCCTCTCAATATAGCTTCTGCTTATTTACTTTGTGTTTTGATCACTGAATGTTTAGTTCACCGATCAGTTTTCTCCCATCTTCTGTCCGCTGCATTTTTACGGCATGATGATGAAACTGCACGATTTCTCCAACATCCACACTGATTCTATGATTCTCCCATTCGCTCTCCGGCTTTGGTGGCAACGGTTTTCCAAGAAGTGGTACAATGATTTTCGGATCTTCGCTTTGCTCCGAATGCCAAAATCCCGTAGTTTCATAGGTTGTATATACCTCAACCTCATCAATATGTATCCCAAGCACCCGTTCCAATGCGCAGACGTTAAAATAGCTGGCACGCGTTTTTTGCTTTATCTCATGCCACTTTTTATCATCAACTTTACTTTTCATTTCGATCAGATGCAAGATCCATTTTCCATCTTTTTTCTGGAGCAACACATGATCTACACTTCTTTGTAATTTCAGGGGACTTTCACGTTTAAGGAAATTACACTTCCCTTTGTGATCATAATCTTCACAGCATAAGTTATCTCCCTGAATGGTCACCTGCAGCTCGCTTCTGCCAGATTCGCTCTTTTCCTCCAAGCAGTAAGAATCATTTTCCGGAAGGAAAAAATCTTCTTCCAAAAACTTCTCAATTCCATATGCAATCCGTTCTTCTACCATTTATCAGTCCTCCTGAAATGCATACACTTCCTCTACAATCTTTTCGAGGGCATTATTGAATGTAGGCACAACGAATCCGTACTTTGTTGCTTCCAGCGCTTCTAAGTGTGTTTTTCCATTATTGTCTGGAACAAACTGATACATCTGAACATCTTCTCTGGAAAGCAGATCTTCTTTCCGGTATCCATATTCTTTCTGCAGTTCACTACTCCGCACATGGTTTTTCAATTTCATCATATTATTGATATGCTGTAAAATCGTATCACTGTGCGTGGTGATCCATACCGGAATCCCAAGATTCATCATATTAATAAGCAATCGTGCCATTTTCTGCTGCAATTCTGGATGCAGATGTGCTTCCGGTTCTTCAATGATCATCGCATTAAAATTGATCCCGGATTTCAGCACCAACAGCAGCGGAGAAATCTCCGAAACAATGGAAGATGCCACATACAGTGGAAGCTCTTTCTCACTGCCCTCCGGTTGATATTTGATCACTGGCATCATATCTTTCTTTACGGACAGATTTCCCTTTGTCATCTGCTTTTCAATATATTCGATGATCTTTGCATACTTTTTGCTGTCTTTTTTATTGATTTCAAACTTTGTTATCAACTGCAAAAAATCTACATACGGAAGTGTCAGGGTACTTGTGTTATCCTGCAATTCCGGTGAAAAACTAATCTGCAGTGAATTTTCAATCAACTGGGCATACGTGAGCATAAATCCGGTTCTTGATGCCGGTAAGTAAATTGGTTCACCATTCCGTCTGCCCTTTACGACCGGCGTATACCATGGTGCTGCAATTCCTTCCATTAATAAATTCCAGCAGATATAAGCATTCATACGGAGTAATTCTTCCCGGTTTGCCGCTTCCACTTCTGGGAATTTAATATATCCGCCTGTGACAGAATATCTGGATGCAGACGCATCCCAAACAATCTTGATTGGATGATTTCTCTCATAATGTGTGATCTTTAGTTTTTCAATCTCAACCTCATAGTTAAAAATTTTTTTTACCAGAGCTTTTTTCTGTGTACTCAGTAATTCATTAAACCAGGTTATATACAGGTCTATCGCATCATCCGTCAGTGCAGTTTCTGTGTTAAGATGTTCTTTTAACCAGCTTTCGCACTGCTTGTATGCCTTTGCTTCAGATGGCTTCTTTGGAAAAATATCTTTGCCTAACGTCAATATTCCCCATAAAATGCTCATCAAATAACTTTTTCCACTATTATTATCACCCACAAAACATATTAACGGTGCGATCGTAACATCTGCACTTTTTATTTTTGCAAAATTTTCAACGTGGAGTGTCCATTTTTTATCCATTCCCGTCTCCTCTCCCATCAGGTTGCTTTTTTGCTCTAGGATAACCCCTGTTTTCTGCCTGACATCTTTATCATTTAATACTACCATATGCCATCCCTTTTTTCAAATTATTCGCACATCATCATAGGGAAACTGCCGCTTCCACGAACAAACATTCATGGAGCGGCAGCTTCATTTTTCCCTATATGACAGTTTTTAGTTTTCTTTCATTATGCGCTACTTTCCGCATCCGGTTCCCATCCATAAGCCGGAATCCTAGATAGGAGTTTCTACGCTCCATACGGTTGCCAGATGCATACCATAGCGTTTCTTCGTTTCCAACGATCACCAGCTTTTTCCTGGCGCGCGTCATAGCAGTATACAGAAGGTTCTTCTGCCGCATGCGACCAAAGATCTTGGTGAATGGCAGGATCACGCAATCGTATTCGCTGCCCTGAGCTTTATGCACTGTCAATGCATACGCTAACTCCAGCATGGAAAATTCTTCTGACGTGTAAGTACGTTCCACGCCCGTCTCATACAAGATCGTCAGTTTCCGTTCCGTCTGGTTGATCTCTGTAATGTAACCAACATCTCCGTTGCTTACATCCTCTTCATTTTCCAGATGCATCACTTTATCCCCCTTGCGGAAACACCGGCTTCCAACCAGCAGTTCAACCGTTCCTGCCGTTTTCGGGTTCATAAGTTCCTGCAGCACCCGGTTTAGCTGGATACACCCAAGCTTTGTTTTACTTCGAAACGGTGTGAGCACCTGCATGGCTTTTGAGGAAATCCCCTGTTTTTGCAGAGCGCGGATCACCTGGAGCAGACCGTCCAGTGTATCCTCTTCCTGCCAGGTCTGGCAGAGCATACAGTCTGTGTTCCATAAAAACCTGCCCCGTCCGCGGTTGACACAGCTTGCATTGGTAAGAATCGCACTCCCCTGTTTCTGCCGGAAGGTTTTTGTTAGATAAGTAACCGGAAACACCTGGCTTCCGATCAGGTCAGCAAACACATTTCCTGCCTGTACACTGGGAAGCTGGTCACAATCTCCGATCAACACCAGCCGCGTCCCCTTATCCAATGCTTTCAGCAATGCATACAGTAACTGCATGCTCACCATGGAACACTCATCAACGATCACTAGGTCTGTACTTAGTTTTAATTCCTCTTCTTCCTCACGTTCCTGCTCCTCCTGACGGATCTCAAGCAAGTGGTGCATCGTGACTGCAACTTTTCCGGTACTCTCCGCCATTTTTCGGGCAGCACGCCCGGTAGGGGCACACAAGGTGAGTTTTCCTTCCGGATGCAGCATTTCTTCTGCACAGATCAGTACTTGTAAGAGACATGTCTTTCCAGTTCCCGGTCCACCAGTAATGATGCTCACTGTTTCTGTCAGCGCATATGAAACGGCGTTTCTCTGCTCCTTTGAGAGTGCCAATTTTTGCCGTTTTTCTGCTTCCACTAATGCTGCATCGATCTTATCTTTCGTTAATTTCTGCTTTTGTCCGTCCCATAAAAGTCTCAGCAGTTTTTCTGCTGACTCACTTTCTGCAAGGTACATCGGTTTCCGGTAAAGCACACCGCAGTCATAGATCAACGTCTGGTTTTTCACCAGGTACACAAGTCCTGCTTGCATGTATGGGAAAAACACTGACCGGTCACACCCCGGTGTCCGCAGGATATTCACTGCCTTTTCAAACAAGTCTTCCTTCTGCATAAATACATGTCCGTTTTGTTCATTCTGTTGCATGACAGCGGACAGAGCAAAACAGATCCGGTCACCATGGATCGGATCAAATCCTTCTCTTTGTTTTTGCACTGCATCAATCATGGCAAAGGTGATCCCTTCACACATGCAGAGCAGATATGGACGGCTTTGTAACACCGAAAGTGCATCTGGTATCCCGGAAAATTTCTGATAAACTTCTTTTGTTTTTCCGCTTGGAATCCGGTAGTCTGCCAAAAACTGTACATATTCCTGTAACTCCTGGCATTTTTTAAATGACGCAACGATCTTTTCCGCTTTTGTCTCCGAGATTCCCTGTACTGTAACTAACCGGACGGGATCACGCATGGCTTGAAATGTTTCTGCTCCAAACGTATCCACGATGCGGTCTGCCGTTGCACTTCCTATTTCGGCAATCCCGCTGCTCACCAGATACCGTTTCATCCCTTCCGATGTCGTCGGCAATACTTCTTCACAATACGTCACCTGAAACTGTTTACCGTATTTTTTATGTTGGGAAAAATTCCCATGCAGGACACATTCCCCTTCCGTACACAGCAGGGAGCCAACGGCCGTCAGTTCTCCTGCTTCCGTCTCATAGACCACCACCTGGTAATCATCAAACTCACAGCGCACCTGTACGGGCACTGCCCGAATAGCCAGCTCCTGCATGACTCATTCCTCCTCGCCGCATACTGCAGTAATCGTCAATCCCTTTTTTGTTTCCGAGCCACAGACCGCTGACCGGATCTCTGTCCCAGTGATAGGATCTGCCGATCAGACCTGCCTTGGCAATTATTTTTTGCAGGGAATCCTGTGCTTCCTGGATCATCTGCCTTTTTCGTTCCTTATATCTGCAACTTCCATCCGGGCAGTAGGCTTCACGCCCGCCTGACTGTATGCAGGCAGCACACTTCTTGGCTTCATAGTCCCGCATGCAGGCTACCGACATATACTTGTCCATGTCGTAGGCTTCATAGGCAATCTTATGATGATGCTGCTTTAGAAGCTCCTTCAATCCGCCAAGGACATTCACCCCCGGCACTCCGATCACACTGACACCGATATCCGAAAGCAGACAGTACGTTACATATGCTTTTAAAATACCCTCTGTGATGATGACAGACTCTGCATCCGGATCGCCATAAAAGCAGACCGGGGCTCCGGACGAAATTCCTGCCCTTTTGCCGGAACTGGATAACCAGATATACTTCTGCTTTTTCGGGTTACGCAGCCGGATCTGCATCCCGACCACATATCCATCCTGCAGCACCGGGCAAAAGTAGCCTTCTGCCCATACGTTTAACTGCCAGTTACCTGCTGCATTTTTATAAAAACCTGGTACGTTTTCCAACGTACAACCTTCCCTCTTTAAAATCCGGCAGATGCCCACCGGATCAGATGGCACAGACCGAAACAATCCCGCCTCTATCTCTGCATCAGTAAGCATCCGGCGTTGCAGATCCAATCGGTCTATCGTCTGCAACGTCAGATGACGTAACAAGCTCCGGTAGGTATGGTCTAACACGTTCACCGGAGTTTTGGTCTTTTCTGTTTTTCTGTCTGTTTCTTCCATCCGCTTTTTTGTGGTGTGATCCATGTGCCCTTTTTCAAGCGCATCCCTCAGATCTGCATATGCACGTTTATAGCGATCGACTCCGACATATCCGGCTTTCTGATCCAGATACAAATCCAGCATATTTCCATGCCTGCCGCATGAGAAACACTGGAATACATTTTTTTCCTTTCCATCCTTTCTGATACATATTGTGTTTTTTCCTCGCCGGTCGCCACAATACGGACAGCAGATGGAAATGGAATCCCCACCTGTATCCTGTAATTTTTCAATTCCAAGGTAGTCTGCAACCTCGCTGATATTAAAACTCATGTCATGTCCTTTCTGTACCTTAGTGAATGTGATACCCGATACCACGTTGTGTCAAAAACTGGCAGACTTCTTCCTGGTGTACCCTATGTACCGTAAACGTACACAGTTCTGCCGCCTGTGTCTGCAAAATGGGTTGCTGCACTGACCGTTGGATCGGTGCATTTCCCCGCTGTACCGGTTGCTGCCGTTGCATCCCCTGCCGGATACCATATGCCGGTCGCGACATTCCCTGTCCGGATGTGGCGGCTGCCCGCCCTCCTGACATTGTGCTTTGACCTGTCGGAATACCGGTCTGGTAACTCATCCCGGCTCTTTGTACCGGCATGGTCTGTGTCTGCCTTTGCATCTGCTTCTGCATACGAAGATAGTTCTGTTTCTCCAGCTCCTGTTGCTTTTGCTGCATCTGCTTCTGTGCCGCTTCCTGTTCTTCTTTCCGTACAGCCGCTTCCCGCTCTCTGGCATAAGATTCTGCCTGTTGCATTACCTGCCGGGTTTGTGCTTCCACGCGTGCCTGTGCTTTTGCTGCTTCTTCTGCAGCAATGCGTATCCGCTCCCGCTCAAGTGCTTCCGCTTCTGCCTTTTTCTTGGTTATAAAGGTTATCGCATCCTGCAAGTTTAAGTCCACTTCATACAGCTTTCGTGCTGCTTCAAAATCATCTTCACCCGCAAGCTGCCCTAAGAGCATTATGTTTTTCTGGTAAGACTGGATTGCTTCTGTGATTGCCATCTTCCAAGTTTTTTTGCTGCAACTTTTATTCAGCCATTTCTCGTCATAGATCTGTGTCCACAGATCATAGGTAATCCCTGCTTCTGCCACTGCCTCCCGGTAATATTTTGTGATCTCTGCCTCTCGCTCCTGCTTTTCGATACGCGCATATTCCTTGATTTTCCCATCCAGCGTATCGCAGGACTCCTTGATCATTGCCAGCAGCCCATCTGCCGCCATCTCAAATGCAGTATATGGTTCCAGGAACTGTTCCTTGACCACCCGTTTTCTCTCTTTGAGGGCATCACTCAGTTTGTTTAACGTAGCTCGCCCCTCTTTCATCTGTTTTATTGCGTCATCACCAGTATAATTGCTCAGATTATACTTCTGCAGTTTTTGAGCAAGCCATTGTTTCGTCTCTTCGAAATTGGTCTGGATTGCACCGGGGGTGATCTTCGCTACAATTTGTAACTGTTCCATTTTTTCTGTCCTCTCTTTCTTATTTTTTATAGATTTTCTACCTGCACCGTTTTCATCACATAATACAGTTTTGCATCTCCTTTGGAGATACGGATTCCGTCTCTATGTTCCGCGATCGCCGCACCGGAAAAATATATTTCCGACACCGTCCGAATCAGATGGAACCGGAATCTTGCTTCCGCTTCATCTGCCGTTGCCAGGATCACCCTGCTCCCATAGGATTCCGGTTTACTCCAAACCGTATAGATCATGTAATACTCTATGGTTTCCTCTTCCAGATCTTCCTCATAGGCCTTCGACCAGGTTTCCCACAAAAACAGATACAGGATCGCCGCGATAACAAATGCCACGATCCCTGCCATGAATACACACAGTGAGACATCCATTCCTTTTAGAATATCAACCATCTTCTTTTCCCCTTTCCATTGAAAATTGTAAAAACGGCTCCATCGGTATCTCAAACAGTTCACAGATCAGTTCGGCTTTTCCCTGCCGGTATTTTCCATATCCATGCTGTTTTCCGGTTACGTTGGTTCCGATTTCATACACTTCTGCTGCATATTTTTTATGTTTCTGCCAGAAGCTTTCCATTTTTAACACATCCGTTTCCATTGTTTAGCCAGCACTCCCTCCTGCTTCGACAGATGCCACTGCAATTTCAGGAACATCCGTTCCCGCTCAATGCCACTGTGGATCTGCTTCCATACAGCCTTCCGATCCCCCTGCTTCGCATAAAACTTCTGACAGGATGACTGCTGACACCGGGCATTACATGCCAACGCTTCATTCACAATCTCCAAAAGATTCAGACAGCGTGAAAAACAGGCATCTTCTCCCGGACGGATCACAAAAAATCCATTAACCCGTATCGAAAGTTTATATCCCTGTCCCAGTAAAAACTGCAGCAATACAGACCATTCATTTTCAAAAAAGCCCAGGCTTGGCTCCAGCATCTGTGCATGTGTTTGTAATGCTTTCATGTTCTAATCCTTCCTCTGCCTTCTGCACGTTATATTCTCCGACCAGACGGTCGATGGTCTCTCTCCATAAAAAAAATTCCAGTTCGATCCGTCTAAAATGTTCCTTCCGGTAGATCATCTGGCAGATTTTCTCCTCTTCCTGTGTGGTCAGGCTTAAAAATTGCCTCATAAACCACTGATATTTCTGCTCATCTTTCAACTTAGGCAGGTGATATTCGGAAAGCATCCGTTTTTGTATGACCTTAATCCGCTGCCGGATCTGCTGCCATAACTGTGCATATGCTCTGGCGTACCTTTGATCCCATTCAAGATTTGGAACAAGCTCCCGGTTTTTGTTCAGGATATAAATCTCATCCTGCAATTTCTGGAAACGCTGCCGCAGATCCATACTCTTGACACAGTCCTGAAAAACCGCATAATCCATGACATACCCTCCTTTCTCTATGTTAGTTTCATTTATCAAATAAACAGGATTGCTCCCGATTGTAATTGGATTCCGAGCGCAGACAACGCTCCACATGATAAGAAATAGTTCTCGCTATTTTTTAGACGTTCTGTATATACAGAATAGATGACCTCTATTAATAGAAATACGTCAGTTCTTCTTTTTCGGAAACTTAAAACATCCCCTGGCAAAATGCCGGAGGATGTTTCATTCCGTTAGATGATATGTTTTTTTCTCAAAAGCTCTTTGATTGCGATGATTCGCTTGCAGATATACTGCTTGGATACTCCTACGCTTTCCGCGATCTCCGAGCGTGTCATGTCATTGTCAGCATACTCAAAAACATAATCGATGATCTGCCGGTCGGTCTCATTCTGAAGCACCTCAATGACCATATTTTCAAATTCACGATTCATCACTTCCTGACACACTTCGGATTCCAGATCATAATCGTATTTTAACTGTTCTGTCCACTTTTCATCGTCATTTCGTGGATGATCCAGAGATTTGATTCTTGCTCTTTGCAATGCTTCCAGCAGATTTCTGGTTACATTTTCGCTTTCCCCGATTATTTCCGCAAGTTCCGCGATCGTAGGTCGCCTTCCATGAAGCAGCTCATAGTCCATGCAGGCACTCTGCAACTGTTGGGTTTTTTTCACGATCCTGGAAGATCGTTTGATCGTTCCATCTTCCGATAGATATCTGGAAACATATTTTCTCACCCAGATGGTTAAGTAAGTCGTAAAACTCGCATTTTTTGTGATATCGAATCGCATGATTGCCTCATACAATCCAAGCATTCCTTCCTGCACGCAATCTTCAATTTCCCCTTCCATATAATCCTTGAAACTGTAATAATGCGAAACAATGTAGAATACATACTTCATATAAGCCAGGTATAAAATATTTCTGGCATCTACATTTCCCGCCTGGGCTTCCGAAACCAAAAGATAGGTATCTTCTTTCGGACTAATATCCGGCACCTGCAATGCCCATAGTGCATAGTCACGTATTTCTCTCTTATGTTGAAAAATAGAGTTCACTTTTTTATTCCCTGCCATTTTTCTCCCTTCCTTCCTTGCGAAACGAATAGAGTTATGATTCTTTTGTTACGAAATCTCTGCTAAAAAATCTGTCTCCATCTTTCGTCTGTCATTCTCATACTGTCGTGTAAAGATCCGCTCTTCCCGGAAAAATTCTGCATGCATTTGTTTTGTAAGTTTGGAAATCTCGCCTAAAAAGTTTTCTGTATAATATTTGCTTTTCACTTCTGGCAGATGATAATCCCATAAGATATGGCTCAATGGTGCTAACGGGATTCCCGTAATATGTGAGACCAGATCCATACTGAAATTCCGGTCAACATATAATTCCGCGATTTCCCGAATAGACCATTTTTCTTTTAATCGGTACATTACTTTTCTATACGGATTCGCCATTTTTACTCCTTTTCATACTAAATCATAAAATCATTTCTAGTCATTTGAGATTATGATAACCATACCAGGCAAACATCACCGGTAACTTCAGTTTGTCTGCTGCACGCCGCATACTTACTGTAATATAGCTGGTAGTTATGCCAAGTTCTTTCGCTGTTTCTGCTTTTGAAATCCCTCGCACCTCATTACAGATTGCAAGGATTCCATACTGTATCGTTTTTGGAGCATCCATATATACCTTCATCATCTCCTTTTCTACTTCCAGATAGTCCACCGCAAACTCCGCTGCACGTAATTCACTTTCTACATCCTGTCTACATGACAACTGTTCCTCTAATTTATTGCTTCCATATTCCTGGTATATATTCCGGTTTTTCCGAAAAATACTCATCAAACGATGCCTGATTCTGCTATAAGCGTAATTATGGAGACTTTTTCCTTTTGTGTGATCATACGAATCTACAGACTGTAAGTATTCAATATACGCCTCCTGATAAAAATCTTCTATATCCATATATTTCGCAAATATTGCACTTTTACGAACAATACTTCTGGTCATATATCGGATTTCTTCCATGTTTGCCAATAATTCTTTTTCTGCATTCTTACCTAACATGTTCCGCATCTCCTTTCTAACAAAGATTTCAGAATCTGTTGTACCAGTCGGCAATAATAAATCCCTGAGCTTGCAATGTGTAACTGGTCTCTCTGCAGACCCATCCGGTCTTCCAGGTAACGATAGACGCTATGCTGATCCATACCGCTCTCCACCACTTTTTTGATAACCCTGTGAGCTTCAATCCGCTCATGTCGTAGTTGTGCATCGGCAAGTGTTCCCGCTGGTTTCGTGCTACCTTTGATTGTGCTTACATAAGAATCGCACTGTGGAAATCTTGCGCATGCCCACGCATACCTTTCCGGATGAGTTGCGTCCTTCCCATAGATATCATAAAAATGAACTAATTTTGCTTTACTGCCACAATAAGGACATTTGATTTCTTTTTTTCTCATGTTTTACCTCCTTCACCTCTGCTTTTTTGCCCTCTTCCCGAAAAAATCCAACAAAAAAAAGGACTGATTCATTTCCCTGTATTTTTACCAAGAAAATTTATCAATCCTTATCTTTGAATCTATTCTACCTAATTTGGGTTGTGTCTTGTCAATAGGTTACTTCGTTATTTACAAGAAATTAATTTTTCGAATTTTTCTGGATTGTAACAATATGGTATCTTTCGTTCATTTTTATCGGATCAGATTTCTCTGATTCCTTAGTGCTATATATACGTCACTTTGTATTTTGCGTCAACTTAACTACAAGATGTAGATACATTCACATTTCACACCTGTATTCTTTTAATCAAGATACATCATATATAACAATTTATGGCAACAAAAAAGAAGATGGCAAACACATTGGTTCCATCTTCTTTATATACTATCTATTATTAATCATACATATCATCGATAAAAAGATCTTTATTTTTCATACTAATATGCTTTGTGATACAAGCATTCATTTCATTCCTTAATTGTTCTATTGTTCTATGTGTATAGAATTTTTCTGTAACATCATCTATTTCATGTCCCACAATCAATTTCAGAATGTACTGATCCATTTTATTAGACTTTCCAATCGTAATAAATGTATGACGACATTCGTGCGGGGTATGTGTCATTTTATTTCTTTCCATTACTTTATTAAATCTACCCCTATATTTATCATAGGTCATTTCCATCCCAGTTTGACTTGTTTCATCATTGAACAAATATTCAGAATGAAGTTTCATTGCTTCATCATACCTTTTTCTAATAAGTGGTTCTATTAGCGGATGTATAGGAACAATTCTATTTCTTCCTGCATCTGATTTTAAACCACCAGACATAATTCCTTTTTCAAGATCAATATCTGCTACTTGTAATATTGCTAATTCTTGCGGTCTCCACCCTGAATATATCTGAATCAATACCATATCCGTAAATCCAAATTCAATATTATCCCATAAAATATCAATTTCTTCATTTGAAAACGGTATTTTAAGTCTTTTATTCTTTTCTTTTTCCTCTAGTATTTCAGCATCAATCTTATAATTTCTCGCATAGTTTGTAAAAACCACCTCATGCGCCATTGCATAATCAAACATCAGATTGAACATAGATTTCATTCTGGATTTCGTTCCGGCTGAAGCCATTCTCTTCTTTCCTTTATCTTTTCCCTTATCTTGAATAATATATCCATCATCCATACAACCAGACAAATGATATACCCGAATATCCTTCATTCTCATATTATACAAAGAAGAACAATACTTATATGCGGCTTTTACGGTTCTAATAGCAGCTGGAGTGATTTTTTTAAAATATTCTTCCGTCCATTTTTCGTAACATTCAGCAAACGTAATCTTGTCAGCATCTAAATCATATGGGTTCTCATTATATGCAGCAAGCGCCTGTAATGCTTTTTGTTTTGTTTCATAATATCCAAGCGTCTTATACTTTTGAACTTGTTTATCTTCCACCAGATCATAAACAAATCCGTCTGTAATTCTAGCCCTCCATGGTTTTCGCCTTTTTCCTTTCAATTTGTGCACACTGCCGTATCCATTAGGTAATTTCATCGTAATCCATCCTTCCGCTTTTCAAATGAAAACTACTGTCCATTTGTGTATTATTTGTGTATTACGCATTGTGTATTACCTGTGTATTACGTGTGTATTATATACAAAAATTGAGGGCTTGTCAAAACGAACCAAGCCCTCAAAAAGTCAGTATTTATGCGGTTTTCTTAGAACTTACCAGCCTTAGCAGCTTCCTCTACGGAAACTGCAACGGCAACGGTAGCTCCTACCATTGGGTTATTACCCATTCCGATAAGAAATATTAATTTTTTGTTTTACCATGTTATATTATGCTCTACAATGCTTGTATTTATTGGATTATAACGAAATCACTCATGCCAAACTATGTTATATTATGTTGTACAATGAATATATGTATTTTTCTAAAATGTGGACGAGATGTGAACATTAGTACGTTATTTTTATTTTGGTAGATTTGTCCACATTGTTTTCGTATTGTTGTAACACTTACTTTATATACTTTACTATACTATACAAAAAAAAGCGTAACATATATGTTATGTATATGCTACGCTTTGTATACCAATTAGTCAATATTTAATGTCACTATATTATCCAGATCGGATAAATCTTTCCCATCATATGTGGAGATAAAATCTTCTAATGAGGTCTTTCTTATTTTTAAACTTCCAAGCTTCATCGCAGGTAATAATCCTTTTTTAATAAGACTATATACCACATGTACATTTACTCCTAATGTAGCAGAAGCTTCTTTTACAGTATATAACATTTTATCATTTAAATCCATATTACGCCTTCCCGGTACTTCCAAATCCACCATCTCCTCTTTTGGTATCTGATAATTCATCTACTACTTCAAAGTCAACAGGCAGATACGGCATAACTACTAACTGAGCAATACGCTCCTGTGGTGCAATATCCATCCATTCATCAGTATCATTATGTAATGGGACAATGTATTCTCCACGATAATCCTCATCACATACTCCAACACAATTAGCAGGTCTTAATCCTTTTTTAGTTGCTAATCCACTTCTAGCGAAAATAGCTCCAAAGTATCCATGAGGAATTTCTATAGCAACGCCTGTTCCAACTTTAACGGTACTATGGGGTGCAATGGCGATTGTCTGATCTTTCTCGTCGATGCAAGCATATAAATCATAACCAGCTGCATATTCACTACCTCTTGTCGGAATTTTTGCATAATCATATAATTTCTTAATTTTGATTATTTCCATAGGTATTCTCTCCTTTTTGGTAATAGCTTCTCCGCAATAATCACACACAATCTCATCATTAAATAATGGATTGTTACATTTCGGGCATCTTCTTACCATATTATTTATTCTCCTCTTCTACTGCAGTTTTTCTAGCTGGTTTATCCACACGTTTGAAGTCTGGACGAGGATTGATTTTTTCGTACAGCGTTACATATAGAATACCATTTTTGATATTCCAGTCATATCTATCGTATGTGTCTGTATCGATATAAATAGTTTCTTTAAAAGTAATCTCTTCATCTAAAACTTTACCTTTGCCGGAAAAGATTAAACGCATAGATTCTGTTTTATTTACAAAATTTTCTTCGCATTTAATTTTCATGCCAGCCACATTGTAAGCATATATTTTGGAGTTATCTTTTTCTAAAGTTTTAAGTAAATGATTTATTGTGATAATAGTTGGATCTACTGGCTTTAATGTGGTTAGTTCAATTGGTGCATTTTTTAACGCACTATCTAACGTATTAAGTGTTTCTGTTGTAAACATAATATTAATTCTCCTTTTCTAATTCAGTTTTCAAATATTTGATATATTCATCCCATTTACCAATTGAATGAATATATTCTTTACCTTTAAGCATTTTCAGTTTCATATCTTCTTTCATTTTCTCATAGCTACCCTTTTTCTTGCACAGAGATTTTAGATATTGGTTTGTGATATATCCTACTCTCAGAGAGCGTTCACGAGGCAAATTAGCGATTATATCCTTATATTGTTGTAATTCTCCATCTGGGATTGTGTAATCGAATCTAGGTAGATTTTTTGATGAAAAAGGTGAACGTCCTGCCGCTGATACTTTTGGTTTAAGAAGTGGAACAATCTGATCTGAGTCTTTATATTTGAATCGAAACATTACTTCTGATGAGTTTTCATCAATATCAAATATAAGACCAGGATTGATTTCGTTGACTGCCTTGATGATATTATGTCCTCTGATAAGCGAAGGAATATATGCTTCTAATACTGAATGTCCGTAATAGAATATTTGTGTACCATGCATACAATCTATATAGAGGTCAATGTCTTCATTTGTACCGTTCAATTTCTTAGGAAAATCATTTGTTGCTTGATCAATTGGGCACATGATACGGTACTTTCCTTTGAATTTATCTGTTAGAAATGAAATTTTATCTCACCACCTTAGTATTCTTCATAATATGATTCTGATTTTGTTTTTGGTTTATTAGCTTCTGCTGATTTAACAACTGATAATGCATCCGCACGTTTTGCGAATACTTTATCTAAATCGTTGTATGTCAACAGATATGCATGTTTATCATGCTTGTCTGTTCCAACAAAGTAGTCATCCTCAATTGTACGGATTATTAAATCACATACCTCATAGATATATGTTTGCGGAACAATTCTGGCATAGTATACAGTTTTGTGTTTCTGTAGGTCTTGTTTATCCAACATTTTTATATCTCTTCTCTTCTTTTTTAATAATCTTCCATTCACTCATAATAATTTGATTTGTATGAATATAATGCATTACATCATGTCCGTTTAATCCAAAATAATCCTTTAATTCTTGACCTGAATTAAAAACCATTATTCTTCCATCATTCATATTTTGAATTGTAATTGAATCAACAGTATCTAAATGATTTCTGTACGCTGATGATTCTTTTCTTGTGGTCTCGCCAATTAATTCAAAATTCCATCCGTTAACATTAGAATTCGTTCCATCTTTTAAAATATGAGAAATCACTGCTTGGGGTATACCGCATATTTTCGATGCGGTAACTTGATTATCCATAATTGCATCATATTTTAATTCAATATTTGTCATTCTAAATATTTTTGGTGATTTATTATTTTTAGGAGATTCAATGAGATGTTTACTGATTAGTTCTTCTGGATATGTATAAAATTCTTCGAATGTGATCATTTTATAAATATATTTTCGAGTTCTTGGTTTATAATTTTTTGATTTATATACTTTACTAATAGTAGATATCGTAATGTTATCAATACATCTAGCACATTCACGTAATGATCCATATACTCCAACTACTTCATTTGTGTTTTTATCGATTACTTTAACTGGAAATGACTGACTATCATCTTCAGCTTTCTTATTCACAGTTAATCCATCATCGACAGCTTTTTGTGAATTTTCTTTATTCGTAGTCCAATATAAGTTTGATAAAACATTATTACTTTTGTTGTTATCTTTATGACCTACCTCTTTTAATATCTTAGGATTAGGATTAAAAATAAAAGCTTTTGCCTGTAATATATGTTGCCTGCGTCGTTTTTACTTTACCATCGGAAAATCGCACATTAATATACATATAATGATTATGTTTATTTTCATACGCATACTTAGGGTAAAACATATTATTGTCATAATCTGCATACACAATTCCTGATGGTGTAATATAGTCTGTATCACTACCTTCTATTAGCACCATTTTTTTCTTGTATATCATTTTTATGTACTAATTTATCTTTATGCTTTGGTGCAAATTTACTTCTTATATAAATCACTCCTTTGTTTTAACATATAGTCCACAATGACACTCTCCAGATTCTTGTTCACGGAATTCTTTGCACATACATTTAGTGTTTTCGTTTTTGATGAGTCTACACGGGCAATAACCATCATTTTTGATAAGTCGTTTTCGGATGTCTGTTACGAGTTCTTTATCTTCATTTAATTTGATCATTTAACTAATCTCCTCTGCATATTGATTATCACTTGCTAAATAAACACCAAGAACATCATCAAAATGTTTTTCATTATTTGGAACGTATCTCCCGAATTTAATGACGATGTTTTGGTAAGTGGACAAATATTCAATTTCTCCAAGAATTTCATCTTTGTTATATCCGGTATAAATCACAATATCATCGTCGCATTTCCTACGAACTGCTTCTATCAATTCGATAAGATCGTAATAGGAATCGAATGGTTCTAATCCTTGTATTACAATTGCTTCGGTAATAGGGTTTCCGATGTATCTACTTACAATATTCTCTGTTGATAATTCAATATCTGGTTCTTTTGCTAAAGAAGTGTTTTGACAATAATCCGACCCACATTTAAAATTGCAGGTCGGAAACATAATTGTCATAGAAGGCTTCTTATAATTAACAAAATCCTCAGAAATAATTCCTTTGATTTTCATTAAATTTCTTCTGCCTCCGCGTTAATATCACCCCATTCACGCATAGCAAATTCTGCCTTTCGCTCTTTGGAATATGTTTTTACTGGCGTGTAGAATCCGACAATACGTGTAAATTCTGTCTCAACAGGATTACCACATTCAGGGCAAATTGTTCCATAGAAAGCATGGTTATTCTTACAAGCCTGAATTTTTGTGTTAAAAGCAAAATATGTAACCCCTTGATCGGCAATGTAATTTACCATTTTCCATGCTTTTTCAAATGAATCAAATGGAGCTTCAATATTATAATGAAGGATAGAACCACCTGAGCAGTAACCATCAAATTCTGATGCAATTCTTACTCGTTCTTGTCCAGTTGTTTTAATTCCAAGAGGGATAAATTGATTACCATAGAGAGGTAAATCATAGATATTTGCAGATGGGTAGAAGAATTTATCTTTTTTCATTAACTTGGCAGCGGCTGATTCTCCAGGAATCTGCTCAGTATTAATCTGATAATCACATTTATTATCCTGAATAAATTTGTCTGCCGTTGCTCTCATTGTTTTGAAGATTTTTTCTCCAAATGCAGAAGCTTTTTCTGTATAATAAGTATCACCAAGTTCATCGACTCTAATATATCCGAATTTCTTCATTGTCTCATATACGCCAATGAAGCCAGTCGTATTGTAAAGATGATCGAAGTCTACGAGATTATATTTAAAATTAGGTAATAATCCCTTTTCTACATTACGACGAATAATCGAACGGACACAATCAAGAGCACGAAGATTAACAATGACACGACGTTCCAATTCTTTTAAATATTCTTCTTCTGAATTTGTATCTAAAGCAATTCTTGCAAGATTGATAGTAGATACTTTTACAGATCCAACTTTTAAGGCTGTACCTCCGATTGAATTAAAATACAAGAACCCTACTATTTCTAATAGGCTTGGACTATTTCTTATACGCATTAAGCGCATACCCCCATTTCCAGTTACGTATCAATAGTAACCGTACTTCTCTTGGCGAGAATAGCCTCTACAGGTTGCGATTGTTTCTTTCCTCTAAATTTTCTTATAGGATAATCGGTAAATTCATCAAAGTATGAATTCCCAGTATTAATATGTTTGATTGCGGACGGATTTACATGATAATATTCTGCAATTTGATAACATGGAAATAATGAATTTTTTAATAACCATTTTATTTCATCAACTTCCTTCTTCTTTAATATGTATGGATTTTCTTTTCTTATTGGATAATCAATATTTTTCTTTTTATGTGTTACTCCCCAATTTATACTATTTATCATTACTTGATTATATTTATTGTTAAATAGTTTACAAATTTGAGGTTCTGTTAAATCACTATTTTTTAATAAATCAATAATTTTATTTACATCATTATCTGTAATTACTGATTTGTGATGTTCTTCTCCAAATTTATGTGGTGGTTCTTCTCCACCTTTTGCGATATTATAACCATTTGGAGTTAAAGTATTATATTCTTTAATTAATTGTTTCTCTCGATTGTTATAATCTTCTGTCCATTCTATAATTTCCAATTTAAAATTTTCTTTTCCATATTTTTTAATTGCAGAATGTATTGCACTATTATCAGAATCATTTTTTGCCCTGCTACAGTGCGCTATAAAGCGTCTTTTAGGATCAACACTTTGTCCAATATACACTTTATTATTTATCATGTTTGTGATCCGATATATTGCCTTAATCAATAATACTTTTTAATCGCCTTCCCACGAGATTGGCATATCTAATAATCGGGAAATTAGACTTAGCTTTCCTCGTTAGCATCTATAAATAGATACCCCACTGATAAGTGGTAAAGGGGTAATCGGGCTATTTTGTTAACCCAAATCTTCAATATTACTCTTTAATCTACAACAGTTGCTAAGTGAATTCACAGATGTATCAACAAATAAGTTGCTATCAGACCACTCCATATTGTGTTTAATTGCCCATTTTGCAAAATCTTCATCCACAAATTTTCCATTCTGACGAAGTAAACTAATTGTAGAGACTGGGAAAGTAAACATATTGTCATGTCTAATTTTTGCCATTACTTCCATGTACCATTTCTGGAATTCAATGATTTCATCTTCATAGTCGATCATGAATGTTCCATCAGGAAATTCGGCTCCACCAAAAAGGGCTTCAAAATACGGTCTATCAAACACTGATGTATTTGTAAATGCACTCTGAGAACCGTCACGAAGATATGGCTGATTTACTGCGTAAATAAATCTTTGGAATGCCTGTTTTGCATAATATTCTTTGTCCCTTAATACGTAATTATCTTCAACATCTTTCTTCCAGAAATAAAACATATATGGAAGTAAATTAGGTAAACCAACTGCTCCAGAACTACGGTTACAAGCATAACTGATAAATTCTTTTACGAAATCAACAAAAGTTATTAAATGCTGTGCCGGTTTCGCATTTCTTCCTTCGATAAAATACAGACCTTTCTCTGCCAAATCCTTCAAGTCGTAAGCAAAACAGTAATGTTTGAATGTCGCAGTATTAGCATCATGCATATATAATTCTCCGATCCATTCAGAACGAAGCCATTCATTTGCTGCTCGGAATCCAAATTTTTTCTGAAGTTCATAATAAATTTTATTAAAAGCAAGAACTTTCTCATGTGGTTTTGGCATTTCTTTTTCCAATGTAACAATATCTTTATGAGCAACATTACTGTTGCCATCAATACTTGCGTCTGCTACAGTATCTTCATCAACGAAATTATCAATAAAATCTGTATAGCTTAATTGTCCGTCATCGAAACCATTGATTTTTGCAATATCCGTACCAAACTCTTCTTGTAGCTTGTTGTACTGTGTTGTAAAATTTTTGTTTAATCTAATATTAATGTTCAAAAATATTTCCTCCTACTGTTCATTAATCCATGTATTCGCTGTTTTAAAATCCATAATAGTATCATCTACTTCTAATACAGGCATTGCATCGAAGCCTTTGTTAATCATTAAGTCAACATCTGTTACTTCTTCATAGGGAATATTTTTTGATGTTAGTTTTTTCTCCAAAACTGTACATTTTGGACAATGTGTTGTGTATAAAATTACTTTCACGTTTCCACCGCCTTATCTATTTTTCATCTGCAATGTAAGAGTCAAATCCAGTCTCCTCATTGCATGTATACTCAAAGTTACTCCAACTCTGCAACTTGTCATTTTTTGCAGTTGTTCTATAGCATGTCTTCTTCATAGGACAAGTTTCAGAACTACATTTTGTAATATCTGCCATAATAATTACCCCCAAAGATCCCACATATTTTTAATTTTTACTTTGATTGTTTCAAGTTCTTTATACTCATCGGAATCATAATTATTTCTATTCTCAATGATCATTTTTGTTTGTTTTTCACAAATCAAATCAATTGTCACTTTCTTCTGATCTTTTGTAAAAAACGTGTCAAGTAATATTCTTTTCATGTCATCCTTTTTGATATATACCCCATCAGAACAATATTTAATAGCAACTCCTGAGTCTTTGCCATTCATAATTATTACCTCACAATATTTCCAGTCACTTCACGACACACGAGAGTTTTGTACATACAGCTATCGTCATAATTAGCAATATGTTTGCCTGTTCGTGTGTGATCCACAACATATTCTTGATCGCCAACAGTCACTGTTAGTAAAAAATCTGGATCATCCAGTAATTCTCTTGCAAGACTGTGGCTCGTATTTAAGCTACTAATTTATAATCACTTCCTAACTCATTATTCTCTGTAGTATCCAAGGATTTTCTGAATTACTTCATCCAGATCATAATCGTAATTGTTGTATACGATTTTATCTGCTAGACAATCAGCAACCTTAAAGTCCTTGTGGTCTTTAATCTGTCTACGCTCATTCTCAGATTGATTAGCCTGTCCTCTTTTGACTCTTTCAGCCATTCTTTTATCAATTGTTGACTGGTTGGCGTAAATCCAAATGATTTTCATATTCAGATTGTATTTGAGAATATCCCGTACTCCATCAGGAGTAAGGATAACAACTGTATTCTCATCAGCGTTTTGTAAGTCTTCTAATGAAGTACCGTAGTACCACTTTTCATAAGTATCTTCATTGATTTTTGCCAGATATGTTTTGTGCTCTGCAAAGAATCCATCATCAATTTTTTGTTTGAATTCCTCATCTGAGATATAATGATATGTAACATCCGGTATTTCCCCAGTTCTCATTGGACGGCTAGTATAAGTGGTTAGACCATGAAATCCATATTCAGTAATTAGCTTATTTTTTACAGTGTCTTTCCCAGAAGTTGATTTTCCCATAAGTACTAACATCTAATGTCCTCCATAACAAAGTTCTGGATATGTCCATCATTAATTAACGTGGTTGTATGTTTCTTCTCAAACAGCTCTATGCATTCATCTAAAGTGACCAAATCGAGGTCAATTACCTGTTCGTAATTCATAGCCATATAAATTAACCCTCCACTTTATATTCTTCGCAAATTCGCTCCAGAGTGTCGATTTCTTCCGTTGTATATACGTCCATTGAAATCAGCATTTCATCAATAGAAATTGATAACAATCCGAGGATAGATTTCGCATTTACGACATATCTACCACTTTTTGCATCAACATCTCCAGAAACATATTTTTTAACCTTTGCACAAAACTCACTAACTTCCTGTGCGCTTTCAAATCCTACTTTAAATTCTTTACTCAATAGTCACACACCTCGTCATATACAATTACTTGGGTGATCATACTGTTCCAATCATCCTGAGCATAAGAAATATCACCCATTCTTCTTACGCTCCCGCTTAAATTACTGCTACTTACTACAAATTCAACTAAAGATCCATCGTGTTCTGTAATGATATTTTCAGAATTTGTATCTTTGTCTGCTTTTTGATCAGACAAAATACATGGAATAACTGTGCCGTTTTCAAGCACTAAATCAATATATTGACCAATTTTGCTTGTATAAGCACTGCCTACAGCAATACAATATCTACCATTAACTTGACGAATCCCGTGAGTACCGGTATACGCAATCTGTTGTAACTTCCATTGAGCACTACTTCTGCTTGTGATTGCTATATATGGCATATATGATTTAATACGATTATATGGAGCATAATATGTGCTGCTTGTAATTTCATGATCGGAAATCAAATCACGATGAACATATGCAACAGTATCTTCATATTTAATCACACACCACTCATCATTGAAGTATTCATACTCAACTTGAGAATACTTTGGTAATACTGTAAGAATATTGTCATTAGAAAAACCATCATATGCTCGAACATTTGTATTGGCTTTCAACCAACCAGTTGAAAAATGGTAATCTCTATGGACATATACAGATTTAAGCTGTGTTATACCAGAATCGGCAGTCTTGTATACTACATACTCAGACTTGGATTTTTCATTATTCTCATTAATAAGTTCCAATAAATCTTGAGAATCATTCTCATAGTTAATCTGTTGCTCTGTAACAATATCCATATTCATACCATGTCCCCAAACGGGGACGGCATGAAGTAATGGTAACTGAGCTAACAGAAAACCAATTACAATTTTTTTCTTCATAAAAATTCCTTTCGAAACTGTTTACTTGTTACACTTTGTATATTCTCTGAGGGATTTGATGAATTTTAAGAAATCATAGAAAGAAGTTCTTGCTCAGTGATAATTGGTATATTTAACTGAACAGCCTTCTTATTTTTACTACTTGTTGAACCCGGGTTGTTATTTACAAGATATGATGTTTTAGCACTTACGCTTCCAGATATCTTTCCACCAAGCGATTCAATTTGTGCTTTTGCTTCATCTCGATTGCTAAAGTGTTCAAGACTACCAGTAATGACGAATGTTTTTCCGGTTAAATCTTTCTTTACACCAAGCATTTTGAAGATTGGTTCCGGTTTCTGGAATTCAAATTCTTCTGCCAGTGCATAAATTTCATAGCAATCTCTTGAGAAATATTGATTCAATGAATTAATCAGTGAATCTCCAACACCAGGAATATGGCGGAAGAACTCAGCTCCAGATACAATCATGTCTCGTGTGAATGACTCATAGTTATAATCCTCAGCTTGCGCAATTGCTTTACTTGCTGTCTTGCCGAGCAATGGAACAGATAAACTATACAGAAATCTGTCGAGTGTAGTTTTTCTGCTGTTTTCAATTGAAGCTAATAATTTGGTAACTGATTTCGATCCGAAACCTTCAAGATTTTTCATACGGAGTTCGTAATCTTTTAGATGATAGATGTCTTTGATGGATTTAAGCCATCCAAGAGAAATGAATTTGTCAATAGTTGCTTCTGAAAGACCTTCAATGTTTAACGCATTGCGGCTAACTGCATGATTAAGTCTACCAAGAAGTTTTCCAACACATGTTGGATTTGCGCAAATGAGAACTTCAGAATCATTTTCTTTAATAATTTTTGTCTCACCGCCACAGATAGGGCATGTTGATGGGATTGTAAAATTACCAGACTTATCAATACTTTCATGTACTTTTGGGATTACTTTATTCGAACGATAAATTCTGATTCTGTCTCCAATTCCAAGCATCATTTTTTTGATATATGTAATATTATGAAGCGTAGCTCTTGTTGTGAGCGCACCTTCTAAATTAACAGGCTCAAAAACTGCTACGGGATTAATTAATCCAGATTTTGATGTTTTCCATTCAATATCAATAAGTTTTGTTTCGTATAATTCATCTTCATATTTGTATGCAATTGAATGACGGAAGAACTTATCTGTACGACCAGTTGATTCAGCTAGTTTATAATCATCGATTGCCAAGACAGCTCCATCATAAGGAATATTTTTCTCGTCTGCGACATTCTGTAGATTTTCTAGCATATTTGGAAGATTTTCCTTGTCAGATGAATTATTTACATATGTCCACATTGGGATAACTTCGAAACCATTTTTCTCTGCTTCTTTTAAGTCTTCAAATACTGATTTATGTCCAAAACCTTTAATGACACGCCATGCGACAAATCTCATATCACGTTTAGCAGCTTCTTTGCTATCTAACATCGTCAAACTACCAGATACAAGATTGCGTGGATGCTCATATTTCTTACCAGTTAATGAATCATTAATCCTCTGAAATGTGTCCCATCCAATAATTGTTTCGCCATCAATAATCAATTCATCTTTATAATCAATTTCTTTTGGGATATTTTTGATTGTAAGCACGTTATGATAACAATCATAACCTTTATCTCCACTACCTCTTGTTTCAGCTGATACTAATTTGCCGTTTAAATACCGAAGTGTTGTTGAAAGACCATCAGCTTTTACTGATAAAATACAAGCTTTGTTACCAGCAAAATCTATCAATCCATCAATCTGCTTAGTTTTGTCTAAAGATAACATTAAATGATTATGCGGTACTTCTTTTAATTTATCAATGACTGTGTATCCGACGTTTTGTGTTGGGCTATTAGGATAGATGATACCAGTTACTTCCTCAAGACTCTGCAACTCGTCATACATTTCATCCCAATCATAATCGCTAATAATAGGCTCTGAATTATAATAAGCATTAGATGCTTCGTTTAATAGATAAATTAGTTTTTTCATCCATTGTTTTATTCCTCAATTTCTTTCGTAAAAAATAGATACATTGTCGGTACATCATATTGATTATCTGCCATTAACGTAGAAACTAATTTATATCCAGCATTGCCGTAATTAATGAGTATTTCTTCCAATGCGTGTGCACAATAATTGCTTATATATGTCACTGTATTTTTATATTTTTTCATTACTTATACCTCATCGCCTGCAAGTTTTGCGTATTTCCAATCAACAACTTCATCACTTAATGAACTCCATGATGTTCTTCCATCATCCCACGCATAAACAATGCCGTCTTCAAATTTTGCAAAATGTCTACGATGCCATTCTTCATCTTGACTATCTCTAACCAAAATTGGCGTATCTACTGGAACCTTACTCCAGTCAATTGGTGGTTCTATATATTCTGAATTACACCATTCTTTACGAGTATCATAACAATCTCCAGTAGAATTGTAAAAATAACATTCATGGCACTCAATATTTTTACACCAATCTGGTTTCATGTCTTTTTTTTCTAACAGCGACATAATCGCCATCACATGCAATATCTAAAATCTGCTCTACGAATTTTTCTCTATTTGTCATTCCAATTCTCCTTATACCATTGCCAAACATAGTCGCTAAAATGTTCCCAATTATTCATTACCTGATCATAAATATCTACTTTAATTGCGGCATCATCAGATCCGATCCACGGAGCTACAATAATCTCGTGTTCACATTTTGACCAGTAATAAAACATTAGTTCAATTTTTAATCTCTCATTAAAGTATTCTCTGGTCATTTCTTTTTCTGGAGTATTGAATAATTTTTGAATATATTTCCAGAAACTTCCATGCTCAAATACGTTGAATACATATATTTTTCTTGCATTTACATCATATCTATATACATTCCAGATTGGTTTGTTTTCTTTATCCATATGTATTTCTCCGTATCATCTAACATTTTGTAAACTATTGGTCTAAAAATCTACACCATATATGAATTAATGTGTCATCTGCTACATCTGAGATACGACTTTCTGGATTTGAACTTTGAAGTTCACAAAGTTTTTCGATACAGTATATAGCGACATCACACAGTTTGTATGTGTTTTTTAATCTGGTTTTGTCTATGTCGGCGTTTCCAGTCGATTCAGTACACCCAACCATACAATTTAATGATTTGATAATTTCTTTAGAAGTCATTTTCTCACCTCTTCTTACCTCATGAAACAGGACTTTCATCCGTCAAAAAATACCATTCGTATACCCGATATAAAAGTTGCAATATAATCTTCTATTTATCTCTCCAACTGATAGTGTAAGATTTTGGCTCCTCATAATTCATAATTACATCATATCTTTTATCTCTGAGAACCCTTGCGGTATTCCCATTCAAAGTACCAGAACATACTAAAGCATAAGCACCTTTTTCAATCGCATCTGTAATATTAAAAAGAATGTCTTGTAATTCTAATTCTTCGTTTTTTCTACGTGCTTGTTTATACGCTTCATTTGCAGATGGGATTAGGTCTTTTATGCTTAATTCTTTTTCTCCAAATAATGCCATATTGTTCACCTCGTTTTCGGTCTGTTCCAATAGATTGTGTAGTACGCCTCGTTGTACTGATAACCTGTTTCTACTTTATAGTGATTCTTTTCTAATTCTTGCTTGGCTGCATTACTTAATACGCCATCATGAGAAATATAATATTTCCCATCCGCAATAGCTTCTTTGATATATTTTGAAATATGTTTCAATTCTTCCGTTGCATTGTTTATAATACTTTTATTAGTTTCGTCATATGCCTCTTGCGCTGACGGCAAGTTTATAGCATAATCATCACACATATATTTCTTTTCACATAACATACACGCTTTGTACATTCTGCTAATTTCTGGATACATACATTTCATATTGTTCACCTCACTCCAAAATAAATAGCTTTTCCACTGCTTTATCGGCAACAATTCTGTCTGATTTCTGCATAACTTTTCGCTCTTTTTGCCAAATACATTTGAAATCATTTGGCATACTATATTCACTTATTAATACAATATTATTCTCTGAAAGTTTTCGAAGAAAATCGTAGAACTCTTCATAATTAATAGATTGTTTAGAATACTGTTTTGTACCCTGATATGGCGGGTCGAAATACAATAAACAGTTTTTATAATTTTCAAACGCTGCATAATCACAGCATATTAACTCAATGTCCTGTAACAGAGGTGAATCTTCTTTTAAATTCACAACTCTTTCTTTATAAATATTGCGTTTACCAGTTTTATCACGTCCATAACCGCCATCGTAGTAACGACCGCCGAAAGAACCGCAATAACCAATCAATGCCGTATACTCTTTTGAATATTTACCAGTCGCTAATTTTCTATTCTCTCTAACATCAGCATAATGTTCAAAATAGCAATCATCAGGCGCAATAGATAATAATGGATCTGATTTTACATATTTTAATAACGCAATAAGTTCATCATTAATGTCTGCTGCAATTTTATTTTCGCAAACAATTTTTTCAATAATAGAACAACTTCCACACATAGGTTCTATGTAAGTTTTGATGTTATTTTCATCAATATATTTTTGAATAATTGGCACGATGTATTTTGCCAATCTGTTTTTACTTCCTTGATATACCACTTAACTACTAAGAGTAAAAGATCTTTTCTTGTGTACACAAACCTCCGCTCCTTTCGTATTTATATTATGTTGAAACTAATTTTTCATTGGACTGTAACACAGCCAATAGAAGATCATATATTCTTACCTCATTTCTACTTCACCAAACGACAATGTATTATCGCAAAATACTTTATTTCCCTGAAAACGTCCGCACAAACCTTTTGTATTTACGCCATGCAATCCATTTGGTGACATTCCTGTATCTTTTACAATACAGTCAATTGTATCTCCATTCATAAAAATATATGGAGAATTATTGTGTTCACAATAATAATTATCAATCTGTTTTCCTAATTCCATATAATCAATTTTGTGTTGTACTACAAAAAACGTAGATCTGTTAGCTCGTCCATCCATTAATACTTACTCCTCGTAATTCCTATATTATTGTTCTTTTGTGTATCACTTCTGCTCGCCAGAATCTGATACTTTACTTTGCAACAATTATGCGGATTACCGCCGCATTTAGTAATATCATATCCTAGTTCACACCAATAATGGTCGTTGAACCCTTCGTAATAGTTGCACCATTTACCGAGTTTGTTCTGGGGTTTATCAGGATTGCACCTTGGTTTTCCTTTACTCATAAATACCATCCTCAACCTCAACAGGACAATTATTTAAATCATAATATTTGATAATATATTGTGATCTAAGATCGATACATACGTATCCGCCTGCATGTGGAAACCCATAATCAAAACCTTTTACATACATATAATCGCCAATAGTTTTTGTTCCAGCAAGTTGTAATTGGTTTCTATGCAACCATTTACCAGCAATCGCTTCTGCAAATTCTTTCTTCTCGTTCATATTTTTTACGCTCCTTTGCTCGTTGTTTCTTTAATAATTTACAATTTCCGCAATTATTTCTATTTTTACAAAACCAGCAATTATCATTATCTAATGTCCACCACCAAGGAGGCTCTGGTCGCATTTTTCTTTTAGCTTTCCCCATAATAATTACCTAAATTGGAATATAATGCCAACACTTGCTGCACTTCGTTTCTTTTCTCTCATCAAGAAATCCAAGACAGCATCCATGTCCTGCAAACTTTTTATTACTCTGTTCTTTGTAACATCGCTCGTGTTCATCATCAGGAAATTGAGACTCTGTTTTTGAAGTATAAAATGCATCAACTAATCCAGACTTTGTGCTATCAATTGTTACTTCTAACGTTGGATTTTTTATTTCTTTTAACATAATATTCTTCAATGAAAGTGCGATTTCTACTGCTACCATTCATATGTAATTTTTAATGGTACAACCTGTAATCCAGAATCCCTACTACTATTTTCTCTCTGTTCATAATCTGTCCTTTCCCACAACGCCGATGTACGATTTACGTATTTTAAAGCGTTTCTGATGTCATTTGTAAAATTTTCATCACAATTAGAAAAGTAAACTGTTTCTTCGCCAATATCCATATTCCCTGTTTTCATAAGTACATAACGTTTATCTTCAATTTTCATATTTTATCCTACCTTTCTCTAATAATAAAATTGTTCTCCGAATATTCCTACTCCATGATAATTAGTAACTGGTTTCAAATAATCGCACGTATACAAGTTACATATATTTTTGCTAAATTCGCAAATATATTCATAAGGATTGTATCCTCTTTTACAGAACAAACATTGCAACTCATATTTTGGCATCTCATCTACGATAATTTTCATAATTTCTTATCCTTATCTATTAACATTTAATTTATAATCTTCAATAGTCGCATTCAAATCAATTGTGTAATCATTACATGCTTCACATCCAATATCATGTTCTAAGGCGCAATCTATATATCCGCCGCCAATAGATTCTGAATGCATACACAAAAGACAACCATCATTCTGGCTTAAGACCTCTTTTAATATCTGAACATAGATGTTGTATTCGCAACATTGACAATATTCATTATTTTCTGAATATTCAATGCCATGAGTATAACAATTTCTACATGGACTATGCATATTGTATAAATTTATTTTCATATTCTACCTCATCTACTCATAATAATAGCGATAATAAGGATAAATATTCTCCATCCAGCCAAACCGATCCAGAATGGACATAATACCCACACCCATGACCAGTTAATTACTTTACAAAGTTTCAGAACAATAAATACAATTCCTAAAACACTTGCGAATCCAAGTCCTGTACTACTATTTGAATCTTTCATAAAATTCTCCTTTCTACACCATTGTAACTGTACATTCGCCATCGTAAATTAGCTTATGAACTACTTCGCACGGATCATCCACACCAGCTCTTTCAATTCTCTCAATCGCCTGTCTTAACGGCATTCGTTTTGAAATTACTAATGTGCCATCTTCTTGTACTTCATAGCTATTAGGCGGTTCATAAAAGCAAACTGGTTTTTCTTCTTTTGGTAATAGATATATTATGCTATTATCTAATATTACATAAACATTTTGCTCTTCAAATATTTGTATTTCACCACCAAAAGTTCCTTCTATTGTTTTCATCTAATCCTCCAGCACCAAGATAGCTTTGTAATATTTGCTATTACACGAACTGGATTCGATTTCATATCCCTCAGATAAATATTCATTCATTTTGTTTTCAAAGTTCGTCTTATTTTCAATCTCTAAAATAATACATTTTTTCATATCAGTTACCTCGTTTATCTCGATTTGTTTACATCTACTTGTCAGCATTGAAGCTATTACCATCCCATGAATTATAGCTTGTTTACATTCTTGATTGTCTTTGAACACTGTCGTATCAATCATCTTATCAATTTCACAAGAATAAATATAATCTAAAACTTTCTGCTGAAATTCTGTAGAATCAATTAATATTTTGTTAGAAAAATCAAAACCACTCATAACTCACTCCTGTTTTTATAAAATCAATAATATCGTTAATTACTTCTACATCTATTTTCTGAAATCTGTAAAAAATGTGATTGTAAATGTTCTCTTACACGCATTTTGTTGGGGAAAAGCGCATCACAGCAGCGACAGGCAAAACCATGTACTTCTGTTATATATTCGTCATTTCCATTTGTAATATTTCTTAAATAAATATCTGCAAATAAATGACCAGAGTTATCTGTTTTTAGCAAAGTATCTTCTGCCATATAATAAGAAGTAAGCGCATCTTCAATTTGCATAGCGTTAAGTGCCTCTAACAATTTCATATTTCACCTCACCACTATTATTTATAATTTCATAAATAATATCATCATGATAATTTCCATCTTTGTCTTTTATAGAATCCTTTAAGATGTGTTTTGTCCCATTATGTTTTTTAATAAAACTGTCATAACTACGACAAGCTGGATTTCCGCTAACAGCCCGCCATTCAATTCTATGAAAAGTGTTTATGAGTTCTTCTAGTTTTTCAAAAATATCTTTTGCCACAATAAGATTCCCACGATCAAATGAAAAAAGACCAAAATTATATGCTTTATCACTATGCCAGTCTACTGAATATCCAATATATCCAAGAAGCGTTTTATTTCCATTAATTATTGCATATTGAAAGCAAGAAGAATCTGGACATTCAACTATGTTTGGCACCCAGTTTTCCAAACATCCTGTTACGTATAACATGTCATTTGTATAGAAATACTCTTGCATTTTCTTTGTAATCTATTCTTTATATAAAATAGCAGGTACTAACATATTCTCACCTCCAATGAAGCTCACATTTCCTTGCTATTTAACTGCTCAAATTCATAATTCCCTAGCCGGTTCCCGATCTCATTAAAACTTTGATAGCCAATTTCGCCAGTTCTTTTATTTTCACACTCAATATATGAAGCATATGTTCTTCCGCGACTACTGCCAGGTGCTTCAATTCCAATAGAAAATATCATGATATCTCCAACTTCTAACGTCTGAAATCCCTGAGCTTTAGATTTCTTATTAATTTTTGTGCATTTAGCAATACAAAACATTTCCATATATTTTATTCTCCTTACTTTGAAACGGACGTTTCGTTACTCACAGTGAACACCATCTGTAATGATAACAAACTGCTTTTCTCCAGATTCTTCGAAAATATCAATATTTCTCATGTAACAGTGCTCACCAGTTGTTTCAGTTGTTGACTCTGGTTCCAACTCGTTATTTACAATATCTTTTGTTTCTCCAATAACACCATATGCAAGTGCTCCATCTTCATAGTCACCGTTATAAATTGCGATTGGAGTATCGTCTGATATATTATTGTCATCGCACCATCTCTTAAGTTGTCCTACAGTTAATACTTTATCTGTCTTCATTCTCATTCTCCTCTTCAAAATAATATTTCCAAACATCTCGTATCATTTTATGCATACATCTTATAGGATACTGTGAATAAGGGTCATATATCTTATAAGGACATGCACCACAATAATAATAATAATCAGTGCAGCATTTTAATCCCTGTTTTACTTCTTCTTTAGTCATTTATAACAATTTGCTCCTATCAAATGGAGGACACATTATCTCTGCATAGCATGGTTGCATTTTGCCACCCATAAAATACTTATCCCAAATATCATACTTATCTTCTACTTCACCATGTAGTTTGAATAATACATCAGGAAATTCTTTCGATAACTGTTTCATTTCCTTCTCGTGATCGTACCATTTTAAACTATCTGATTCATCAAATTCCAATGCAAAAGCAGAACCATATTCAGGTTGCATCTCTCTAATAAAATTATCAATCTGATAATCAAAAGGATAAAACCAATCATCCTGATCCTGTTTTTCGTGCATGTATTTTACAATTTTATAAGAATTATAACCTACATTGTCAATATCTTTTACTTCTAAAGTAAATTGTGTTTCATATCCCATATTTATTTTGTTCTCCTCATTCTGTTTTACATTTTTTAATTGCTGCATCATAATCACGCGCTGAACTTATGTATATTTTTCGATTTAGAGGTGTCTTTTCTTTTACATCCGTGTATCGTGTAAGTATTCTTTCAAGAATGTTACGATTCTCAATGCAGAAACAATCATCCACTGGTTCAGTCAACGCTCTAAGTCCTCGCTCCATACCTATGTATTCTCCATTAAATAACTTCGTTTACAACACCATATTTAATTGCTTCATCTGCATGAAAATATAGATCCATTTTTTTATTGCGGATATCGTCAATATCTTGGCGTGTAAATTTAGTTCTTTCAAGAACATATTCTTCACTCATTCGATTAAGTTCGTCCATTTCTGTTCGATCTTCTACAAGATTTTGATATGTTCCTTCTCTACGGCAATACATCTGATGATACATAAAAGTCGAATGTTTATAACAGTATCTTTTATGTCCAGCTAAGAAAATCTTAAGTGCTGCACTCATAGCATAACCTGTGCAATATGTATATACTGGTGTTTTACTATTCAGAATAATATCGATCAATCCCCATGCATCACGAACATCTCCGCCACAGGAGTTAATATATAATTTAATCGGATCTCTTTTGTAATCTTTTTCTTTCTCATCATTCTTGTCATCTTTTTCAATCTGATGTAAAATATTCCATGAAAGCTTACCAATTGAAGCATTGTCTATATCATCAGACAGGAAATAAAGTCTTTTTTCTGTATCTGTATAAGTATTATTACTCGTATTGCTCATTCGTTCTCCATTCCATACTATATATTGTATCTTATTTTTATCAAACCACTATATATTGATTCGTTTTAACTATGAAACAACGGTTTCATCATCTTATTTAACATTCCAAATGACATTTTCATCAAAAGTCATGCCAATTTTCTTCAACATTTCCTTTGTATCTATATTTACAACCATTCTTTTGCCTGTATTTAACCTACAAATTAATTCACCGTCTTTCGTAATATCTTCTGAATCCTGTTTTATCTCAATATTAATTGCAGATATCATCTTTTTATAACGATCAGATTGCCATTCCATCATAAGATAATCACTTTCATTTAATCTCAAGCAACTAATTTTAAATTTCAGACAATTTACAAAATCAATCCATTTTCGTTTTATTGCTACCACCATTAATCCTCGTCAATTTATCTATTATCCCATCTAATACTACAGCCACAATTACATTTATGTTGTTGTAAATCTATTGTTTTCTTACATTTTGGACATCTGGCAAGCACTCCAATTCCTTCCAAAATTGGTATTTTTTCAATAATTGGTTTTTCACATAAATGTCTATTTTTATTCATAATATTCTCTCCCAATGAAAGCGCAGTTTCATCTACTCAAAATATCCACCAAGATATGTTTTGCTACGCTCATTCAGATTAATTTCATCTACTTTGAAGAAATAGCTATACTTTTCCTCCAACTCTTCTAATGCTCTCTGTACATGTTCTTCGTCATATACACCAAAGATATTGATTTCAGCAACCCATGAATCTTCATATGTATTTGCACTAATTACATATAATTTCATTATGCTTTATTCTCCATTTCATGCCACGCGTCCAACACAGTAAGTAGCATTTCTCCTTTTTCAGTGAGCCAACATCCGCCAATACTATTTCCGTGTTCTGTAAAATCATAATGATCCAAAACGTACATCATAAACTGAAGAACGCCATGTTCTATGTCGTTATCTACATCAATACATAGCTGCGTCTTATATTGCTCTTTAATCCAATCCCATGTAATATTTTTGTTCTTATGCCAAAGTTTTCTGATATGTAAATATCTTCTAATTGCTTCATATGTATCTTCAGGATTACCACATCTGCACAAATGTAATACATCAAACATGTAATAATCCACTAATGGATTGATCAGAGATTCTTCGTACCAACTTTCTCTACAACCAGGAATCACTTCACCGTTGTATACCATGCAGCAATCTGGATTAATTTTTGCAATATGCTCTGCAATTTCACTTAATTTCATTATTCTTTATTCTCCTAATTCTTCTTCAATTTGTTTCTGTAGTAACTCTTGAAAATTAGATCCAGAATAAAAATTATTTTCAAAAAATTTTAACCAAAACATCATTTCTTCAATACCATCAGAACCAAAATCCTTATATATGGCATATGGCAACGCCCTCAAAATATTTGGGCTGATATCTTTGTCATATCTGTCAAGAACTTTTCTAATAGTTTTGAATCTATTCTCTTCTTTCTTTACTTCTGAAGTTGGTGGAATAAAAAATAAATCATCATCAGAACCATCTCTATGTTTATAATCTTCAGGTTTTATAGTTATAATAGTAGCCTCTTCTTTCACTTCTTCCAGAATACAAGTAATATCATTGTCTAGCCGGTTATAATTATTCGTATGCTTATCCACAGCTGCAATTACTTCACTCTCTAAAAGTAATCTATCTTTCTTGTTCGCCATCTTTTCTCTCAATTCCTTCCTCAATAATATTCAAAATATTTGTTATATTGCGATCTATGGTATCAAAATAAATTTTTAAAGCATAAGATTCTAAAGCACCTTCCGCATCTAATAAGTTGGCAATATCTGATAAAATATCTTGTGCGTTGATAATTGCGTCGTACTCTTCTCTTGTTAGTTCAATTGATACTTTTGTAACTGTTTTCATATTTATATATTCTCTCCTATTCCATGTCTATTTCGTAGTTGCCTTCTTCTGTTAATGTATCTGACGGGACTGTGATGATATATTCTTTTTCTTGAGAATATTCAAAATTTTTACTTTTCTCGAACAAACACAACCATGGATCAAATACTTTCCATCCGGTAGCTTTCTCCCAATCTATTTTTTCTTGATGTACCTCTATATTTGGATGTACATCATCGTTATAATTAATATAGGAACTATTAGATGGCACATGACCAATAATCTCACCTTTATCCATTGTTCTTGAAAAGAAATAACTTAATTCTCCGTTAATATGTCCGCTTCTGTAATACATATGTCCTTCAGTTACAAGGTTGTCTTTTATTGAATTAATGTTGAATTTATAAGAATAATCATATGTTGGGAAAACTGGTAGACAGATTACAACGAGTGTAAAAATTCCAGAAACAAGAAAAGTTATTATCGTACTAAGAATAAAACCATATACCACATCTTTTTTAAAACTGCATTCATCGAAATGTTTACAATTATACCAGCCATTCTTATATTTTTTTCGTATACCATCATCATTATTAAAGAATACCAACAACATAAAAATTGCCATTAATATGATAAATATCATCGTTTTCACCTCCCAGTTGAAAGAATAATTTTATGTACTATTCAAAGTAACTATCAACTTCTTCGTCTGTTGGTACTGCCTTTTCTCCACAAATTTCCTTATAAACTTCTGGAGGAATATCACCTAATGAATGATCCTGTACATATAGCTCGTATGAATCAAATGGAAAATGTAAAATCATGTTCCTCACCTCAATTACTCTATTGGAAACGGTTTCCAGACCCCGGTTTTTAAAATTTCATCAATTTTTTCAGATGGGATTTCATAAATATCTTTTTGACAACTATTACATACGCCATACATTTTTTTCTGTGGTTTGCCATGTTTGAAGTCGTATTCAACTTCATAGTGAAAACAATTAGAACCGCAAGTACATGGATATGGGTTAACGCCCTCTGGAGTCAAATATGTCTTAACCGTTTCTCCATCGTCATTATATTGCCTTGAGCGAAAAATTAGACATATTGTACATGGCTTCGATAGAGCTTTGTTTATTTTCTCGATTTTTTCTTCTTTCCACTTTCTCATAATTTCACACGCCACCATACATGCCTCATCTACTTTGGCAATTGTGGCATAGTATCTATCTTCGTCATTGTCAGTAATGATTGAAGCTCTGATTTTCTCGATCTCAGCCTTTGAGGTGGCTGGATCGAGAATTCTGATTGCCTGATCTATTGTCATTTTGTTACTCATTTATTTATTCTCCTCTACTTGAAAAGATTTTTAAGATAATATTCGAAGTATCCTCTGATGAATAATCCAGAATATTTATTATCTGGCATGAAAAATACTGGAATATTATATTTAAACCACATAGAATGGATTGAAGCCCAAAATGATTTTTTATTATATTGCGTATCATAATTACCAGTTGCAATATCCTCATATGATCCATTTTCTATGAGTAATACTTTATCCTCTGGCGCAAGACATAACTCTTTTTCAAATCTGTCTCGTCCATTTGTGAGGTTCCCACTAATTTCTTCCAGACTTCCTTTCCTCTCAACAACAATTCTTTTATCAAAATATAAATCTCTTGGTATTGATAATTTATTATTCTCTTCAATCATGAAGCTATAATCACCATAACTGAGTGCTTTCTTTTTATACTTGATATTTTTACGGTCGAAGTAGTCAAGTATGTGCTGACACTTCTGTTCGCGTGTATCAATAAGGATTACGATGGACGAGATTAACTCATCCATCTCCTTATCTGTATATTTGTAATTACTAAACATCCTCTTCTTCCTCAATTTCATCTTTTATCATGAATTTTTTCAGCCAAAATTCAAATTTTCCTGGAACATCCTCGTATATTTTTTTGCCTGTATCTGGATTTATTTCACCAGTAGGTTCTCTTTTATTCTTCTTTTCAAGTGAAAAAATCCAAAGAATCGATCCTTCTTCGAATCGTTGTTTTGAAAACTGACTTGTCCACATTTTGACCTGGCGAGTTTTACCACTATAGATTTCATATAAGGAAATATTTACAATGGTTTTTCTTTCATCGATATTTGACACATAATAAAAACGCTTGCTAACTGTCGGATCAAAAATATTAATAATACCAAGAATTTGTTGTTGATTGTCTAACATCTCTTTTAATGACAACTTTCTATAAGGTATCATCTGGATTAATGTAAGAATAAGTTTTGCAGAATCTAATTTATTAAATTGTTTTTCTGTTTCATTCCCATATTCTTTTAATATATCAAACGGGATATTGTATTCTCTTGCTTTATCTTTTGAGATCTGTTTTCTTCCATTTAATAAGTCATAATATTTCATTGTTTCAAGAAGAGTATTTACATTTCCATATTTTTTGAAATAATTGAGCCTAATCAACTTATTTATAATTGTCTTGTTAATGGAATTCGAAATAAGTGCAGACAAAACATCTGTAAATGATTGATATTCAAATTGCCCCAATTCATAAAGAGCACCTACAACTCCTTCTCCAAAGCCTTTTACACTTGATAAATTAGGATATATTGTTTTATTATCTTCATTAATTGTTACTTTTCTATTATCTGCGCCAAATTCATAATCTCCTAATTTATAACCCCAAAAATTAATAGCTTCTTTTACCAATGCATCTATTTTATCTTTTTTATTTTTTTCTTGATAATGGTTGATTGCTACTTCGTAGAATTTTTTTGTATGATGTGCTTTAAACCATGCCTGATATGCAGAGTCCCCCGACATCGACCAAGCATGTGGAGCATTGAAGGCATACGAGCCAGAAGCCTCTATTACATTCCAAACATTATTGAAATTATTCAGTGCTCCAATTTCTTTCTTCCAACCAATTGTCAGCTTATTTAATAATTCTTCAAGCATCTCCGGATGATCTCTGTATTTCTTTTTAGAGATATTTTTGATTACTCCATATGTTTCAGACATTTGAAATTGCAAGAATGAAAGAACTTTCATAATAGATTCCTGATAGATCATAAAATGTGCAGTGTCAGATAATAACGCATCAATTTTCTTTTCTCCTGTTGTATAAGGTTCACGATTTAAGAATGTATTCAATAGAGAAGAAAATCCTGGTCTAATAGCTGCAATAAAACTACTTAACTCTGCTAAATTTTGTGGTTTATATTTTTTTACACGATTAGTTGTAGCTTCTTTCTCACATTGATTTACACAGCATGTAATTCCATTTGCATAGATATCCCAAGTTTCTTTATCGCCATCAATCATTTCTCGTAACTTTTCAAACGATGGAACTTCCATTCCAATACTATGAAAAAATTTATATGTAAGATATACACTATCTACAATAAGAAAGTCTTCTTTTACATATCCAAATTCATCCAGATATCCACCCTCAATAGCAGCACAAATAGTTCTTTTGCCTGTTGATTCTGAAACGGCACTGATTAATCCAACTTCTCTCCTAATATCTCCATCAAAAATAAAGTGACCGCAAGCATGAACTTTTAAATTAATAGTAATTCCTTGATATTCATTGCTTTGTTTAAATAATTTAGCGTATCCTTCTGGGATAAAATCTTCTACATGAATATTCTCTTTTTCTTCATCATCTGCATACTTTAATGCTTTGTTATAATCATCAAGATATTTTGAAATTTTATTAGCATCTTCAGGACTAACATCATTTACTCCAGCATATAGTTGCCATGCAGCCTTTTCTTTTAGTTTTTCAATTGCCATCAATGGATAACAACCATGTTCTCCTAATAATTTTCGAGCTGCCTTCACAAATGGTTCCTGTGTAGCAACATTTAAATCTATATCAGGCATTTGTCCTGCAAGAACACGCTCTTTTGTCAAAAACCGTTCTGGATAAATAGGAATATCTGCATTAAATCGATCAACAGTTGTAAGTCCTAGAAGTTTATTTGTGATATATGAAGCAGCACTTCCTCTTGATGTTGTAGTCAATATTCCACCTTCGTTTTCTACTGCATCATCCACAATAGCTTTACTTGTTAAAAAGTAATCAACGACACCAGAATCCATAACCTGTTTTGCTTCATACCTAATACCATCCGCTTTTTCTTTTGATTTTTCTTTTTCTTTAGAATATGCTTTATTTAAAATATCCTTATAAATCTTACACTTTTCTTTATATGTTTTTTCTTTATGTACACTTGGAATTTTAAATTTTCTATCAAAAACAATTTCTTCACATTCCGACACAAAAACATTTGTGTTCATAATTGCCATAAAAATTTCTTCAATAGAAAGAACTCCTTGTTTCAAAAATCTTTCAATTACGGTTTGAGTATCGGGATAATCGAGATACCATCCCTGTTCATCAGGATAATTAATATTTTTATATTTCAAAATCTGATCACGTTTTATTGAATTTTCTTGTTTTATATAATGACTATCAAGACCACAAATAATTTGAATATTATTTTCTTTTGCTATGCTCAAAATCTTTTTATTCAATGCCTTTTGGGAATCTGTGTTGTGGTACTGTACTTCTAAAAAGAAATTATCTCCAAAATATTCGTGAACTTTTAACCAAATATTTTCGGCATCTTCATAATTCCATCCGGCTAAACAGGCAGAAGTTACTATTACATTATCTTTTGGGATATTGAACAATAAATCTAAATCTATTCTTGGTTTATAATAGTATCCGTTAATATTCGCCATTGAAAGAGCGTAATTAATATCTTCTCTTCCTTGAGCATTTTTTGCAACAATTATCATATGACAATTAGCTCGATCTTTTTCTTTTCTGTCTTTTACCCAATATGCTTCTGTGGAATGAATGTATTTTAGGTGTTCTTTTTCTGCAACTTTGTATACTTTAAATTGATTCCCTTGAGAACCATGTTCTCCTGAATATAAGCACTTTGTTCCAAATTCATGAATTCTATTAGCATAATTTTCAATTGATTCCGCACAATCCGGTGTTGATGTATTGCTAAAATCTTTATGACAATGATAATTCTCAAGATATAAATTTTTCGCAAAATCCTCTGCTGAATAAGGAAATTTAAACTTAAGTTTCGGTAATAGGTTTTCTACTAAGTCTAAATATTCTATATCAATCAACCTCCTCAATAGAATCACAAACTGCTTTTAACACAAATTTTCTACCTAACCAACCAGAATCGAGCGTCACCACAGCTTCCAATTCATCTCCCATCATTGAATGATCTTCCATATAGTCAAATGATTCATTAAAATTCCACTTAATAAACTGTAAAAAATCGTTTGGTTTTACCACTAAGTGCTTATAATCGCTCATTTGACCTATTTCGTATTCATCAATCCCATCAACAAAAAATCGAAATTGTTTAAATCCTGTACCAGATACAAAATCCAGCTCTTTTACGCCGTCAATTAATTTTCTGGTAATATCAGATACATCAATTTGTGCATCTACTGTAATTGTTGTTTCTGTTGATAATTCTGGAAGATTATCCTCGATATAAAAAATGAAATCATCAAAATTAGATTTTTCGATTTTGATACCTGACGCAAGTTCATGACCATCAGCTTGTGCCAATCCACTGTCATTACATATTTTTCTGAAGTCATCTACGCCAACAGCTCTCATAGAACCGGAATATGTGTCTCCAACATTTTTTAAAACAAGAATTGGTTTTTGATATTTCTCAAGAAGTTTGTTTGCTAAAAGTCCTGCGATGCCAAATTTTGTATCAATAAACGCATATACCATTTTTTTATCTGACTGTAAATCACACTGAGCAATTACATCAGGAAGTAATCGTTCAACTTCTTCATTCTGTTGCTCCTTGCATGATTTTAATACTTTCACATATTTCAGGACTTCTTTGTTTTCATCTGCCATAAAAGCAGACATAGCATCTTCATTTTTACCAATTCGGTTTGCCGCATTAACCAACGGCGCAATACTGAAAGAAATCGCCGTGCTGTTGAATGGGAAACTACCAACAATTTTTTTAACTGCTGGATTATAAATCTTTTGCAATCCTTTATATACAATATATCTATTTTCCATCACGGTCATATCAACCATATCCGCCACAAGTCCACATGCTGCCAAGTCCATCAGTTCATCAGCATATGACATACTATATCTCTTGTCTAGGTATTTACAAAATTTCCACGTAACACCTGCACCTGATAATGCCGGATTATCGTAATCACGCTGGGAAGATACTAAAATAGCATAATCATCATATGGAATTTCTGGTTTAATTGCATGGTGATCTAAAATGATAATATCTACACCAGCTTCCGCTAACTTTTTATATTGTTCGACACTATTATCCAAACTATCTACAATGATTAGCAGGTCTAACATTTCAAACTTTTTCAAGTCCTGACCTTTTAAACCATGCTTCTTACCATAATCAATATATGTATTCATTTTCGTTGTAAGGAAATTTTGCAAATATCGTGTAATAATAGTGCCGGACGATACGCCATCCAAATCCGTATCCCACAACACGCCTACCCATTCATCATTTTTAATTGCTTGATCAACACGTTCTGCCGCCACGCCTATGTACGTCATACTGTCGAGCGGTAGCATATATTCTTCCGTAGGATGTAAAAAAGAGTCTGGATCATCAATACCTCTACTTTCCAATAAAGTATCAATGATCTCCTCTTCGTACATCCCACGGCAATCATTTAAAATATTATAATTCTTCTTCGTCTCTACCATCCCCAATCATTTTTATTTCATTTTCCAAAATGTAATATAATCGTTCTTTACCTAAATCAGATGGTGACGACTTATTAGGATAATCCTTATCAAAGAAATCCCAATATCCAATTTCAATTTCAGCAAACCGCGAATATGCTTGTACCATTCTGATATTACGTTCTATATATTCATATTTGTAACCAACATCATGCATAAAAATTACTCTATGTGGGTTAAGTTCCAATAAAAGCTGTACCTGTTTTGAACTAACTGTTCCTGATCCAAGTGCAACACAATTTCTTATTCCGTATGAATAACACTGAAGAACGGATTTCTCCGCCTCAAAGATTAATATTACTCCACCGGTAAGATACTCATAGTTTTGATAATATCCGTAGAGTGTCAAACTCATCTGACATGGTTCTGCGTAAAAATACTTCATTTCTCCATCAGGAACTTCATAATTGAATCGTTCCTTTACACCCATGAGTTGTCCATACGGATTTCTTATTGGGATTGTGATTCCTTGTGCCTCAATATCATAACCAATCTCAAATTTTTTCTGCGCTCCAAGCGAAATATTATCTTGAAGAAATCTTAAATTACAAATATGTTGATATTGGTCAAGAACCGATTCATCATATATTTTTTCTTTACATACACTTTTCTTGCGAACATGCTCATAAAATCCGCCAAAAATCCCACGTTTGTTAAAGTACTCATAATAATCAGAGATACAAAGTTCTTTTTTTATAACGTTAAGTACATCTTTAAACTCAACATGTCGTTGTGAAATAATGTACGAAAATATATCCTGATTGATATTTCTCGGATAATCATTCACATATAGATACTTGTTACCCTCTAATTTGATTACGATTGACTTCTTAGAAGATTCAGCATCTCTTCCAAACTGGATATATTTCGGTCGTACCACAATATTGCAGTAGCCGAAATGTTCCAGTACGTTCCGTAGTTTTTCTGGATGTTCTATAAGCTCTTTTTTAATTTCTTCAAGCATACTTCACTCCAAAACTAATTTATTTTATTTCTCCATGTTTAAATCTCGCCTGCGCCACTTCCCGAAAAATACAATGATCACCTGAATATTTAATTAAATATCCAACTCCCGTGTCGCTTGAGTTTGATCCTGAGCGGCATTTTTCCACGAACAAAGCTCGCCATACAGCAGATCTATCTGGTTTATACTCCTCTTCAATCCATTTGCCATTTACTTTTTTCAATCTAAATGGATGGCAGTAATATTTACTTTTTTCGTCGAGTTCTTCATCATACACCGTGCGCATTAAGAATAGATTTTCCAAAATTTCTTTAATCTGTTTAGCATTGCTCAAACAACTTGCATCTAAAAATAGCTTACCTTTCATATACTCAGCTAACTGAACAGAAGCCAACATGATTAAATTATATTTTTTGGCAAGTTTATCAAGTTCTCGGCTATCTCTTACTAAAGCTAAGTCCTGACGAGAGTTAGAAAAATCACCCTCTTGAATTTTAAATGTGTCATATAAGACGGTATCATATCCATGCCTCAATACATTTTCACGAATTTTTTTCTTAATAACTCCCATATTTGCATCATTAATAGAAATAAATTTAACCTTACCTTTGTAATTCTCTCTCCAAAATTTCTGAACATCAGTAAGCTGCGCTCTTGATTCTGGATCAATATCGCCAGTGGATAATTTTTTTTTGGTTAATTTAAAGTATCTATTGCGTTTTGCCAGGAGCCAAATCATGAATTTCACTTTGAATTTCTTTATAGACTCTTCATTCGATATGATCAGAATTTTTCGTTCATAAAACAGCAATGCCATTAAAATGGTGATATAATATGTACTTTTTCCTACGCTCGAAAAGCCACCCACCATAGTAAATGTTCCTTCAAGTAAACCCATTACTTGTCTGGATAGAAATGGGAAACAATTTATCTCTTCACCATTTTTATCATATCCAGCAATGTCAAACGGAACACCATTCTCTTCTCCTTCTTCGCAAGATTCAATAAATTCATCATCAAAATCAATCTCCTCTTCCTCAAGAATTTTGCTGGAGTATCCTGTGCCATATGAACTAATCCTTGCCTCGTACCAATCTGTCACTTCTTCTGCTGTCATTTTACGAAACAATTTAATCGGGATAATTTCTTTGCCGTTAAAATCAATTTTCTGCGAAAGGTTGAACCCATCGTCATGTAGTTTCAGGATAATATTCTCTCTGTATAGAATATCTATATAAGTATCAAAATTCTGTACATTAATAATGTCAATCTGATGTTGAATTGTTTCCCATCCACCATTGGCTTCATAACGCTCCAAAGCCTCAGAAGAGAGGTTCGATAAAATAGTGATTTCATCCAGAGAATAGAACCCTTTTTTTCGCAAATTCGATACTAAACCATAATAAAAACGACCATCTGAAGTGATAAAATCGTCAGATTCGAAAGTTGTATCGTCTAATAGCAACATATCTTTGAAAAAACAGCTAACAACATTACCCTCAGCTTCCAATCTTCCTTTCAGAAGAATAGCAGGATATTTTTCTTTTACACCTGTTAAAAATTCCCCGATGTTTATCACTCCCTTACATTAAGTCGTCCAGTGCGCGACGTTTTTTATTTCTTTTGAATTTCATATTCACAATATCGCCCTCAACCTGATGCGTGATTACAGGCTCTGGCGTATGGTCATTTACAAAATCTCTCATGTTATTATTAAGAATTGTGGAAAAATATCTGATTTGACCGTATTCTTTTTCAAAATCACGGTGCATGACTTCATACAGATAATCAAAATTATCAGTGAGATAATCACCGATAGACTCATATGGATAACATTTTGCTATAGCACTAACTTCTTTATATAATGCAGTATTTGTTAGTGTATAGCCAAAAATTTGGTTGATTAAATCATATACTCGTTCTCGATCCTGTCGCTCTTTGATCACAGAATTATATTCTTCTTCATTGCAATAGTAGGCGTTTTTGTCGCCCACTACCACTTTGAATGCTAACTTCTGATCAATTTTTTCTCCGCACTTACGGCATTTGACCATTCTTGGCATAGCTTGTCTCCTAGTTCATCATGTCATAAATTTTTCTTAATCCGTCTTCATCTACGTCTTTGAGTTTGCCATACTCAGCAATAACCTCTTTTACCTGGGCTTTGAGTGCGGCATCAGTACACTCTTTGAACATCGTCCGGATTACCTCATCCAGATTTTCCGGATACGCTGACTCTTCAACGGAATCAATTACATCGATACCGTCATCAATATCCTCTTCAAATGGTATTTCTTCTGTTCCCGGCTGTTCTACTTCTGTTTTTACTGGGGATGTTTTTTTGGCAGATGTTGTTCCAGATTTTTTAGAATTTTTGATTGCATCTTTTAATGCTTTAATAAGAGCGTCAGAATCAAGTGGAATCTCATTTACAATTCCGCTGAATCTTGACTTGGAATCTACAGAATAGGAATCGTCTCTGAATACGATTTTTCTCTTCTCATCTTTTACTTTATTTACGGTAATTTCTTTGTGATTGATGATATTTGTGCGACCAGTACCTTCTACTTCGATTGAACGATCCAGACAAGCAACACCAACTACATGTACTTTTGTTTTGAAATCATTGAAATATCTCTGAGCCATGTTGGAAGTAAGTGTTGTATACGCTGCACTTGTAACAGGATCAACAATGTCTTTTGTTTTTGAATGGCATGTGTACCATACTTTTACACCAACTTTTCCAAGTGCTCTTACTTTATCATAAATCATATTGAAAACAACATCATATCCAGCTCCGAAACCACCCTCTACAGAATTAAGTGTTTTTGCTGGTTTGAAGTTTTTATTTCCCATATTCTCACGGTTCCAATTATCAATTGCTATTTTCTCAGTAATCTCAATCAACTGATCCAGAGTATCTAAAATCACAACTTTTAAGTTTGCATAATCTGTTTTCTTATTTTTAATGATATCTTTTACGACCTCATCAAACTTTTTGTATGTCGGAACATCCTCATATGTAACTCCATCAATTGCGGAAACACCTTCTTCATCTCCTGTATTTAAAAGAAGATATCCATCCCCTCCAAACTCTTTTTCGCAGAGTTCACTCAATACAGTTGTTTTACCAATTCCAGATTCTCCACAGATCATAATGGAATAATCATATAAGTTGTCACTAATTTTACTTCTTTTGCCAAATGCCATATATTTATATTCTCCTATCTATGTAAATTTTCTAAGTAGTTAGAGGGCATATAGCCCTCTTTCTTACAGCTCGTCATCATCTTCAACTACTTCTTCATCAAACAGGTCGACATCTTCTGCCGTCTCATCATCAGAAACAAGTGGTTTAACAATCATGTCCTCTTCTTTGTAAACCGTGTCTTCTCTGCCTTTCATAAACCCTCTCGCTGGTTTAACAAACTGATATTCACGAATTCGATCACCGTAAGCACTTCCGCCAAGGTCTTTTCTAATGTCATCAAGAGTAATAAGTCCGAACTCAATGTCCTCTTTCTGCTCATCAGTAAGCATGTCCTCTGTGATTTCCACCCGCTGTGCGCCACTAAGCATGTTGACAATTACTCCATACTCTTTAAATGACTCGTCATCATCCTCGAACATGAATTTATGTTTTACACGCTCCGCCCATTTCTGAGACTTCTCATCATCTCCGATTGGAATAGCAATCGTTACAGGAACAGGAAGATTCTCTTTGCGGTTGTTGTCGTACTGCATCATGTACCCATTGACATAATATTTGTGCTTCTCATCTGCACTCATATCGTCAAGACTTTCATGATTGAAGATGATATTTAATGTAGCAGTGGAAGATTGTTCAGCATTTGGTGCTGCAAGATAGATACGTGTTGGCACGTATGATTCATAGAATCTCTGATTTTTATCAGAGTAAGAATATTCTCCATTACCTTTAATGCAGAATAATGAGTCTTTGTATTTGTCGCTTTCAATAACTTTTTTGATGAAATCTACGAAATCCCATTCAGAAATAAACTCATGTCGTTTCTTTTTGCTTTTCTCAAGAGCATCTGTAATTTCATCTTTTGATGTAAGTTCAACTTTTGCAAGTTCTTCATCAGTTACTTCTCCACCTTCATGGATTTTATCTGCTAATTTCTGCAGTTCAAATCTTCTATTTGGTTTCTCAAGATCAACAATGAATTTTTTGAATTCTGCAATCTCTGCAATTTTCGGAGATGTAAGTCTATCCTTAAATGGAATCTGGATTGACTGACCTTTTACTCTGTTGCCATTTTCATCTACAGTTGATTTAGTAAAACTGTAAATATCACCATGACCATCCGAGAAAGCTCCTGCCTGAACAGAAAGCATGTGACGATTATCACCGCATGTTGCATTAAAAAGTAATGTTTTTCTTTTCCAGCCAGATGGATAGGTTTTCTCCTCATACGGCTTAAATTTGTCGCTCTCTTTCGAGATACTAAGTTTTCCTGTCATTTCAAAATTCATGAAATGCCCTCCTTGTATATGTAAAATTTTTTAACTAACTAAAATTTGCCAACCTGTTGAAATTTACTTTTAATTCAGTAAATCAATATTTTCCATAACAGCTCTTGCCTCAAGTACTGCAATATAATCTGACATTGCTTTTACCTGCATGTTATATGTGCTACGCGGGCAAGTTGGACAAAATTCAAGGGATCCTTCATCCCATTTCTTTAGCATTTTCTGTAAACCATAAAATCTAGTCGCAAGCTGCAAATATTCTGCTTTAAAACGTTCCTTATAATCAGAACTACACATCATTTCTACTGTGTCTGCTAATGTAATTTCTTTCATTTCCTACATTTCTCCTATTCTTTTTAGATTTTTGTATGATTAACGCTCGAATTGAGCGGGGCATAGAAGTAAAATCTATGTAAAAGATTTATAAGAAACAGTGATTTTTGAGTACACAAACCCAAGGGTATGCTGTGCCACCCATATTTTTATTCTCTATTTAGTTTTATAAGTTTGGAGTTATTGGCTGAATTGCCAAGTGAATTAATTATTAAGAAAATTTCTGATGTCATCCATCATTTTATCTGATTCATCTAACAGATATCTGTAAGTCTCGTTGTCATCATAATACTCAAAATAAGGTATTGGTTTGTCATTCTCATCGCACATCCACCCAAGTTCCGAATAACCATCGAAGTATACAGATACATGCTTGCCATTGTAATTAATCCAAAATCTAATGATTGCTCCTGCAAACGGCGGAATAATTTTCACATCCCATTCTTTGTCAAAATGCAGTGCAGGTAACTCATTAGCCCATTTTCTATATTCATGAAACTCTTCTGCTTTTGCAATTGTTAGTGTTTTGTTTACATTTTACCATTACGTCTTCCATTAATAGATTCTCCTTCGTTTTTGGAGTGCGTTCATTTCCACACTCCAATCGGACATTCTTCTTCCTCAGCATTACCTGTAGGAGCGAGGTATGTTCCTTGCCATTATATTCTCCGAAGAGTTTCAGGTAATACGTCCATTAGTTGACTGGCATTTTACCACAAGCCTTCACCTTTGCATTTTCAGCATCTCAGCTTTTCTGCTACTTTTACCTCATTTTACAAGACACCTGAAATAGTTGAATATTAATAAATGCATATAAAATAATTTGCTGCATGTGTCTTTCTTATCCTAGATACATTTTTCTTTCGATGCTTGGAAATTAATAATTGCTGTGTTGTATCTATATTTATATATTCTCTACGCCACCAAATCTTTTACTGCATTCTCAACTGGTGTGTATCTTTCAGAATTTAACTGCTCCAGTAAACACTCAAATGGATCTGTGCTGTTACTCAATACCATTTTCACAATTGCAGGACTGAAACCACTTACAAGTGCTACACCAGCTTCATTCTCTTTTACCGGAATTGTGCCAGTGCGACTCATAATATTCCAGAATACTAATCTTGGAAGTTTATATCCATGAGCTTCATATCTATCAGCCAGTTCTTCGAATAATCTCTTATCAGTACGCCCAGAAGTCATACGATCAAATTCTAAATCTGAAAGTACCAGTACATTCTGTGGCATATCATCCTGAGTCATCTCATTCCTAATCGCTGTCTGGAGAATCAGATCAAATGTTGCTTCAATATTTGTATTTGTCATCTCACAATGATTCATCGCAATCTCAATTTTCTCACGCAATGAATTGGCATTGCTAAAATCAACAATCTGTGGGCGACTACTAAACGTAATATATGTATCTTTGAACTGTCCAGAACTTCTCTCTGCAAAGTAAATGGCTAATGCATTTGCCACACTAAGAGCTGTGACATTCGTACCACCAATTCTTGAAGTCATACTTCCTGATCCATCAGCTACACAAATTGTATTTCCTGCTCCGCTAACATAATCAGGCAATGCTTTCCAAAGCTGTTCAAGTGTCGGATCATCAACAGGTGACAAGTTCCATCTACTTGAGCCATACTTATGTACAATATCATGCGGGAATAAAACACCGGCATTGATTTTTGTTTCGCCTTTTTCTAACTTATTCAAGTATTCTCTACGTCTTTCCTCATCATTTCGTAAGAAAGCATTGTTGTAAATTAGATTTGCTCTTGACGGAACAGCTGCATAATCAATTTTATCCCACTGTTTTGCAGACATTTTGACTTCAACCACATTCAGGTACGCACGGAGCTCGGATAACATTTTTCTATATTGTCTGTCTGTGAAAATGATGTTATCCATGATGATATGTGCTAATCGTTTTGTTTCTTTGGATGATGCGTTGGCACTCGGCATCCATTTAGCAAGAAGCGAAATTGGTTTACTCTGTTTCATATTTACACCATCTTCTAAGAGCTGATGTACTACTACTTCACACACATCATCTTTTAAATCAGTGTCTAATAAACACCATAAATCATCCCAACGTCCATATTCAGGAACCAGTTTAATTACTTCCTTGGCAATATCCTGATGATTTTCTGCAAGATACTTCATACAAGCTCTAAACAGTCTTCTCTCGCCAATTCCCTCTCTGCAATCACGGCAATAAAATAACCATTTCATCGCCAAAATTTTGTCCTCATAGAACGCTTTTACGAACTTTTCAACGATTTTTTCTTCGCTCATGTTCCTCATAGAAGACACTGAGAAGTTTAAATCAAGAAGTTCTTTACCGGATGTTCTATAACCAAGAGCACCATTCTCAGTAACTGAATAATTGAAGTCATCATTCAGTGTTTCTTTTAAATTTTTCATAAACATAATTCTTTTTCTCCTTTTGAATCAAAATTAGTAGTAACTTTGATTCCTAGACGGCATGGAAAATAGATTAACAGTCTATACCAAAAAATTGCTGTAGCCGTCTAAAGAATCATTTACAAGATAGCTATATGTGAATATTCTCTGCTTGAATTAAATATTTGCTGTAACTATCTTTAACGACAGGAACAGGACTCGAACCTGTAACAAGTGTCCCTATATGGCATTAATGGTTGCTGTAAATATCTTTACCAAGATATGTTCATCACTGCTCTACCTGTTGAGCTATCCTGTCATGTGAGTATTCTCATACGGCAATACAAGAATACTCAGCTTGCAACTTATTAACTTACTTTCCACAAAGAAAGGAGCTAGACGGTTTTGGTTAGTAAATTAAAAGTCTTCTCCAATAAGTTTGCTGTACCCGCCTATATACAAGACACTTAGCCACTTGGCATTTGATTTTCAGTCAAATTGTTTAATGTTGCTGTTTTGTGTCTTAATGGAGATGGAGAGATTCGAACTCCCGACAAATGGCTGCCCTTGATTAATATTTGCTGTTGATGTCTTATACAAAACACACATAATATTTCCATCGCTCTACCAACTGAGATACATCTCCGTATGAATTCCTTCCTATTATAATAAGGAAGAAACTCATGTTATTTGTAACAATACGTTTTCCACAGAAAGGAGATCCTAGACGGCATTTTATTCGCAAATTAAAAGTTTGGTGAACTGCCATAAATCTAAATATTCGTGACTTCTTGCTTCATCGTCCTCGTGACCTACTAACTCCACAAGCGTAAATTCCGACCGTTCCTGCCGTACTATATTATTCTCTAAGCTGCGTTTAATAATCTTAAACCTTCATTTAAGATATTCTTCGCAGCATTCACATCTCGATCGTGAACAGTTCCACATTGAGAGCATACCCATTCTCTAACTGACAAATCTTTTGTCTGTTTATTTTGATAACCACAGCAACTGCATGTTTGACTTGAGGCAAAATATCTGTCAACTTTTATGTATTGACGATTATTCCATTCAGCTTTATATGTTAATTGCCTTGTTAATTCATACCAACCACAATCAGATATTGATTTTGCAAGATTATTAGTCTTTACCATATTTGATACTGCTAAATCCTCACTCACTATTACTTGGTTTTCGTTAATAAGTTTGTGAGAGATTTTATGTAGATTATCAATTCTGGTATTATGAATTTTCTCATGTATTCTTGCTACTTTAATTCTCTGTTTGTTCCAATTGTTACTACCTTTTACTTTATGAGATAATTTACGTTGTTCTTTTGCAAGCTTCTTTTCATATTTTTGCGTGGTACGAATGTTGTCAATTTTTTCTCCATCAGAAGTGATAAGCAAATCTTTAATTCCTAAATCAATGCCGATAGCAGTGCCAGTTGATTTCATAGGAAAATGTTCTGTTTCCACTAATATAGATACAAAATATTTACCAGATGGAACTTGTGAAATTGTTGCTGATTTTATTTTTCCTATAAATTCTCTATGGATTTTAGCTTTAATCCACTTAAGCTTAGGCAATTGAATTTTATTGTTTTCAAAAGAAATTTTAATGTTATTATTATTAAAATTTGTTTTGTAAGATTCCTTATGACTTCTTTTACTCTTAAACTTTGGATAACCAGCATGTTCTTTAAAAAACTTTTGATATGCTAAATCCATATTATAAATAGAATTTGTCAAAGACCATTTATCAACTTCTCTTAACCATTCATATTGTTTTTTAAGTTCTCTGTTACAATAATTATTTAAATCAAACTTACTCATAGAAATATTTTCGTCTTTATATTTACTGATTTTAAGACTTAAACATTGATTGTATACAAATCTGCAACATCCAAAAGTTTTCTGGATCTGTATTTCTTGTCGTTTATTTGGATAAATTCTGTATTTATAAGCTTTTAACATTCACTTATCACCTCCAATCTATTTATATATTCTCTGCTTGTATTTGACCTTTGCCACTAGACTAAATCTGTTTCCTTATCTTAAACTATCCAGTGTGAATTGTAGGGAAAGGATTCGAACCTTTGAAACCATCGGTGTCAGATTTAGAGTCTGATTTTGCTGTTAGTGATTATTCCTAATCACATTTTTCTTCTGATGCGTTTAACCACTTCGCTACCCTACAATGTAATCGAGACACTTTATTATCATCCGTATTATAATATTTTAATATTTGCTGTTAGTGTCTCATCTTTACTAGATTCCATATTTATGTATTCTCTATTAATAAATTATTTCTGAATATTTGCTGTTGGAATCTAATGTTTTCAAGACGATATCATATTTGTTTGCCAGTATTATCTTTAATATTTTATAAAATTGCTGTGATCGTCTTATTTATATATTCTCTGTCTATGACAGTGAATTTTTTAATTAATGTCTGCGATGCTTTCAACGAAACAGTTGTAATACATGTAACGTTTTCCATCGTAATCAAACTTCACATAACCACCATCGTTTGTATCAATATCTATCTTTCCTTGGTATGTAGCAATTACATCACCATCAGCTGTGTATACTGTAACTGTTCTGTTAAGTCCACCATTCAGATTGCTCTTGGCATCTACTACTGCTCTCTCAAATGAACCTGTACATCCACACATTCCAATAGTAAGTCCTGCAATTGCTGCAAGTGCAATAATTTTCTTCTTCATACTACTTTATTCTCCCTTTGGTATAACAATTTTGTGTTTTCCTGATGAATTTCTATATACTTTAAACCCAACATGTTTAATTTGATTAACACCTTTATTATATTCAACAATTTGCTGAATACATCCAGATGAATAAATAGACCACATTTTGTCTAAATTCTCCTCAAATTCTTCTTTTCTGAAAGCGATTTCTAACATGCTGGTATCTTTATAATCAGATGTATTTTTATATGCATTTAAGTAATTATCAAACATATTCTCGAAATCGTATGCCATATATCTGTATTCTCCTTACTCTTCTACACTTTTTAATAACAAGTCGTCTGAACTAAAACCGGCTGCTCCAGGATGTCCACCACCGCCATATTTCATTGCAATCTCAGAACAATTTACTTTTGTGGAACGTAAGCCGTAAGTCCATCGCTTACCGTTGAATGAAAATCCAATGAACATATCATATTTATCCTGATCAACAGATGTAAAATTATCACTTCCAGCCATTGCCATATTAATTGCGAAACATTTATATCCTTCGAATTCTGTTTCAAATCCAACTGACTCACAATACTCTTTTGACCAATTATCACGATATTTAAGAAGATTTTTGCCATTCGCAATGATATCTACTGTACCGATCTCATTACTATATAGCTTATCCCAAATGTTATCAGCACCAGTCGGATCTGTATCTTCTAGTGTTAATCCAATTTCAAACGCTTTTGTTTCTTCTCCGTATTTAAATTTCCAAACATCATAATCTGCAACATATTTTGTAAACATCGGTGCATCATAGCACATATCTTCCTTGAACGGTACGCATACTAAGCTATTCTCTTCTGTGATATGTACAAGCATATGTTTGAAGTAACAATATGTCAGCATACAACCGGCAATACCATCATATCTAAGACCAGGAATCTGATGTGGAAATCCGTCATATCGTTTAATTGCACTGATATGATGATCAATCCAAGTGACATTGTTTGTGATTTTTAGTAACTCTTCCATCTCTTCTGGCATAATAGAATAGTCAACGATGAATACCTGTTCGTCTTTTTTGATTTTATCAAATGGAAAATCCATTCCATAATTAATCATAATATATTCTTCATCATAATCATCTAATTTAGGTGCTAACTGATGCACCCAGAAAGCAGAGCATTTTCCATCAAAATCCACATGATAAAAACATTTCATATTTTTATATTCTCCTTCCAAATTTATATATTTGCATGTTCCATGTATGAGATAAGTTCATACGGATCATTCTCAATTTCTCCGTTGATAACCATATTAAGTAAATGATTTAACCAATATCCAACCATTTTCCCAGAACATCCCATATATTTCATAACATCATTGCCATTTACTGCTAAGTCCTTTAACGAAAAGCACTGTTCTTCACTTAATATATTCTCCAGAAGTTCTTCAATTTTTTGAATTTTACCAAGTCTTTCTTCTTTATATTCTGGATTCTGTGCTGAGACATCAGCTTTACGAAGCTCTAATAATCGTCTGAATTGTTCTTCTCCAATACGATTTAACCAACGTTTGATATATTTTTCTCCAACCTCGAATGTAGCATCGTGATAATATACAAGCTGCACAACTTTTTCTCTGGTATCATTGTCAAAACGAAGTCGTTTCATAATCTTGTCTGTCATATCTGCGCTTACTTTTCCATGACCTTTGAAATGTCCAACACCATTCTCATCTTCTGTATAGCAGTGTGGTTTACCGATATCATGAAAGAATACTGCCAGACATGTGATCAAGTCATCTGTATCACAATATTGAATTGCATGAACTGTATGATTCCATACGTTATTAATATGGTATGGATTATTCTGCTCAAATCCGAACATATCTTTAATCTCCGGAATAAACTGAGCAAGTACACCATCATACAAAACCATCTGAATACAAAAATCTGGCGCAACAATCATTTTACAAAACTCACTATTAATTCTCTCAATAGATACATTCTCCAAACTTTTGTATAAACGTCTTATTTCATAACCTGCCTCGGCATCAATTACAAATTCTAACTGAGAAGCAAATCTCATTGCACGTAAAATTCGCAAGGCATCCTCAGTAAAACGATCTTTTGCAACACCAACACATCGAATAAAATGATCTTCAATGTCTTGCATTCCATTAAACGGATCAATTAATCCATCTTTTTCGTTATATGCCATAGCATTAATAGTGAAATCACGTCTACTTAAATCTTCAATAAGGTCACTTGTAAACTCAACAGAATCAGGATGTCTCCCATCTGAGTATTCTCCGTCTCTTCTGTACGTCGTGATTTCATACCCCGCGCCGTCAATCATTACTGTAACCGTACCATGCTGAATTCCGGTAGGAATTACTTTGTATCCTTTGGTTTCAAAAAGTGAAAAAATTTCATTTATTGTAACTGGCGTACAAATATCCCAATCATGCACTGGTCTACCCATAATACTGTCCCTTACACTGCCGCCTACAATATATGCCGTACTTCCGTATTCTCCGATTACTTTGAAAATTTCTTTTACAGCTTCCGGAAGTTCAATTCTAATATCTTTACTCATCAAGATTCACCTCAATCTTCGGTACTTCAATGAATTTAGAAAGTAATCCTTCATGATAGAATACTTTGTCATTCTCTGTAATTTCTTCACACTGGAATTTTCTCAATACAAATGGAAGCATGTAATTATCCAGACATTTAAACTCATATTCCTTTTCTTTAGCAAAACCATCATGAGTAGAATAAGTATAGATTTCTTTGAAATATCCATCTGTTCCGTTAATTTTATGAAGCGTAAATAATTCAACTCTGAATGGAACAGAAAAATTTTCTTTTAAAAAATATCTGATTTTCCCCGAAAATGACCCTATGACATCCATCGACTTTTCTTTAAACCCCGTCACATCAAACACAATTTCAGCATTAGAGAAAAATACAACCAGTTCAAGAAGTCCCATCATAAAATTATTCTCTAAACTACTCAGCACCTGATCCATAATCCATTTCTCATAAGCAACCTGCTTTCTCGGATTACAATTACCAAGAATCACTTGTCTGATATATTTACTATTAAGAATGTGATCGTTGGAAGTGAACTTACAAAGAAAATCTTCCCACATATGAACTGTTCCAGGATAACCAAACATACTGTATCCAATTGTTTCTCCATAATATTTCAATGCGGAAAAGTTTGCTTTCTTCATGTCAATAGAAATGAATGTTTTTCCATCATTTGTTGATTTAAAAATGTCTTTTGCTGGCAATCCTTCATGTGTAACTTTGAAGTTGTTCATGTCTTCCTCATTGAACATCTTATAAGCCCAAGATGATTTAATATATTTAATTGCTTGATCTTTTACATGATTGTATTCTTCAAGATAATCCTGCTCACAATGATATCCCGCCAACTCAGAAGTAAAAGTATCCCATTTGTCCATAGTGCCATAAAACTTGTCGTAAAGTTTCAATCGATCCATAAAATATGGTTCCTGATACAATCTTAATGGGATATTACAATCTTTACAGAATCGTTCTTTTAATTTAGTTGAAACTTCCATTAGATTTCTCCTTTCACAACTCGCTCATTCACAGACATTACAAATTCATTAATTCGCTTATAATCCGGGTATTCAGGTAATGTAGTTTTCTTTGAAAGCTCATCAAGATATGCCTCTTTTGATTCTACAAGTTCAAAAAATTCGTTCTTGATTTTTCCATCTTCTGTAAGATATTTACCATTACGAATAGCGATATATTCATTCCGCTCCGCTTCTCTATATGTGATAAACTCATGCTTTTCAAGAATATCTGCACAGGTATCAAGCAAACGAATTAACTGCATAGAGTGCTTACCCATTTTCTCATGTTTGTTTGCATGGTTGTTCCGTTTGCCAATCTTTTTATATGCTTTTACAGTATTCTGCCATGTATTCCAGATTTTGCAGTAATCACGAAGTGGATAATGCGCAATATTTACATCCATGTAAATTTCAGTATCCATATCTTCTTGTTTACTTTTATCAATATACAGGTTTAAATATCCATTGAACTCTGTATAATCTTTCATGAAATGCTTACTCATACGTTCCAACTGATGCAGAATGTGTTTCTCAAGTTCAGATTGGTCAAACCCATCAGCAGCAAGCTGTTTAAGTCTGTAAAGCTGCTGACTAGAATATCCTAAGAATTTAGGAATAACAAGTTTCGATAAGAACATATCTTTATTATCAAGCAATTCCTGACCTACAGGAGAAACATATAAATAATGTTCTGGTCTCAATCCAAGAATTTCCACGCAATTAGGATTGCATTCTGAAAGCAACTTCATCATTTTCATGAACGAATAAATACATGCATCTATACCGGAATTTTCTTCACCTGTAACCTGCCAATCAATATCCATATTTGTTAAAATCTCATCTGCTGCATTAAATGCAAATCCACGAAGGTCAATATCTGAACTGCCATCAGGTTTTTCTGTTCCATATGCATGAGAACCACCAAGACCAAGTAAAATAATATTTTTTCCCAAATGCTCATTATTTCTCAAGAAATCATACTCTTTCGTTTTTAATGCTGCTTTAATCTCATCAATTGTCATCTTGTCACCTCACAGTGTTTAATAATCTGGTTCGCCACTTTTCTCACAGGAATATCTACAGGACACAAATCACTTACTTCAATTCTGTTTACAACAACAGGCGATACACCAAACTTTGTCTTACAATAAATTGTATCTCCTGCTTTAATATTCTCTGCAAAACCACACCAACTTTCAGGAACTCGCCACACAAACTCTTTTGTACATTTGCTATTCGGATGAGTGCCATACACATATGTAGTGGTCTTTGTTCTATAAGTCGATTTCTTCTTACTACAGAACTTGCTACATCTGACATATTTAGCTTCTTCTACATTATTCTCTTTAAGAATCAGATACTGAATATAACCATCAACCAGAACATTTTCATTATCCAAAACCAAGTACTTACTCTGCTTGCCCGTCTTTGCAAAGCGACTTTTGTATTTCTGGACTTTTTGTTCGGATGGAACTGACTCAGCGAAAGATGAACTAATTACAATTTCTGATAATTTAATACTCTTCATGTTTATTCTCCTCTACCGGTGCAAAATATTTTGCGCTCTTATATCTCCACTGACCGCCCTCAAAAATCAGAAACTGTGGATATCCATTACCATCATCTCTAACATTGTAGACTTTATATCTACACGTTCTACATTCACTATGCCAATAACTATTATTATTGGTATATTCACATGAATATGTAGTTCTTTTTGTTTCCACTTCAAACATAAATTTCATTTGCTCCTTTCTGAATTATTAGAAATGGATCGTCTGGGACTCGAACCCAGGGCTTCTCGTTTACAAATTGAGTGCTCTACTCTCTGAGCTAACGATCCTTATTGAATATCATCACAACAGCGATAATGTGCGAAACCAGAAAAAAAATGAAGCGAAAGAAAAGATTTACTGCTGTAATGATATTCAGTTGTCAAAATATTTACTTGATTAACGGGGCTAGTAGGATTTGAACCTACGAATACCACATTCAAAGTGTGGAGCCTTAACCGCTTGGCGATAGCCCTAAGATTGCATCGAGAGCGGAGCTATGCACAACTCCCAATTGATTAACTTCATACGATACTTTCTTGCAGGTCTAATTTAAATTTTACATCCAAGTCCTAGGATTATCTCAGATGACAATATTCTCTCGTATTTAATTAAACAAAGGTTGCATACTCTCGATGCTAATACGCCCACCCAGAGTCGGACTGGGAATCGCTGTGTATAAGACAGGTGCAACGTACCGCATCACCTTGGGCGCATATTTGTGGTAGTTGTTTCTTCCTTATTATAAGGATGACTCGTTCCAACCCACCACTTAATAACGAGTGTAAGTTTATATTTATATATTCTCAATTACTCTGCTAAAAACTTTGAATCAACAACCAGATCATTGTCGGATAATATACAATATCTACCATAGAGAAAAGTAATGTTCTAAATCTATTAACTGAGAACTCTTCATCTTTTTCTAATTTCGTAGCATATGAACTATAGTTGAAAATATTGATAATACAAATCACTACTTCAATAATTGACAGAATAAGTGCAAAATTATTGTCTGCAAATCTCATTCCGAGTTTTGCATAGATAATTCCAAGAACTATGTAAAAAACCCAACCAATAAAAAGTGTTGCTAAATATAACGTACTTCTTTCAGGTTCATCTTTTTCAGCAAAAACTTGTCTGTTTTTAGCAATTCGTTTCTCAATCTCCTTCTTTGAAAGATTCTTAGGAAGATTCCGAATTGTATTAATTAGTAACAAAATTAGGATTGCAATCAAAATAATTTTCATACTTTTTTATTCTCCATCACTTCTAAAATAAAATTGGAATTACACATCCTGCCCAGGTAAGTGCAATTTGCAACAAATGCCATAATTGATCTTCTACAAGATTAATTTCTTTCTTATTTGCTTTTTGATCATCTACAAAATAATGTATTCCAATATTCAAAATGAACCATACAAAGTGAACACAAAAAAATTCCTTCATACATAATGCGTATATCGCAGCTGGCACCATTACCATGAACGACCATGCAAAGCTGTGCATAAATAACGCCATTTTGTAATCGTTTTTATACATATTATCTGGAGCATTTTTCTCCCACCATTCTTTCTGTTTTGCAGAAGCAAGCCAACCTTGTAAATTATAATCAGCTATGATATGGCAGAATATCATGAGAATTAAGATTAATAATACTATTTTCACAACTACTTATTCTCCCTCTCTTCAATAGACTTTAACTGTTCCAAAGCTTCCTTAATTGCTGTACATTCCCAGTTTGTAACGTAACCTTCGTTAAAATGATAATATGTAATCTCTCCATACGAAAGTAAAATACTATAACCTGTATCTGTACACCCAGTAATAATTCCATGATTTCCGTTGTATGCTTTAAAAACTCGTCCCGTTAAATCACCATATATTTCCCAGTCCATTGCTATTACATCTTCAGCGTCTACAATATCTGATTCAGAACTGGTTATGAATCTACTGTGATACTCAATTACACCATTATCATTGAGAAATAAATACTCATCAATATCCCAATCAAACCGACAGATTTTCGTACCATTTTTCATCATTTTTAATGCTTTGCTAAAATCCATACTTTTTTATCCTCCATCATTAATGTAAAAAATCTCTAATATCATCTACAAGCTCCAGATGATTCTCGCCAGTAAGACCAAAATTGAAAATATCACATACAATGAAATTGCCATCTCCAATCAATACAGTGTATTTTCCGTCGACTCTACATCTTGTAATGATGCCTTTACCCATTTCTTTTAACTGCACAATATCGCCTATTTTTGGCATTTCGGTTTTAACGTACCAATCGTTAGATAACAGACTACGAGATGACATAACTGCTTCTGCAAATTTTTCATTTTCACTAAGAAAACTATTGAAATGCTTGAGTACGTTGTCTTCAATATACAAATACTCATAATCGTGCCACGCCTTTCTTGCAACCTTTTTTCCACGCTTCATTGCTTCTAAAGCTTCACCAAAATTCATACTATCGCTCCATTCTGCTGATTTGTCTTCTAAGTTTTCTTACAACTCCATAACATTTAATATTCTTCGGAGACACCTGCAATTTCGCCAGTCTGTCCTTAATTAATGCTAATTTTGCTTCATTTGTCATAACTTAGTCCTCAACTTTCTTTATAATTTTTCAAACTCATACATTGAGTTTTGTGTTTCTACATATACTTTATTCTCTGTCTCTTTGAGATCAGTTACTAACGATGTCTTAAGCATCTTGTTTGATTTGTCATCCCATGCCAGAATAAAGTTTCCAAAATTTCTAGCAAAGAATTTAAAATTCCATGTTCCAACAAGTTCTGGATGATCGGCTTTTAACTCATCCATAAACTCAGTTTTCTCATTGCCATTTTTATCTTTTACGTAAAGTAGTTTTAATCTCATACTTCTTCATTCCCCACTTATTCAAGCTTCCTCCCACAATACGGACAATAATTGATGTAATTCTTCTGGTGTACAAATCCGTCATCATAATCATCCCATTCAAATGTCTCGATGTCTTCATACCACTCTTTAGTCAATGGATCAGAGTAAATGCAACAATCGTTCGAATGCTGATCGCAATATTTACACATTTATGTATTCTCCCTCCCCGATGAAAACAAAATTTAATTAGATATTAACCGGTTTAATCATTTGATATATTGCATTCTTCAGATCCGCTGATTTCAACTCTGTGAAAAACAAATTTGTAAATGTATCAACAATTGCTGATTTAATTAATTCTGGATATTGACATTTAATTGTATTCACAAATTTATTGACTGCCGGTTTTAATAAATCTTTAGAAATCGCATTGTCTACCATCTTAATTAATAAATCTGTAGGTTTAGGATCACTGCTATAGCAAACTTTTTTATAAAACAATTGCTGCCCACAATTTGATTTCATAAATTCTGCCAAGGCATTTCCAAAAATTTCTTGAAGCTTTTCATCTGATAACTCTTCCAAATGCTCCTTTATTAAAGAAGTCATTTGTTCATCATTAACTGTAATCTGTATATTTAATGTATTCTCCATTACTTCTCCCATCTTTTGTTATGTATATTTTGGATTTTTGCAAGAATTTTTTAGATGTAATTAAATGATTAAACAAAATAAAATTTCAGACATAATATCTCATTCATAATCCTCCATTTCAAATGGAATATATGTTTCGTACCAATCTCTTGTAACTACCACATGATATTCTTCATCTCCAGAATATCTATATACATGAATACTGCTATCACCGGCTCCAAATTTAACGACATACTCGTCTTTATTATCTCTAAAGTATTCAATTGCTCTTTTTATTTCTCCAAGAATAAAGTTAGTAGACACTTCTTTGCAGCCATGATATTTGCTTTCATGCATGAAATGTTTCGGGTATTCCAGATTATCCTTTGTCAAAGTAATGCCGTCCATTTCATCAACCATAGTTTCTGAACCACAACAAGGACACGTTGTAAATCTTGCACCAAGCCATCCGATATATGTATCTTCCTCAGATACTTCTAATTCAGAATCACATTTATCACAAAATGTTGTTACTGTTTTAGTTTTCTCTTCTTCTTTTTCAAAATTATTTTTAATAACTTTTATATCGTTCACCACCTTACCTACTTAAGTCTGATTCTGCCATCTATTTAATCTCTGATTCAAAGATTGAAGAAGAAAAGATACAAACCGGGCGAACACCGATGAAGTCGTAACAAAAGCTGTAGTAGATGCAGCCAGACGGGGAAACAACGGTATAATATATCTCACAATCGTTACAAGATGTGCTAAATGGGGTAATGAGCCACCACCATTTAGAAATATTCGGAATGTTTTTTCTGTACTTCCGGTATTCATCGACCGTTAAAAGAGATACAAAATCTTCTGATTCCCCGTATTCTTCCTGTCCATCTAGTGATAACAAATCTCTTTGGAAAGAAATGATATTCTCTTTACCAATTTCTTTGGAAATCTTTTCATAAAGTTCGCCATTGAGATAAGTTCTCAAACTACTTTTGTTCCAGTTGTTTGAATTGTTGTCAAAAATCTTATTACCCAATGAATCACCAATGCACATGAATCCATCATCCGTAATGTCAATGATTTTCCAATTTATGTCTGCAAGTTTAAATTCATCTCCGATTTTTAATCCTTTCGGAATATGCGTTACACCCAACTTTTTCTCAAGTGCTTTAACTCTGTCGAACAATTCTGCAATATCATTTCCTGTAATTTTCATATTTGCACCTCTTCATTGTATTTTCTCAGTTCGTTATAATAATCCAATTTATTTTCCAACTCCCGAACTTTTCTTCTGAGATTTTCTTCTTTTGATTTACTGTCAGTAACACAAGCACATTTACAAAGAATATCTCGTTCACGTTCCAATCGTGCGTACTCATCAGAGACATCTTCTTCTCTAATAATTTCTGTTTCGATTTTTTCACCACAGAACGGACAAAATTTAATTGGATAATAATCATCTCTATGAAATTCTTCTTCCCATTCAGTCCACTCTTCATAGTTTGCAATGCAAAATTGTGGTTCTGAAATATAATTTTCTGTAACGTCATATCGATCAGCTACTAATTCAATTACTGGATTTCTTGCTAATTTTTCACAACAGAAGCTCATAGGCTTATATTTATATGAACATTCATCGCCCAAATTCTGTTTAATAATTTCAACCTTCACAATCTTTTACCTCACTTTTTATAATCTAAATTTACTCTGTAAACGTGTTCTGAACAAAGTGTATATTAGCTCTATGCTATGTAATTCTCTACAGAGATTTTGCATATTCATCTACCACTTTTGATAGCCATTTTATATACACACGATATTTTGCAAGGTCATATCCATTATTGATAGAAAATTTATCATCTTTGTAACAACTTGAGCGCGATCTAAGTTGAGGATCGTCTTTCACTCTGACCTGTACACGTTTCTCATTATCAGTTCGCCATTCAAGATTCACATTGACATGTTTATCGGTAGTTGGGTCATAAAAACCTGAAGGTGGAAGGATATCTTTCCATTCACTCCATTCATGTTTCTTTTTCTCTACTTTATTCTCCACCGACACAAGCTCAAAATATCTTTCGAACTCGTCATAAGACATACATCCTAAATGTTTACCACCGCCAAATTTGAAAGAAATCACTCCGCCATTCTGCACATCAACTACCTCACAGATTTCTCCCACATTTGTAAATGCACCCATTGGTTTTACCAATTTAATCTTATCGCCTTTAATCATGCTGCTTTCTCCTTTACTTTTGAAAATTTTTTATTGAAATAATCTATTGCTTTCTGGTCTTCTTCGGTTGCCAAATCATTAAATCGTCTTCTCGCCTGAACAATTTTTCCATTTACAACCTCAATCGTCACTAAACTTTCTTCAGGATTGTCCTTCTTCCGTAAAAACAAAATATCACACTTACCATCAATCACCCGATCAATATATGAAGCAACGCAATTTGATTGCTGAACTGCCTCATCTTTAATATCCTGAGTTGACTTCGGATATATAAATATATATTCTCCGTAAGAAACTTCATATTTTGTATTAATTCTTTTATGGAATAATTCTTCTGAGAATTCTTTTCTAAGACGTGTATAATTACGAGATGCAATTTGATGTGTGGTTAAGAAATGACGCGGATATTTATCAAACTTTGAACTAATTTGATTCATCATATTTGCATAATCATATATCTCTCCAATCAGATTTCTAGTGTTATCAAACGCTTCATATGTAACAAGACGGTCAATATATAGATACAGATCCTTGGCATTGTACCCAAATTCATTTATTAACATATTTAAATACTGTTTATCGTTTTCGCGCCAACTATCTTTATGCGCAGCCCAAACATCATAAATCTGTTTTTTAGTAAGACTAATATAATCCAAATGTAACGCCACATTATGTATATTCGGATTTTGTTTGTAAAACTCAATTGTTCCCAAATCTAGCCAAATATCATCTTCTCGTGCCATTTTTACTATTGGCTTTGGCAATTCTGTAACTTTATAACTTATCATTACATTGCGATCAAAATGTTCAACCCCAGCTGAAAAATATTGTTCCGCTTTTGAATATCTTGGAACTTTGCTTAATATAGTTCCAATATTACATATGTCGTATGGATAAGTTTTTGCAATGTATCGTAAAAATTTTGCATATTGTTGATCGACACAGCATTCAAAAAGTTGATCAAGATATATCCTGTTCAGCTGACTTTGTAAATTTTTAACAGGTTTACCCCTTATCCCAATAGCTGTATTGGTTGCAAAATCATATTTCACGGTCTTCCCATTTTCGAAATCAAAAACAAGAAATTGTTTATCCTTATACACTTTCATTGTCGTTCATCTCTTTCTTTAACATGTCCAGATCATTCTGATAAGAAGCAATCTGCTTCTCTAAATCATTTATTCTCTGTCGCTTTGCTTCTTCTTCAATACGCGCCTTCAATTCCAAATCATCTTTGTAAAAAGCATCTTCGAAGTCCCAATAGTCATGCTCATCGCCATTCCATACACCATCATCTACGTCATAGCACTTGTATACTGTTACCGCTGGTGCATCCCAGTCACAACCATGTCCACAACATTGACGATCCTCATCATAGTCGTCATCTCCAGGCTGACATTCACAATAACCCCAATATCTCTCATCGTATGAAAAATGGAATTCATAGTGATAATTTTTACAATTTTCGTCCAAATACCACTTACCTGCGTCATTTTTCTCCCATAAGATAACGCTGTAAATGTCACCATATTCATTTGAAACAATCTGGTAGTGATTTTCGTCTTTTACATCATCAAAAAATCCTGCATATTTCTCACTATGAAATTTAAACTGATTCCATAGAGCTGCTACATAAAGAGGTACAGGTGCTTTATATGTATTTGGATTGGATTTATTTACTTCGTTCCAATCTGTTATTTCTCTAACCAGATTATCTAAAAACTTCTGACCGATTGCATTGCCACAATACTGCATACTTCTATATTCTCCTTTGCAATTTGATAAAAATGCGGGTGTGGATTTGCACCACACAGATACGTTATGTACAGATCTTCGGCGGGCAAGGATGAAGAACCACCGTGCTCCCAGTTAACAGCCGGGCGCTATTCTATCGTATGTTACTACATTTCTCGCTACTCACTCACCTTACTTATGTTTACCTATTCCATCACCGCATTGAATTAATTACGCCTTATACTCAAAATGAGGCATTGGTTGTACTTTGAATAAATTTTTCTCGTGCATATAATCAATTCTCTTCTTAATCTCGAGATCATCAATTTCTCCTGTGCGAATATACTTATCCAGCACAGCGTAAGAGAACCCTAACGCCATCTCATCTGTCTGCCCACACAGCCCGTCTGTTGGAGTTTTCTCGATAAGTTTTCCCGGTAATCCAAGCACCCGTCCAATAGATTTAACTTCGGTGACTGTTAATTTCGCTAATGGTGCGAATGATCCAAACGCATCTCCTCCGAAACTTGAAAAACCAACCCAATCCTCACTGAGATTGCAGTTGCAGGAAACTCGTCCATTTAATGACTGTGCTACACAAAACAGGGTGGTCATTCTTACTCTTGCAGGCGTATTAACTTTAGCCTGATTAGAGATATCAAAATCATCAAAAGATTTGTTACTGTATTTCACACTGTTCATAATGTCAATTACAGACTGACCGATGTTGCATACAAGATGTTTGACTCCTAGATGCTTCACCAAATCATAGGAATAACTAATATCACTCTGGGTACCTTGTGGCATCAGAACGCCAATTACTCTATCCTTTCCCAATGCCTCACAACAAAGTGCTGCTACGACAGAAGAATCCTTCCCACCGGACACCCCAACTACAGCATTGCAACCTTTTCCATTGATTTCAAACCAATTCCGTATCCACTCGACTAACTCATTCTTCACTTTTACTGCATCAAACTCAGCCATTATCTAACCTCCATAATTCCACATTCTGATATTTGAAAATCTCTTTAATCATCTGATATACTTCATCCCAATTAGCACCGCCTCTACAACATCCAATCTTCCAAGGTATTGCAACTGTTGCTCCACAATTATTGTTCCTCTCGCATATTCTTCCATTCATATGCTTGAAACACTTCTCAAGAGCATCTAAATCCGTATATAACTTTCCGTCATAGCCGTAATTGTCCTGTGCAAACATGTTACAAATCCACTGCTCTTTGTATGGGACTAACAAACTTCCACAATCATATCCAAGATACTTTTCTTTAATTGGAATAATCTGTACTTGTCCAAGCATCTCAGGAGAAGCTACTTTACAGTATTCTCTGTACACATGAGGAAATTTTTCTCTAACTTGTAAAGCAACTCCTGAACCCATACGCTTCTGACAATTAACCTGATGACAAATAAACTTCGCATCTGTTGTAAATAAATCGCCATCAATAATCTTAATCATTCACACCACCATTTAATCTTTCTCTGATTTCGGTGAACGTCTGTTCTTTTACTAATTCTCCGTTTTTGAAAACAAGCTTCAGTTCATTCTCTTCCGGAATAGTATCTTCTGTATAACCATCATGACATACAAATTTGCCATTATCTTTTGTAATACAACACAGACCTTTATGCGATTTCTTTAGATTATTTCTGTCTGTTTTTGGATTCTTTTGAATTGTATATTCCTTACCATCAACAACGCAGTAGGTACTCTTCATAGCAAATCCAAAAGTATCTCTTGTCAAACAAACCATACCGTCCTCTGGTGTGCACATTGCAGAAAATGAGAATGCTCCAACACCAAACAAAATTGTATCTGCTGCAAATCCTAATTTTTCAAGTTCAGTCCAGATTTCTTTGATCTTGCTGTACTGGCATCCATCACCGTAAATAATACCAATTTTCGGATTTAGCTCTTTATATCCTTTTGAGTTAATACTTCCACCAAAAATCTCATATAACTTCTGTACAGTTTTCACAGAAATCTCAACAATATCTCCACTATCAGGACGTACAAGGAATTTACCATTGTGTTCCTCAATCTCTTTTCTTAACTTCGGTAGAGTCTCATCAATCAGTTTCCAGTAATCAAATGTATCAGATACATAACTGAAAGAAGTATTTTTATATGTATCAGTCAACAGTCTTTTTAATAAATTCTCCTCTGTTTCGCATACAGCTAAATTACTACACACTGTCGCATGTTCCAGGCTAACTGCACCAATTCCAATATGATTTTTTGCACAGTCAGCGTTATACATTATGTCAACGTACTGTGTTGCAGGAATGGTAGATGTTTTATCGAACGACAGCAACCATGAAGAACTTGCATGAATACCATTCTCAATACCAAGTCCACGAAAACCAAAATCTGCCATTGCCATCGCAGGATTCGCACCGTCTGTTGTTTTCTCATAAAACTCATTTGCCAGTGTTCTGTATTTATATCCCACGGTCGCCCAGTTGCATGTTCCAAAAGTGAATGACTGGATTCCGCACTCCAACCATTGCACCACCCATGCAAAATCCGGATGAGTATTTGTCATTTCGATACACGGGATTCCCATATTAACCACAGATCCTTCCGGCAAGGCTTTGATCTCCACCGGCAGATACTGTAATTCCCATAATTTCTCAATACGTCCAAGGTCATAACTCTGTGAACCAATCTGGTTATCCAGGTATTTCTTATACTCAGCAATTACTTCCTCTTTCGGTCTTTTAAAGAATGTATCATTTGCCAGTTCAATCATGTATTCCTTAATAAATGCCTGAAGTCCAAAGAATACAACTTCATTCAGATTTTTAAACATAGACTTTCTCGGAGTAATATAAGAAGTCAGTTTTGTGAGTCCGTCCGGTAATGCATCCGGATTTGTATTTTTGTAAGTGTCAGACAGCAGCATAAAAGAAATATTTCTCATCAATATACCTCCATCACTTTGATCTTTTCATGTTTACCTGTGAACAAACTATCTGTTGTAAACAGTCTCTCTACTGTATTATTCTCCAGGTCTTTGATCAAAGTTCCTTTCTCCTTATCAAGTACAGAGTTCTCACAATGAGTTGCATAAGCGTAAACTTTCTCTAGTTTATAATTCATCAGTTCCTGCACACCGTAGTGTATTGAACCACCGTAACTAATAAGATCGTCAAGTACCAATACAATCTTGTTTTCCAGATCAATACCATTTGTTCTAATATCAATTCCAAGAATTTTACCAGTCTCCCAATCACGTTTCTTCTCTCCATAACAGTATCTAAACTGAGGAAACATGTCAGAATAACGTTTTGCAGCACTATAATCTGGAAAATACAGCACTAATCTACTATCATCGAAAACAAGCTCCTTAATCGGCTCTGAAGGCTCTACTATTCCATTCTCTCCACTCGTATTTGAAATCTCAGTTTCATCTGCCACAAATGGTACTTCTACCATAGTTCCATTCTCGTTTCTAATTTCGTCAATTGCTTTCTGGATAAAATTCTTAGCAGATTTATTGATACAATTATTAAGAAGTGCTACAGATACGTTGCTATGAGCATCCAGAATGAATACTCGTGAAAAATTAAGTGAATTGATTACATCGCAAAAATACTTAAGTGTGAATACTTCACAATCTCTTTTTGTTCTGTCCATTCGTCCATTTGGAATATAATCCATTGTCAATAAGTATGTAACATCTGCTAAATTCGCATCCAGATGTTTTTTAATCATAGTCAGATACATCAACTCTGCGTCATTTTCATATTTCCATCTGATATGTATATACGATGTTGATCCGTCTGTAAAATCTGGAATATCATCAACATCCAGATTAATTCGTGGTGTTCCATCAGGATAATGCTCAACTTTTACTTCTAGTTCATTTACACTAATCATAAGCTATATTCTTCCTCTCCAATTCTTTTATACTCTGTATATACTTTATTCTCACAATAATACAGATTGTAATCACACTGTTCGATATACCACCATAATTTCTGATGTCCCAGACGAAGGTAATCTTCCAAATAATGTTGTTCTTCGTAATTATTGTCAATCATCTGACGGAAACTTAACTCATCAATATCAGAACTATTTTTTACAAACAATGCAATATCCATAATGTCATTAATGGTATAATTTTCAGTTACAACAAATACAACTCTGACAATCTCTCTACCAGTTCTTTTAATATGGAAAAGTTGCTCATAACTATTCGCATGATATACAACACGATAACAATCATAAAATGGAAAAAGTGTTTCATCTGTCATATAGCTTGTGTGCATTTCTACCGGAACTTGACGTTCTTTATTATTGATATAAACATTACATCTATGTACTATACTGAAAAATTTTCGATACCAATCAATATGTTTTTCATATTCATGAAGTGGATCCCCACCTCCAGAAAGAGAGATAATATTGCAGTTATTTTCTTTTAACGCATCTTTCAAACAATCCAACCCGTCAATTGTACTTTTTGGGATCTGTAGATTATTGTTTGTTACAATACAGTAAGGACATTTATAATGACAGCCAAAATTTGTAATTACACTCAAATATTTATCCATCTTATTCTCCAATCACTGTAATCTGACAACTCTTCATAACTTCCATCGCTGCTCTGTGAGCCTGTGGTGTAGTTCCAGCACAACAACTTGCGTCTACAATAATCTCCGCGAATGGATAAATTGTTTTAAGAATCAGTGCATTTGTTACTACACAGATATTTGATACAAGTCCTACAATGTGAATTTCTTCAAACTGATTACAAAGCTCTCTCCAATGTCTCCATCCAAAGGTATTTTTATCAATATATCTACAATTTGGTTGTTCTAAGCCATCAACAATTTTCCATCCATCAGTATTTTCAATACAATGCGGAATCGGCAACTTCTTACCTTCAGGCGTGTTTAAATAATTTTCGTTGTGCGTATCTCTTGTAAAAAGAAGTTCTCCATCCCATTCTTCAATCTTCTTTTTAACATTCGGGACAATTGCTCTGGCTTCAGATGTTCCTAAGCAACCAGTCACAAAATCATTTTGCATGTCGATCACAATCAGTAACTTCATCTTCCATCTCTCCTTTCTCATACTCGTCCAACTTTGAGTCCATAACGTCCTGTTGAATCATGCTTCTATATAACCTATTCTCTTTACACCAATCACAACTTCCATTGTTCCTGCAACTACAGGAAATTGCTTTTGCTCCATAATACGGTTTTCTCCGCTCTTTCTTGTGTTTTATAGCTTTATCTAATGACATAATTCCACCTCTATTTGGCATTAATTACTAATTCGTGATTCACTCCTTCGTATATTAATGCATCGCCAATCTTAATGTTTCCACCGTCGCTCGGTTGCTCTACAATAATTACCGTATTCGGATTCACTTTCTTATACTGATTCAGACATTTAATCACATCTTTTAATGTCGAACCCCAAAGACGTTTATCTTCCTTATAATATCGAATTGTATCTTCATACAGTTTCTTCATATTCTCATATTTTTTCTTCGTTACTAATCCAAACATTTAGATATTCTCCGTGCTAAATCTTACAGAATGCTCATATGCATCCCATGTCATTGTTACTTCTGAAGCATCTTCTGCGACTACTTTCCCATCTTTAACAAATGTTGGCTTACCTCTGTATGGAATAAGTACAACTGCTGCATAAGAAGGATTATCTACAAAATTCTGTGTGATTAATGATTTGATAATACCATCAGTGTTTTTTATGTATTCCAAAAGTTCACTGTAATTTTTAGACATTTGCGCATATTTCAGCAAGACATCGTTTAATTTTTCCTCAAGATTTTTAACAGAAATAGAACAATCACTCACTGCTTCGACTAATTCTTTTTTCTTCATATTTGTTTATTCTCCTTTTATTTTTTGGAAATGAGCTGACTGGCTGTGACACCAGCCAACCCTGAAATTATTTATTCTTTTTTAACTTTCCTACGACAAAACCTGCTCCAAAACACGCACCAAAACAAATTAGGAAGATTCCGATATTTAATACGATCATCACTTATTACCTCTCTGTCTCTTCATGTCATCAAGAATCTGACGAGCATTACGTTCTCTCTCAGAATTAGCAAGTCTTCTTTCATTAGCCTGTGCACTAGAATCATATGCAATTCTACTTCCTTCGGCACGTTCTCTAGTTTTTCTAGCTCCCTCACGGACTCTTTCAAGCATTCTGTCGCTCTCATTGTTTGTGTTGAGATTGTCCATGCTCTGATGAAGTTCAATAATCTGACTATCTGCTTCCATCTGAAAAAGTACCTGTTCTTTTTCCTCTTTTAATTTCTGCAAATCTTCTGCTGCCTGATCACGAATTTCTTTCTGATGAGCCTGTGCTACTTTCATTTCTTCAATGGCATCTTTTAACACATTAATCTTATTCTCCAAAGTAGATTTCTTCATCGCATACTGCATTGCTTCATTTTCCTTATTCTCATCAAGACAAGCATTAATCTGCTGTGTAACACGCATAATATCTTTGTTTGCTTGATACATATCTTTTTCTGCTGTATCACGTTTTCCAGAAATATCAGCATATGTAATAGAAGCTTTGTTATAGAAATCTTCTTTTTCTCTGATTGCAGCATTATAATAATCTCTTGCCCCTTCTGGAGTTTGCGCATCTTGACGCATTACTTCATCTGTTCTGCCACGAAGTTTTACACGAAGCTGTTTCCCAAATGGAGTAAAGAACAGAACTGCTGCAATTAAAATAATCGCCACAATCACAATAAACATAAAATTTGTCATAAATTCCTCCTACTCTGCGTCAATTCCGTACTGATTGCAAAGTGCTTTTAATCCGCCATTATAACCACTACCTACCGCTTTGAACTTCCATTCGCTGTTGTGTTTGTAAATTTCTGCCACGACTAAAGCTGTCTCAGTAGAATAATCCTCACTTAAATCAAAACGGATAAGTTCTTCTCCTGTTTCTTCATCAACAACGTGAATATATGCGTTTCCAACCATACCAAAATTCTGGAGCCTGGTTTCAGCATCATAAATAGTTACCGTTACAGCAAGAGTCTCATATCCTGATGGGATCTTATCAAGACTAATTTTGATAACTTCATCATCGCCCTCTCCTTCACCTGTACGATTGTCTCCCATATGTTTTACGCTCTTGGAACTGTGCTCAAGATTACCATAGAAGATAAAATCCTCATCTTTTCCTACTTTACCATTCTCTTTTGTCATAAATACAGAAGCGTCAAGATCAAAATCCGCTTCTCCATCATAATGGTTAATATCCCATCCCAAACCAATAAGAATATTTTTTAGTGACGGTCTGCCTTTTGTTAAGTCTACTCTCTGTCCCTTACTTAATGAAACTGACATATTTCTTCTCCTTTATCATTGCTTTTAATAATATCTTTTGATACGGGAGTAGTTTAATTCCAAAAAATTCTTCTAGGAATTTATCTGGATAAATCTCCCAGTATTTTATTACATTATTTATATCTGTGGATAAGTTCGCTGATGCTTGAGTCATTTGTTCCCTGCCCGATTGCATTAAACTTCCATTCTCCATCTTTCTTATAAACCTCAGCAAATACCATTGCTGTTTTACCGGCATAATCATCTGAAAGGTTGTATTTACAGATTTCTTTGCCAGTGGATTCATCGACAAGTCTGATATATGCGTTTTTAACCAGACCAAAATCCTGTTTTCTTGAAACACAGTTGTAGATATTTACAACAAATACAATTTTCTCAACCTTATCTGTGATGTTGGCAAGATCAACTGTAATCTGTTCATCATCTCCATCTCCGTCACCAGTAAGATTATCTCCGTGGTGATATACACATTTACATTCTGCGGATCTGTCACCATAGTAAACACATGTGCGATATTCACCGTCTTTACCTAAAATAATTGCAGATGCATCGCAATCAATATCCGGTTTGGAACCAAAGAATCCTTTTTTAACAGCATCCCATCCAAGCCCTGCCATAATTTTTGTAAGACCGCCTGTTACTTCCTTAGATAAATTAATTTTCTGTCCTTTTACTAAATTTACTGACATATGTATATTCTCCTTTTCTTATAAATCAAGTCCAAAATTTCTACCAATAGCAGCTAAACCACCATTATATCCAGAACCTACGGCATTGAATTTCCACTCACCATTCTTACGATATAATTCACCAGCAATGACACCTGTTTCTAATGAAAAATCCTCGTTTAATTCATATTTGAAAAGTTCCTCATTTGTATCAGCGTTATATGCTCTAATATAAGAATTGTCGACCATTCCAAAATTCTGTAAACGATTCTCTGCATCATAAATTGTTGCGGAAAAGCTAATTTTTGTAATATTGGACGGAATTTTATTTAATTCTACAACCATTGTCTCATCGTCACCGACTCCTTCTCCAGTTCTGTTATCGCCAGAATAGATTAATGCGCCACTCGGATGCTGTGGCTGACCATAGAATACAAAATCCTGTTCTCCTGTTACTTTTCCTGAATCATCTGTGAAGAATGCTGACACATCCAGATCAAAATCTGCATTACCATCGTATCTGTTTGTGTCCCATCCAAGACCAAATACAACTTTGTTTAACCCAGCATTACCTTTTGTAAGGTCAATTTTCTGACCCTTTACTAAACTAATTGACATTCTTTTTACCTCCAACTTTTTTATTATTTACAACCTTTCTTACAAGATCGACTGGAATAACCATAAATGCTAAAATTACAATCACTGCCCAATGTCTAAAATCTAAAGCAGTCAATTTTACAAGATTCTCTGCGAAGTTGCAAAGAATAATAGTCATTGCAAAAATTCCAATTGCAATTACTGAGAACAGTTTATTCTTTCCAATACCATGAAACAGATTCATATGCTCTGTGCGAATATTAAATCCATTAAATACAGCCATAAAACATAACAGAGCAAATCTTGCTGTCATAGCTTCTGTTTCAGTTACAAACATATTTGCTACCGGACTGAATGTAATAATTCCATAAAGTACAATAAAAGCTACCATACTAATCGCAATACGTTTCTTTGCTCCTCTGATAAATAAACTAGAACCCTTTTTAATAGGCTTTTCTGTCATATATTCTTCTTTTGGTGGTTCTCCGCCAAATGATAATGAATTAAGTGAATCCATAATAATGTTTACAATCAGAATCTGAACAGATGCAAGCAACGCACCTGTTGCGATCATTGGATAAATAACACTAAGAATAAGAAGTGAAATATTAATTGGTAACTGGAACTCAAGAAACATCATGATATTATGCATAAATGTTCGTCCAAGCTCTACTGCTTTTACAACACTTGCAAAGTTGTCGTCTGTCAGTACAATATCAGAAGCTTCTTTTGCTACATCTGAACCACCCTGCATTCCAAATCCAACATCTGCTCTTTTTAGTGCCGGTGAATCATTTACTCCATCGCCAGTCATAGCAACTGATTTTCCAATATCCTGTGCTAATGTCACAAGTCTTAATTTTGTATTAGGTGAACATCTGGAAATAACTCTCAGTCGTGGTATAATGCTTTTTACTTCATCATCTGACATTGCTTCAAATTCATCATTTGTAAGTGCTAAATCTCCATCTTTATAAATTCCACATTCTGTAGCAACTGAAACGGCTGTCTCAATACAATCTCCTGTGATTTCGATAACCTGAATACCAGCTTCATGTGCTGTTTTTACTGCATCTGGTACTTCTTCTCTAATAGGATCTACAACTCCGATGATTCCAAGAAACGTCATATCATTTGGTAATTCATTCTCCACTAAATCACCGTAAGCCATAGCTAAAGCGATACATCTCATAGATTTCTTTGTCATTACTGTAATCGCATCATTCAATATACTGTAGTCACTATTTTCTACAACTTTACCATCTGAGTTCATCGCTTTAGTACAATGTTCGATCAGTTTTTCTGGTGCGCCCTTATAATATGTAATTCCTTGTTCCAATGTAATAGCTGAATATTTATTACTACTATTAAATACCTGCTTTGTTTTAATCGTGAAAGCTTCTTGAGTTTGTGCATATCTTTTAAAACTTACAAGACTAAGTACGGCTCTATCAATTGAATTTCCGCCTGTAATATTATTCTCTGAATCAAATGTTGCACTGTTGTTTAAACAAATATTGCCTTCAATATTGCTCCAAAGAACTGAGTCACTTTTCACTTCATTTCCAAATCCATCAATAATTTTCTTTGGTGTCATCACACCAGTGGTTAATGTACCTGTTTTATCTGTGCAGATAATATCTACATATGCTAACTCTGGAATTTTGCCAGGATTCTTTGCCAGAATATTGAACTTTTCCATTGTCTTTACATTCTGTTTTGTTACAAGTTTTACGATTAGCGGAAGACCTTCCGGTACAGCGGCTACAATAATTGTCAACGCAACTGAGAAGTTTTGCGCAATTTTCTGAATAATATCAAAAATTCCGCCACCAAAATATTCTCCAAAACCAGTCTGTACAATTCCAGAAGCTGTTAATACTACAAATGTAATAACAGCTGCAATTGTTCCCCACTTAGAAATAAAATCACTTAAATTGTCAAGTGCAATATCAAGTGCTGTCTTTGGTGCTTCAAGAGTCTGCATTTTAACAAGTGTATTACCGTTAACTGTATTAACACCAACATTTGCAACAATCATCTTTCCTTCGCCAGACATAACTGTCGTGCCTGCAAATAAACTATATGGATTTGTATAATCATTCGTACTTACAGGATCTTTGCTTCCAAATTTCATCTCAGGTTTTGGAATTTTTTTAATTGTCTTTATTCTTAATACCCGATCATATTCTTCCATTTCTAATTCATTTACTGAATCATACGGCACTTTCTTACACTCTTTTGTTTCTCCGTTGATAGCAGCATTATTAACAGAAATCTTACCTTCAATAAGATAACCATCTGCAAAGATTTCTTGTCCCATTCCTACACAAACAACATCACCAACCACTAATTCATCTTTGTTGATTGTCTGGACTTTACCATCTCGGATCACATCACAATACCTAACGGATGTTTTCGCTCTCAATTCTGCTGCTGACTTTTGAACTCCCAGTCCAGTCTTTACAGCAATACATGTTACGATTGCTAATACGACAAGAATCATAATCGGATCTGATAAATCCATTACACCAAAGATTCCAAGGAACAACTGCAACACTGCAATTGCAATAAGAATCATTGTGATTTTCTCAGTCAACGCTTCTTTGGCAAAATTGTACCACTTGTTCAACTTTGGTTCAGGAAGTTTGTTACTTCCATGAAGTTCCCTGCTTTTAAGAACTTCTTTACTACTTAATCCATTCATTCGTGCTCTCCTTTTTATTTTTATATGTTAATTGATTACATATCTATATTCTCTACTGACTTTTTGAAATATTCGTTTCATCAGTACTCAACGATCTGACACTCTACACTTTCATCAGCTTTCTCAATTGAGTCATAACCAATAATAATTTCTGGTTCCCACTTTTCTTCATCTTCGTCTGGACTTTTAACCCCACATGCACACCAGTTTGGTTTGATTTTGTCACACTGTTTGAGCAACTGTTTTAATGTAATGTCTTCCGGTGCTTCCGCTAGAAAAGCAATGTCACAACCATTCAGCCAGAATTTAATCGTATCAGCCATTAACACCACCGGCTCCTTCCTCCATATAATCTATTCTCTAGGGACTCTTTCAAACTATTAAGAATCCACGCAACATTTTTTTCATCTTCAAACCACGATTCAACGATTTCTTCTAGCGGAAGCTCCATGCAATCCAGTTCTTCTCGTACTTTACTTCGTAAACCGTCTTTGACAATCTCTCTCAGTTCCTCATCAGAAATTGATTTTGCTGCTTCACGAAATCTGTCAGCAATCGGTTTGAGTGAAATATAATCTTCTGTTTGTTTACTCATTTGTTTCCTCTTTTCTCATGTACAACACATTACTTATTTATTCTCTTTTACAAAAACTTTTAATCCACTTCTTTGTGCTCTAAGAGTTGGAGCATAACCATTTAAGAATTTCACATCACAAAAACCAGTATTTATATCATCAATACATATATTAGTAATATCATTATTTCCATGTCCGTATTTATTTAAGATATGGGGGGGGGCAAATTCTCCGCAATTAATACTTTCATACAATCTGTCTAAACTAGCCTCAAAAGCACCAATGCCTGAGAAGAAACTACCAAGTCGTAAATCGGTGAATAAATAAGGCATTGCCTTATATAACTCAACTAATATGTAATAAAGCACATCAACAACAATTGAGTTCCCGGCTTGTTTGTACAACTGACTGTTACTACATACTTTCTCAGCTGCATTAAAAGCTTCATCAGAAAATCCCATAAGTCTAAAGCACTCTCTCGGTGTAAGTTTTCTGATTCTAATAGGAGATTCAATTTTACATACAGAAGTTTCTGTCGCTGTCAATGTAGGACAAATATTTCCACCCTCTTGAACTCTTCCTCTTCTTGTCTTAGATTCAGGATAAGATAAATCTGCAACACCACCGATTTCACACTCAATATATCCTTTTTTAGTAGCTTGGCGGATTGCAATCTTACCATTCGAACTTTCAATAACTGCATTCATTGCTTGGTTTCCAAATCCTTTATAATCTCTTGCAAGCAATGTATTCGCAACATCAGTTTCTTTTTCAAATTTTTCCCCTTTATTTGAAACTAACGATGTAATAATATGTGGTTGTCTGCCACCACCTTGCATAGTTGTTAATGTTGGTGAAATATTATTTGTGTCCCACACACCACCTGCATAACCAGTCCCAAAGTCTGGTCTGTTTATATTTCCTACAAATTTAGGAGAATTCTCACCTTCATCCGATTTATTAATATATAAAGTTTTTAAAAACTTCTGTGTCTTTTCTTCTGATACATAAAATTTCTCATCGACTGCATCTTCCAAAATATCTTTTAATCTAATTCCATTATCAAATGGCTCTGGAAATTTAAACTGACCATTGTCAAGATCTTTTTTAATAAAAATCAGGTAAACACGTTCACGATTTTGAGGGATCCCATAATTTTTGGCATTGAGCACTTTCCAATATACGTTATAACCATACTCCTCTAATTCATTTGTGAATAATTTAAAAGTTGTATCTTTGAATTGTTTTCCTACAATATTTTTGACGTTCTCATACATACCGAAGCTTGGTTTATTCGATCTGATTATTCTCAAATATTCTACAAGCAATGATGATCTTGTTTTCTCAATATTATTACTTCCGCAGCAAGGACATTTATCTCGTTCTGACCAATGAACTGTCAACGGATTATATATTTCACCGCAATCTTTGCACGTCCATACAGAACCCTTTTGTTTACCAGCTACACTGAAATCCTGGCACGGTGAACCTCCACACATCATTGTAAAATGCGGTAATCGAGATTCATCTACTTTTGTAATATCACCAAGATTTAAGCTCTTATCTACATTGTGAATCGCACAATATGACGCTGTGGCATATTTATCAAATTCACAAAAATTTACCAGTTCCCATTTCTTTCCTAATGAATTTTCATTTTCAAGTCTTTCTTTCAAATCCCTTTATTTATGGGGATTGCGCAATCTCTTTATCCCGGGTTCACCAAATTCCTTTCTTATTGATTTTTAAAAATGTGAAAATTACTGGCACTGCAGTTGCCAGAATAAAAATGAAATTTAATTCGAATTATTTAGATCGATATTGATATGCTAATAGATTAATATTTTCCACCCAATGAAAAACAAATTTCAGCCGACTATTTGTTCTTCATGTCTGTATTCTCTTTCAGTGCTCCAATAGCTCTGAGTGTCTGTACCGCACAAATACGTGCAGAAATTGGGTCTAAATTTGCTTTCTTTGCAAATTCATCAATAAATCGATCCATACCTTTATAATATGCATCTAAGTTATAATTCTCTGACATAGTTACTCATTCACCTCTTCAATTTTAAATTCCATACCATCATAACTTGCATCTTCTAGCGAATAATCATCCAACTCAAAATCAAGATAATCCGTATATCCCTCATTTTTCAACTTATTTAAAACATCCTCTTCTGACTCTGCTTCAATAATACCTTCTCTGTGACCATATCTCAGATAACCCATCACATACTCGGCATCCTGTGTTACTCTAAATTTTTTCATCTAATATTCCTTCCTTACATTTTTAATAATGCAGCAATGTCATCCAATTCTAGCTCTGTTTTCTTATCCTCAGATAACAGCTTATCTAATTTTGCTTCCATTGCTTTTAATTCAGTCTGTTTCTGTTTTACTTCATGAATCTCTAATTTCTTATTGATATCACCAATCCAATTATCAAGACTGTATCCAGAAATTTTGAAATCAGTAATCTTCATATCAATTACTGCCATTTTGTATGTGTACAGTTTAATTTTTAGAAAAGTTAAAGACTCTTCATTTAATACATTCAGATTGTAAGTTGTTCCATCCAGTATAAGGATACAATTTGTCTCCGGAGAAAACTTTGTATTTTTCTCCCTAAGTGTAGTTTTCTTCTCTTCAATCTGCTTTTTTAATTCTAAAATTCTGTCATCATTCTTACTCATCTTTCAACCATCCTTTCTCGCCATATTCTCTGCCATTTTGCAAATACATTTGAACATATTTTGGTTTCATTTTTTCAAAAATCTCATCCAGCGAAACTGGAATCATTTCCTTTTCTCCATATTCATTTGTTTCAAATGGGAAAATATTGCAAAATTTATAGCTCCATCTTCTTATTCTTTCATATATAACATATCCAGAACCTGTCTTACTTTTATGTACCTTATATTCCTTATATTCTCCTAAATATTTACTTATAAAAAATCCATCACCCCAATAATTAAAACTTTCTCTAAATTCATCAATTGTGTATGAAGCAATTTTATCTTTCGTTTTATCATATGGTGAATACTCAAAATCTCCTTCCATTTTATAAAATAAATCAGCATAATTATCACTACACTTATCATTTAGGCAATCAATAATCTTATTTTTAGGAAAAGATTTTTGATGTAAAAAGTAACTACCATCATAAAACCAATAATGTTTGCCTTGTGGTTCATAATTGTAGTTACTATATGCATCAAATCGCCCCATATAAACCCAATGTTCATTATTCTTTGTAAGATAAGTTCCTCCAATAACCATATCTTTTGCAGAAAACATTTTATTTTCTTCTACTGTATTGCTATATGAAACCATCTCTTTGTAATCCGGTGATTCTACAGGAATAAGCACTAAATTATTGCCATCCCACCCGTAAATAAGCTCACCTTCAACACCTTTTCCTTTGATACATGAAGTATTCTCCAGTATATAAAGTAAGTTTTCGATTGTAATTTCAAATTCAAAACCACGCGGATCGTATATGCGGCAATATGATTTTCTTGTATTCCAACCCCAAGAATTTTCAACTCCACCGGCATGTTTATTTAACACGAAACCTTCTGTTGGAATATTTTCAAATTCATCATTTGGAATGCCTTCGTCTCTCCATCCATTCCAAGATTTCTCTTTTCGTAATACACCTTTTTCATCCCAATAAATTACATAAGCCAGTTTTCCGGTATATGTATCTTCGCGTTCTCGATATCCGACATTTATTTTCTTCGGAATATATATCGTTGACTTCATCTGTTTTTCACCTCTATTCAACTATTCTCTATAACATTTATGAAATTTTGAGCGAACCGCCCATAAGAATTAATATGATTTTCTTTTACATCCCAAATAATCTGGAAAGAAAGACGTATTGTATGTATCTACAAAATCATCATGACAAATAACACCATGCTCTAAATCATTCATCCAATTAATCAACTCATGCAATACATCTGCAAACTGTTCTGATGCAGGATAATATACAAAACCAATGTCGTAATCATCCTTGTCATGAATGGCGATTTGAATTGTATACTCTGTATCACCCCAGGCATTTTCTTTTTCTTTCCATGCTGTAAGTGACATCCATGTACGACCACAAAATAGATCTGGGCGGTCAAAATGTATATCTGCCACGACATGCAAAAATTCAACATTGAACTTTTTATGATATGAATGTCTAATTATCTCCATTATTTCTCCTCTGTTGAAAGCATGATTTTATCAGCCTTCATAATCTCCGCCAACGTCCTCGGCGTATAATCCATATACGGCATCATACACCCCACATTGTAAGCAGAACATTTAATGTTATAAACGTTATTCAGTTTTGAAATATAATCTTGAAAAATTGTTTGCTCATAAGAATTATGAACATGACCGTATAACTGAATCGCCCAGACTGTCTGTTTATCACCGTCTCTTCGTAACTGATGTTGGTGATTCCAGAACATAATTGGAAAATGAGATAATACTAAATGATATTCCTTGCCGTTAACTCGATCCATGATTTCTTTATAATCGACAATCTCTGTAAATAGCTGTCTATATCGCTGATCTTTGCATCGATCATGATTACCAAGAATTAAATGCTTATTCCCTCGCAATGTACTTACGAAAACAATCGCATCTTCATTTTCTTTCCAGGATAAATCACCAAGGATATAAACATGATCAGCATTTGTAATTGTATTATTCCAGTTCTTTTTCACTGTCTCATGCATCTGCTCCAAATTATTAAACGGGCGGAAATCAAAATTACTACCCGCTTTCGTTACGTTTTTATGGAACAAATGCAAATCACTGATATAATAGTTCATTCTTCACCTACTCAACTAATAATCCATCTAAGTTCCACATGTTTCTTTTCTGTGCCTCCTCTTCAGTCATTACCCATACACACCAACCACTTGTTACAAGATATTTTCCTGGTTTATTTTCATGTAGCCACTGTCTGATTTTTTCTTCCAACTTGCCCATAAACTCATCAATCTGATTATTGCTATAATCATCTTCATAAACATCTTCCTCAAAATATCTTCCAAATGTTTCACCGTGTTTCATATCTTCAAGGAAACACTGGAATTCATATTCTAGTTCTTGTTCCATTTATATATTCTCCTCTGTTGAAACAGATTTTTCAAACGGCTCAATATATTTCCATGCAATTACCTTTCCAAAATCCTGTTCAAGATACTCTTCGTCGATTGGATTAAACCAAACTTTTAATGTAAGATTTATGTAGGCAACAACTGGATTCTCATATTCTTCTGTAATAACCAATACATCATCAGAAAAAGTATGCCCATATGCATGATCTATTTCCGGTAAATCATCCGGGTTCTCTCTCAAATCATGCCATCTATATTTGTCCATTTTCTCCAATGTTTCAATAGCTTCCTCAATGACATAATCCTCTGGCTCTGGAAATACATATCTCATACCATAAGCCCATGCAGGAGCACCAACCATACCGGCATAATCTTCCTTTGGATTTTGTAGACTTCTTAATAATTCAATCGTTTCCTTCAATTTCATTCTCTTCTCCTTCGTCTCCAACATCTGTTTCTTTTACACCCCAATCTAAATATTGTCCACACCAACTACAGTAATATGAACCATGCATTGTAAGATAAGCCCCGCATGTAGGACATGTCCCTTCCATGGTGTATGGATTACCATTTAAATCCTTAATTACTTTCTTATCTTCTACAGGCTTTGCAATCTGTTTGTCATATACTTCACAAAAATCTTCATCATCATTTCCAATCAGACTTTCAAATTCACTTAATCCACCAAGTGCAGCATTAAACGCATCTCCACCTTCTTCCTGTACATTATCAAGTACATGTGCGGCGGCGATTCCACAATTAAAATAAAAATCAGAATTATGCTTATATCCTAAAATTTTCTGCTCCATCTCTTCTAACGGTGTGACTTTATCTGTATTCCAACTATATGTAATCAATCGATCTGCCTCACGAACAAATCTTTCATAATAAATATCTGGACATCCCATGTTTTCACATCCTTTCATTTCACAATATCAAAAACAGTCTTACTATCAATTTTCCCAATCATCTCAAATACTTTTTCGACTGGATATCCTGCTGCCAATAAATCTCTTATTTCCCTGAGATAATTAAAATATTCTTCCATGGTAGAACATTTCTTTACAGAAAAAATCATTGCTTCGTTTCCAATGTTTTCATCTGATAATTTTACAATTTCATCGAATAAACTATCTTCAGATGCCTTATCCCATTCAAAATGCACCTTTGTTAACCGATCTATTTGGGTATCCAATTCGTCCGTTTTATTCGAATATTTATCAATTAAACCTGATAAAATCCCTTTATTCTCATTACCCGTTGCACTATTACTTCTTATATTCTCTGCCATACTAACACCCTCACTCGCCAGATGAAAGATTACTTCTATCTTTTCCATAAATTTTAGACAATTCATTCCATACTTTATCATCACCATTGAAGAAATCTTCTATATCTTTTTGTATCTCCAGTAATTTTGTCAACGGACACCAATCTGGCTTCTGTAAATAATATCCAAATTCTGTTTTAATCATCCTATATAATGACGGATTGTATACATCACCCGCAAATTCGCAACAAGAATTCAATCCTTCCCCTAATTCTATACGAAATTTACAACTGGAACAATTTTTTGGATTCTTTGTAACTGATATTGTTTTACTCATCGCAAATCCTCCAACTCTCTTTGAATTTCTCTCTTCGTTTCCTGGCGGAATTTCTTTTTGAAAATTCTCCGATTCTTTTTCTTCATTTTTGACCAACCGCCATGATTATTAGCCCACGTTGCTAATCTTCTGCTAAACCACGACTGACATTTATTGGAGAATTGTCTTCTGCTTATTTCGGATCTCTTACTCATAATTATTCTCCTATCAAAATCCACAGTTTTCGTTTCTTACTTACTTTCAAATTAGAAATAAAGTCCACTTCATCAAGGCTGACCACCAACTGTGGTTTATTTCTTCTAATCTCACTGATCGACGGATAGATGCCAAGATCGACTAAAATTCTTGGTAAAAACCGTTCATCTGTGTAATATGTTTTCTCCGCCTCTACCCTGTTCCAATCATCCTCATCTAAAGCGAACATCTGCGACGGCTCCGCTACAGGAGTGCCTATTACAATATTCTCTGCATACGCCATTTAATTTATCCCTCCAAAAACACTCATTTCATTGTTCTGTGAAACGTACAATATTATTTACATTTGCTAATTGCTTGTAAATTGGTTTCCGTGAACTTACAAAACAATCATTAAGGAAGCCACATACTTTATAATCACCAGGACACTCTGTTAAATACTTATAACAGTTAATACATTTTTCTAAAACAAGTCTATATTTATTACTCAAACACAATCACCTCTCCCACGAACTGCTGCAATTCTGCATTAATATCCGCTCTGTAAAATCCAATTAGATCATAATTAATATATATTTTTTCTATTACCCAATTTTCATCAAGCCAAACTTTTCCGATTTTCCGTTCTGAAGAGTAAATACTAATATGCATTTTTTCATATGCGAAAAATACAGACAAATAATGTTCATCTTTTCTGCTGCAAACCTGATCCAAAAGTCTCGTGATATCACAATGATAGAAGTCTGTATGTATACTGTGATATATACGTTCTAATTTTATATTCTCCACCTCCTAAACATAAACTCCTACATTTTCTTTTAATGCTTCATCAATTCTTTTTCTGCATTCTTCCAAAGAATTATAATAATATAGGCAATCAAAATATGGCATGTATCCACCATCAACACAATATATTTTATTACCTTTATACTCTTCTACTTCATACTGCTTCATGAATTCTTTTTTACATTCTTCACAACAAAAAGGAAAAACACGAGATTTTTCATTTCTATATAACCGTAAATGTTTATAAGTAGTTTTATATAATCTAATATCTTTAAATAACGATTTCCCACACCATTTGCATTTACATATTACTTTTATATTCTCCACCTCTCAATTCTTCTTGGTAATTAAAATTTTCAAAATCTTTGTAATGTGGATGCACTGTGCTTATAATCAATTCAGCGTCTCCACCATCCCAAAGTAAAACATGATCTTCGTTTTCAAACTTGCATATCCACCATGAGCCTTTTTTGACTATAAATTTATCCAAAGAATTATCTTTGCTCAATTCAAAATCTTTGGTGCAAATTCTTATGTCTTTATTTCCAAAACATTTTTCACATTGATTATTGCAATTATCGCCTAAGATATATTCATAATACCATTCACAGGGTACAAACATATTTTCAGTTCCTTTCTTATCTCAATTCTTTCAGTTTTGCTTCTGCTTCGGATTTTGTAAGGAATACCGTTTTGCCAAATTCCATTACATCAATTTGACCAGATAAAGTCCTATCATTTGATTCATAATTGCAAAACAGTATAGTTTCTCCATCTTTAAAACAATCCAAATGGAAGTCCTTAACTGTAAACTTGTCTATATCTTTTCCAAATCCTGCAAAATCAAGGAAAATTTTATCTCCCACCTTACAAGGTAGTTTCAAAAGTCTGCCCTGTTCCTCTAACTGTTGATACTCTTTTGACTGTTCTCTGTATTTTTCCGCAAAATCTCTAAGATGTCTTATCACATCCCACTTAGACATGTTCTTTTCGAGTTCCATAAGACTTTCAGCAGTCTTTATTGTTTCCTCAAAAGTCCATCCGTTTATCGTTTCATCAATATTCATTTCTGATCCTTTCCCAATTCAATATTTAAAATCTCTGTTTGAAATAAATTTTACAATTTCTCCATTTTCGATAATTATAAATTCTGCATAGAAATTGTCTATATTGTCTTTCATAGAACATTCTAAATATTCGTCTTGTTTATCATCGTATCGATTAAACCATCTTTCCACACCATCATCGCAACTCGTATTTTTAAATACAAAGAATGGGTACTCGCTTTCGTCAAGCTCTAAAATGCTATCTGCAATCTCATTAAATCTTTCGATGATATGTTCTCTTTCAAGTGGAGATAGTCCATCTTCGTCCGATTTATCGTAATCTTTATTTTGCTTAACAAATTTTCTAATACTATCAGAAACAAGTTTCCTGTCTTTCGTGAAGAATATCTGTTGATTTACAAGTTCCCAGCAAATTCTATCTGCCGTATTCTTACAGATATTTACCTCGTGATTCGTTCGCTTATACACTTCTCCTGTCATGTTCGATATAATGCTCTTTTTAAAGCCGAATGGTGTTGTAATAAACTCAGGAATATATTTATCTGGAAGAATCCCCATAACTACAGGCGAGAAAAGCCATGAATTTTTAAAATCACAAATAATTTCTCCTGTATAATTTTCTTTAATCCCAAACAAACTGCTATAACTCATACTGTTCTCTCCTTTTCGAACAAAATTAACATTTCGTCTCCAAAATTTCTTTCGGACAATAGATGATTGCCTTATCTGCTTTCTGTGCTTTTCTAATCGTAGACCATACGCCACCAGATTTCTTACCATCCCAAATTGCAATCAACACATCACAATGGTCTACCATATACTGATCCCTCACATTATCACAACCTTTATAAAATTCATCAGCAAGTTCAATCCATTCGTCTGCCCCATATTTTAGAATTTCATGCCATTTAATATGATTATTATAATTTTTACATGGTAATACGCAATGGAGACTGATTTTATTTCTGTCATAATATTTTTTAACCCATGTTTTATTATTAATCTCCATTGTTGCTATTCCAAATGCGATATCACAACCGCTTGCCATCCCGCAATATGTATCAGTCGCATCAAGAATTAATAATTGATCTTTTAACCAGTCAATAATTCTTCTCCATTCAAAAGGTGTTTCAAAATCTAATTCTGAAAAACCAAGTCTTTCAGGTCTATGTCCTGTTAATGCTACTACCATTTCGTCACCGCCAAACATCCACATTTATCACACATACATAACTTACCAGAGATCACTACGAAACCATTTCCTGTTTTCTTATAAATTTTACGCTCAAATTCAGCATAGTTGTCTCCTGTTCTGTATACAACCGGTTGCATAATTTCGTGACACACCGGACACAATCTAGTGCTTTCTGCCATATCTACACCTACTTTCTATCTTCCACAGGAATAATTATATCAATGTTGGAAAGAATCTGTCTGAGATTCCATGGCTCTCCGTTGAATTCCTTGTCAGCATTAATGAATCTCTCTACAAGATCACTAATAGGAACTGTCTTATCCGTATCCATCATCCGTTCTGGATAATACAAATCACATCTTGTATTTTCATATAATCCTGTTGATACCAGATACTCTTTCATCTCTTCTTTTGTCATGATTTATTTCTCCTTTGAAACTGCCGTTCTACACTTGATAATCACCGCTTATCACTTCATTACTAATATAAATCGGAATGATTCCAAATAGCCAAAATGAAGTCCGTTTCCTATATTGCCTTCCTTTTTTCACCCAGAACCTGTCGTATTCATTTTTTCTGACCCATTTTTTATAGTATTTTTCTCTTTTTACTATCATTTTTACCTTTCAAAATAAGGGTTGATCAGCCTAAAATTACCAACCAACCCTGTTATATTATTCTCCGAGTCCTGCAATCATTTTATCTAGGTCTTCATCTGACATATTTTCTAACGCAGCGTCCTGGCGTTTTGCTTTAATCTCAAGAAGTCTCTGTTTCATTTCTTTATTCTTCTTAGCTTCTTCTCTTTCCCGCGCTTCAGCTAGTTTCACACCGACAATGTATTTCACAATCTTGATTTTCTCTGAAATTTCCTCATCCTCTTTTGTTCTGGTATGAAGAAGACTCTCTTCTTCTGATTTTTTCGCTTCCTTATTTAATGTCTTAAATACAGAATCTAATCCTGTTACCGGAAGAGTCCATAGATCAATCACATTGATCATACCTTTGTACGGGAACTGATAATTGTTACGTGTCGCTTTTTCAAATAAATCACTCATGATTTTCATTCTCCTTTTTTTAAAATTTAATCTTCATAATACGTTCTGTTGCACCTTTTACTTTGACAATCAATTCTGCTCTTTTTGTCATTGAGAAACCAAGACCAGAAAGCTGATCCTCGGTATCTTCTACATGGCATTTCGCACCAAGTGCTTCAAAGAATCTTTTATGCTGTGCTAAATTATTATCTAAGTATTCATTGTAAAATCCGTTTGGATTCTCTGGATTGATACAGCCCTTCAAGAAGAAGAATAAATGTCTATGACCAATCCCATTCTGTTCATCAAAATAATTTGGGCTATAACTAATTACTGATACAGGAACAAACTGATTTGTATTTACACCCCAAATCTCACGACTTGAAATAGATGAACTTCCAGACAGCTTTTCCTTAATTGAGAAGTTGCCATTCTCGTCAAGTATAACTTCTGCCACCTGAACATTACCAGAAACAGGACTATTGTATTCAAACGCAAAAATCTCACCATTGAATTCAATTTCTGCCTTAAATCCTTTACTTCCTCTCGCTGCATACTGATTAACAAAAAACTTATAAACACCTGGCTTCATACGTGACATATCTACCCATGTAATATTTTCCACAGAAGGTTTTCCTACCATCTGCTCCATAGGATGTGTAATATCAATATCTAACTGACCGCCACATCTTGACATACTAGGTTTTCTACAATTACCGAAATAAATCTCGTTTCCATCAGGTTCTTTGCAATGTGCATCAAGGTCACTGTTGTCATTTTGTCCCTCATTCCACATAATTGAAAATCTGAGTACACCATCGACATTACCGCCAGCAGCTTTTACATTCTGCTTCATATCAGAATCAGTAATGTTTCCTGAATAAGCCCATGATAATCCATTGTTCCATTTGAACATTGTCTTAGCATCTGGATTAATAGGTGCAATCATAGAAACAAAGTTCTTCTCATGTTTATTCTCTACAAAAGCTTCAATCTCCTTTGTAGTTGGAAGTACCTTATCAATAAAATCCTGTGCTGAAATCTCTTCAACTTTAGAAAACTTCTTAGGACTTACAGCAATATCCTTTTCCATCTGACCAAAAATATCATCTGTACCAACCATTCTTCTTGCAGCACTCTTATTTGAGAACAGTACATTATTTACAGTAATATCATTCAGATTAGCAAATCTTCTCTGTAATGAATCCATATATCCAAGTTCTGTAATGGTCTTCTTTGCATCCTCAAGCATCTTCTTTGTAAAAATAGCCTTTGGACGCTTATAATTGCTTGGAGCGACAATCTGCTCATACTTCTTAACTGCTGTGTCAAGATCCATATCCTCACTTACATTAATAAGAAGTGTTCCAATAGAATGATTTCTAATTCTACCGATAGCCATACCTGCTGTTACTGACTTCTCCCAAGCATATAAATCCTTTTCAGTATCAGAAGTCAACTTATCATATTCCTTCTTATACTTCTTGAACTCTGTTAGTACGCCTTTCCACTCTTCACCCTTATAAAGTGTATTTGAATTGATAAGTTCAAGAATTGTATCAAGTGCTTCCATAGTAATCTCATCGAGAGAACGCTTAAATACATTTCTTGTATCTCTGAACTGTCCTTTAACTTCCTCGTTAGAACGACTACTTCTATTTACGAACTTGCTTGGAAGCTCTAAGAAGAAATGATCCCACTGATGAGATTTTCCATTAATCTCTTCAAAATTGAAATCTGTTCCGATTTTATTAAATTTGCTGATATAAATATCTGTAACCGAATGAGATTTAACAAAAGCATCTAATGCATCACATACTGGCTGATAAGTAGTATCTCCAAGATTCAACTCCCAGATTGTATGTATCTGATTGTCTTTAATCATTACCGCATTACCAATTGATTTGATAAAATGACGGCAGCATGAACAATCATGTTCTGTTCGCTCTCGATATAAATTATTTGTTCCTGCTGGGAAACTGTTTAAGTATGTCTCCCAAAGCTCATCTTTGTCCAGATTGACTTCAAACAAATAATCTGCTTTTTTCTGCATCTCATCAAAGTGTTTTTGAAGTTTCATTTTGAATTTCATAAATCCATCTAACATTGTTGTACTCTCCTTTTTTTTCTTTATATATTAATATTCTCTACAATCATATTGAATCCAAAAAGATATTTGCCAAAACAACCACTCAAACGTAAGCATTGCTCCGGTTCCATCTTTTAAATCATCACTGTCGTATGAAAAATTGATTACCGGAAGAAAATTGAAATCTATACTGAAATAATCTTTATTTTTATGTAGCAATCTATGTGCGTGTACACACAATCTTTTCTTTTTCTTCATAATATTATTCTCTTCTGTTAATACCAAACAATTCACACATCTCTCCACTCAACCGAGTAATTTTGAAAAATCTATGAGCAATCTCATCAAACATATTTTTTTCACATATTGCTTTTGCTACTTTTAGTGGATTGCTTGACTCAATTACTTTTTCATACTCATGAATCATATCGTTATATGGCTCATAATCATACTCTCTTTTTGCAAGAATTCTTATGCGACTACGATAACATTTTTCAAGCTCTGTATTCGTAAGTTTAGAGAATAGATTTTTCGGTACTTCTTCGTCTTTATAATTCCAATCTAATATTTTCATATCACACCTCATAGTTATCTACAAAATTCCACAACGATGGTTTGCATTGACTACATTTATAACACTCTCCTCTTGTTACTTCACGCCCGCCAGGACAATAAATTGTTCCAGTTTTACGTGCATTTTCAACCATCTTGTTAATTGCTTCTTTTACATTTGTGTTCATATTTTCCTCTTGAAATTTCGATTTCATCGTTATTCGCCATAGACTAACTGCGTGTAATTTGCTTCGATCCATACTTCATTTTTAATTTTATCTGCATTTACACACAATGCTTCATATGAACCATTTAAAAATACGTCTGTATTTTCAATAAGTACACGCGCTTTCGGATCACATTTATTAAGTTGCGCCATCAGATCTTCTACTAACATAAATCATCCTCCAATCCGTACTCTTTTAGTGCTTTTTGTAAAATTTTCTCTTTAATAATTGGTTTAACTTCCTTTTTAATTTCTTCAACCGCATCTCTATAAACTGCATCTGCAACATCATCTGGAGCAATTAGATAATGGGTGCTTCCGTCAAAATCATCTTTTATCTGATTTACAATCACATTCACAATTTTCTTTTTAAGATCTTCCATATTTTTAGATCCTAAAAACTGCTCCAACATAGATTCTTTTACTACATTATCCATCTTTTCACTGATTGATTTACTCATGATTTTCTCCTTTATGGTAATCTAAACTCATACTCACCTAACATTTTTGGATATGCAATCATATACCCCCAGATTTTATTATCCTTAAATCTATACGTATATGCTACAAGTTCTGCTTTATCCGACCCATGTGTTACTTTTATACTTTTATCTGTACAAAAATTTTCAATTTGTATTTCACCATCTTCGTAGGAACAATAATGACATATAGTGTTATTGCCTTTACTGACAGACATAGAGAAATAATCTCCGTTATTATTTATCGGGTAAGTTTCCTTGACATACATAATACTTTTTTCTTGTGGAATACATGGGCTGATAAAAGTACCAATTAGTAACCAAACTATTGCACCGAAAAAAGCAGCTGCAAGTAATCTCCATACACACGCCCAAATTCCTCCACATCCAAAAATTATAATCAAAATTATTGTTACAACTACAAATCCAACTATATATAACATAATTATTCTCCATATATTCCTATAATTTCCTGTATAACATATCCACTCCACGCAAATACAACTGCTGATGGTATTGCCAGGACAACTTTAATTACTAATAGGAATATCATCATTCCTGTAATGCAGGTTGACATGTATGCTGCATACAAATGAAAGAATGGTTTCAACAGCAGCTGCCAACCGCTTATGTAAATAAGACTCCAAATAGTGATTAGCAGGATTACGATCCGAACAATTATGATTACTTTATGTCTCATTCTTCACCCGCTTTCCAATGTGCAACCATTTCATCTAACTGTTCCGGTGTGAATACAATATGTGTGCCATACTCATTGCTGAACGCATATCTATGTAACATTTTTACAAACTCATCAATTGTCTGCTCTCTTATTGCGTTAATATTTAATTCGATTTCAGCTACTTTTTCATTCACCATTTTTTGCAAATCATTTTTATCAAATGTGATATTTGCGAAACATTTTACTGGATCTCCATCACGGATCACCATTCCACGCTCATCCAGATCCTCATAATCTGCAAGCTTGTCAAGACATTTTTGTATTTGCTCAGTTGTCATACATCCAGCGTCACGTCCAAACAAATCATCTGTCTTGTATACAACAAATCTTTTTTCTTTTGCTTCTAATGTACTGATTGCACTTGTTATTGTATGATGTCTTTCCGTTAATCGTTCCATATTTTCTCCTCTCATGAAATTCTCAATTTATCGGTTGTTTTATAAATCACGCATCCATGGTTTTACATAATCATTTCTGTAAGCACTATCAGCAAAAGTGTTGAATATCAAATCCATACGTGATAACATCTGTTGAAGCTCATATTTTTTTTGCGTTCTTTTACTGATTTCTGTCTCCATTATTTTCTCTTGTTCTTCATCTGTCAGCGAATTCCACCACTGATCATATAAAAATTCGTCATACCACAAGATAGCGTTCCAACCATTAATGCAATACCAGTGTCTGCGTTTTCTTTCTGCGTTCCAAGCCATATTTACTCTCCTTTTATCGGTCAATCCGACAAATTTTCATTTTTTATTCATACAGATTTAGTAATCTCAATCCGATTGTTTCTGATCTGCCAAGTATTCTTCATAAGTTGAATACTGTTTATAAGGTGCTTTTTTATTTTCGATGTACCACCTGATTACTTTCTCCTGTGTCGCTTCTGTAGCAGCAGTGGTTCGCTCAACGATTACCGGCGTTAATATAATGATTAGCAGAATCAGTGCAATTGCTGAGATTGTTGTTATAATTGCTTTTAGTTTATTAGATTTATAATCCTCTTTATAAACACTTCTCCAGTATTTAATATCTTCGTCTGAAGCATTTCTGACTTTTTCTTGACACTTATCAAGAAATTCTAAGCTTTCTTTTTGATTCATCTTTATTTACCTTCAGTCAAGCTAAATTACCTGATGCAATATAAAATATTGACTAAATTTTCCATTTCTTGTATACTGATGAAAGACAAGTTTTATCTTGTCTCGACATGAGTGGATGAACCACATAAGATCAATCATTCACATCTTTGCCATATGCTATAAGTCGATTTGACTCACCCCATAGCATATGGCATTTTTTATTTAACTTAATTGCCTTTTTAGGTATAAAATATATATTAATGGCGGTTGCTTTATTCTCGACCACCTTCTACTGTTAACACAGCGTAAAGGAGGTGATTGCCGATGCGCAATTGTGGCAACGTGACTAAAGTTCACGTCCGCGCATACGACCGATTCCGTTTAGGAAGATGGGAGCATGTTCGGGAACACTGGCGTAGCTATCCAACCCGATAGTCAAACCAACGGCAATCGCCAGTAATATTGAAATTATGTAAATTATCTTGCAGCAACATATTTGTCAAAATCTCTCATAAAATATAAATAATTGACTCTCTGACTGTTACTAAAGTTTGCGTTGTCGTTTTTATGTTTCTGAACCCAATCACTGAATTCATCATCTTTATCCATTTCACATGTTTTAGCCATCATTGCAATTAATGCCTTATAACACTTCTGATATAATGGTGATGTAACCGGAACGGTGTCTTCGATTAGATCTTTGTACAGACCAATATCTTCTGAATCCACATTCAATTCTGTATTTTGTTTAACAAATTCAACAAGTTCATCCTCTGGAATACTTTCTTTCGGATCATCAATACCTGCAGCATCCTCTGCTTTATCTGCATCTGATTCATCCTCTACTACAGTATTCTCTCCTGGCTCTACAACGTTTTCAGTTTCTGTTTCTTCCTGAGCTTCCGGAAGTTCAACTGTCTCAACGACTTCTTCTACAGTATTTATATTCTCTTCGTCCTGAGATGCAATTTTAATTCCGTTGTCTTCTAAAAATTTATTCATAAGTGTATGTAAAATATGTAATTTGTCTTCAATAATTCCACGATCCTTGGTAGATTTACTTTCATCAAGTTCATTCCAAGTAACTTTTGAAAACATTTCATCACTGCCTTTTACAATTTTGTATTCATGATCCAACTCAACTTTTACTGAATTGTATGAATCAAAATTGTTTAAGAACTTGCCATACACTTCTTTTGGAATGCCATTCTTCAGACACTGATCAAAAAACATTACCCAAATTAAGATATTTTTTTCACTAAATAATTTTTCTCCAATCTGTACGGTAGTGATATCCATAAGATCATCAAGAATCTTTCTGGAATTTTCAAAAACTTCATCAGTTGCGTTTTCATTAAGATATTCTCCAAGCTTCGTAGTATTTCTTGTCCAATCTTCCCAGAAGTTCAACCCCATTACAATTTCCGCCATCAACTGATTAACTTTTCCATTCTTACGATTAGAATCTTTAATCATTGCTCTATCAGACCAAAAATCATGAGTAGATAATTCTTTAATCTGTCTTCCGACATTCAGCATTCTTGTAAGAAGAATCTGCGCAGGTTTCATCTTTGCTCCTCGATTATATCTACGGAGATGACGAGCCATCTCTTCCGGAGTGCAATCTAAATGTTTTACAATTTTTACTGGACAATCATCAAAATTCTCTTTCAATTTAGCGGGAAGATCCTTATATCCTTTATTCTTCAGATTGAATGTAACCTCTTCATATACAATATTGTCATATTCATCTCTGATGATTTTCCCGTTTTCATCCCTTTTTGCTTCCTGATATGTAATTTCTTCTGGATCAATATTCTTACCAAGACGAAAAGCTCCCGCCTTAAATCCTGAAATATAACCATATTTCTGTAATCCATCAATAATCCAAAGAGTAACACCAGTAGGAGTAAGTTCTTCACAAATCTTGATAGCATCAAAGTCTTCATTTAAAAGAACTGTAACAATAAAATTATCTCTGTCAGCTTTATCCCATTGATCTGCCTCTCTCTGGAGTACATAATCAGCTCTAAGATCACCTCTCTCTGCCATGTCACAAACTTTTTTACACATGTAAACCTCTTCTTTAACTTTGTCTCTAATCAACTTCATGATACTTACTCCTTTCTCTTACAAGTTTTTGATCAAATAAATATTTTTATTACGACAGATCCGTTTAAATGAATTGTCATAAGTATGAACTGAAATATGTAAAATCTCACAAATCTCTTCTCTTTCATATCGATTTGCAAGCATCAGTGCTATCTCTCGTTGTAACGGAGACAGTTTATGTAAAAATGCTAATGTCTCAGGATGCCACTTATCGTATTCTCCGTTGTCCTGATTACAAACGAACTCTTCCAAATTAAATCCATCACCAACTACTTCATGAACTCCAAGTTCATTTCCGTCTTTGTCTGTTTTAATCGGTGCATCCAATTTTACCGTCGGTAAGATAACTGGTCTCTTTTTACCGTATTCCTTATCTTTTACCTCGATGATTCCATTCTCATTACACAAATAATTCGTTCTACATTCTCTTCCTTGATCTCTTGACCAATCATAAAACGCTCGTGCCAGATTAGATTTAAAATAGCCTTCGAATCTACTGTTCTTCTCTTTGTCATATGTAAGTACGGATTCAATCAAAACGAACATCGCTTCGTCAATCAAATCATCATAGAATTCATTTCCATCCAAATTCTTCCGTTTGATCATTTTGTAACAAGATTTTTTTAATAATTTCATGTCATTTTCACAATATTCTTTGCAAATATCTAATTGCCACGGCTCCAGATTCAGATTCTCATAGTTACTCAGTCGCATTGCTACCTACCTCATTTCCTTCTTCTTCTATTACTTCAACGATTCGATATCTGTATTTCCGCCGTTTACATTTATTAATATTTGCTTGTACACCAGCTTTTGAAATCCCTCTTTTATCGAACGACTCAATAATATCTTCTACAATGTCCATCTCATTTTTGATATCACGTCTTTTTCTTGCATTGATCCAAAGTCGTTTACACCATTTCCATGCAATATACATGTGGAACGATTCTGTAAACTCAATCTCATGAAGAATATCAGATCTCTCTTTGTCAACTGTACTTAACTCTTTTGTAAGTTCAGGTTCTCTGTCAATCGCTTCCTGAAGAATTTCTCTAGCAGCACCGATTTTCCCAACCCATCTTGTTACATTATCCGACGGCTCATATCCGGTATTCTCAATCACTTTCGGCTGTGCTTTCGGTTTTGGCTCTGGAATATCTGGAATTGCTTCGACGTAAAACCCCATCTTTTTGAGTTGTTTAGGCAGTGCTTGTACAATATTACAAGCTTTACTGTACTCAAAAGTTCCTTTTAATTTTTCTGAACACGATACGAACCGTCCATTCTCATCCAAACGGATATATGTATTTCTCTTATTTTTGATCATATACCGCAATTTTTACCACTCCCTTTCTTCTCCACTGTATTCTCTGCCGAATTTAGGTAAATTTAATAGACCTATTTATGTTCCAAAACAAGTATGAAAGACAAAAAATTTTTGACTGTAAAAAACACACTTATTTCGTAAAAATAAGAAAATAAATTTCAATATTCAGTTTTAATTGTGTTGGATTGCTTTACGAACTGTAATTATGAAAAATATTATGGAAAATAAAATTACCAATAATTGCCAAATGATTGACAATGTTGAATAAAATATGTAAAATAATAGTGTCGTATAGCAATCTTTTTTGTTATATGATCCTTGGTTGAGAACAGCTGGTGCATTATAGGGATGCCAGTCCCTAGCACTGGCTGTTTCTCGTTTACAAGAACAATAATAGAACAAACGTTCTGATTTGTCAATAGTTTTCCGAACATCTGTTCGTTATTATGTTCTGTTTTCTGTTCGATGCATATTTGATGGGTCATAAAAATACCACCATTATCATTCCAATCTCACTTGAGGGAATGATAAATTATGAATTAACGACTCTGGTACACCGTCCACCCCACATAACGAAATCCGTGAAAAGAAATCGTTGTCTTCATAATTAATACCTGAAGCATTATGAATAATCCGTTTGCTTTCTATTTTATTAATTCTTGCTGGTTTCGTGTGAACGTATGTAACAGTATCAATCGTATCAATCCATATAAGTCCCTGAGCTTCGTCAATCATTTTTTTTGCTATCTCTTTGCTAACATACATTTTATGCCAGTACCTCCTTCCAATTGATGTCCTCTCCGTAGAAATATGAATTGAAGCAAACTTTATTAATCATATTTCTTTCAGACTGAGAAGTAACTGAACCAATCTTTCCAATCACTTCGTCTTTTGATATTGTAAATGGCTGTTCTCCTAAAACCATAGAAAACAAATTCAAACCGTTTTCTCCATCAGCTTCCAGACAACCATGTACAGGCATATCTGTCTTTTTTATTTTTGAAGTCAAAGGCATAACAGTAATGATATTTGAATGACGTGTTCCAATCGCGTTACTCACGATCACATATGGACGTTTCTTTGTCTGAACTGATCCATGTTCATATTTAATTTCTGCTGTGATAATATCATATCTTTTCAGATCCATATGTATCTCTCGCTCCTTCCTCTTATTATGTAAATTGCCTTTGTTTTTTATTATTTCTCTTTCTATGGTTTACATTATATATCTATAGATAGTGTATGTCAAGATATATTATTGTAAAATATATTATTTTTTGATATTCTATCTATAGATATATAAGGAGAATATACCAATGCTCAAATTTAAATTAAAAGAAATACTTGAAGAGGAACACAAATCAGGATATTGGTTGTCTAAATCGACTGGTATAGCCGCAAATGCAATTAGTAAAATGTGTAATCAAGAAACAACAAGCATCCGATTTGACACATTAGAAAAAATTTGTCTTGCTCTTAACTGTACTCCAGATGATTTATTCGAAAGTACTGATAAACAATTTAATATTCTTATCAATAAAGAAGACGGCACAAGTTAATGTACCGTCTCTTTTTATTGTGCTATATTCAATTTTGATTTTAATGCTTCTTGCAAAATTTTTGAAAAATTAATATTATTTTCAATCGCTAGATCGTTTAACCATTGTGGAATAGTCAATGTTTTTTTAACGGATTTATTGAAATGATTTCTAGCATATTCTTCTACATCCACAGAAACAATATTCTTAAAAGAATTTTCATCAGAAATTTCAAGCTCTTTTGCTACTTCTGAAATATCTATATCTTCAATCTTTGATGGCTGTGGCATGTCATCTCCGTCTTGTTTCCCTGTATATAAATATCCAGCTAAACAATCAATCGCCATTTTCATCGCATCTTCCAGATTGTCTCCACAAGTTGCCAAATAATTTAAGTCAGGAAAAATTACAGAATAAGAGTTTTCATCTTTAAAAAAACATGCGGGATACATAGTTAACATATCGCAACAACCTCTCTTTCACTTATATTATATGAATAGGCGAGAACTTTATTTAAGTCCCGCCTGTTTACGTATTGATTTTTCTGTACCTTTTGATAAATCTTTTGAATGAAATGGAATAGTAACTTTACCAGGTTTATCCGGATGCACATACTGTCGATGTGAACCAATTTGATTTTTGAATACATATCCTGCTTGCAAAATTTCTTTTTCCATTTCTCTAGGAGTAACCGGCAGTAACACACCTCTTTCCTTTTTCTGATATTATACTTTTTAATACGTGTTTTGTCAATACGTATTGTTATAATTCGTATATCACAGATCTTTTAACATCTCTTTCATACCAACGGCACCATTTGAGTAATTGTTAACTGTCGTTGTCATTGAAGTATGTCGTAACTGTTGCTGTGCAAATGCAATATTACCGGTTGTTCCTAGAAATGTGGCATACCAATGTCTCATCATATGTGGTGTAATTCCATTTCCATTATATTTGAATAACTCTTTAATAGTACTTTCTGTAACACGACTCCCTTTCTTAGTCAGAAACAAAGCTTCGCTATCAGGTTCCATACTCGCTCTAAGCACAATCCATTCACTTAATTTCTTTGCTGAACTATCAGTTAAAAAGACATCCTTCTTTTCAATTTCTCTATAATTCCCTTTTCCAATTACACTAATATATGGCATATCATTATCGAGATGAACGTCTCCTAAATCCAATCCGGCACACTCAATTTCTCTTATTCCAGTCCATTTCAACACATAGAAGATTGCTAAGTTTCTAATGCGCCAAAAGTCATCTTTTCTATTGGCTAATTTCTGTTCCATAGAATCCATTTGTGAATCGGTTGGCAGCTTCTTAAATAATCCATTTCCAGTTGACACACCTCTGTATGATACACTTCTTACAATATTATAATCAACTGGACATTTTCTACTTCTTACTAAATATTCCCAGAAACTACTAATCCGATTCTTTTCTGTTCCAAGCGTCGTTGGAGCGATACCATTTATTTCTCTTTCTCTTAAATACATCGTCACATCTTCAGCCTCAATCTCCAGGAAGTCTTCCGGTTCAATTTCTGAAATACTATCTTTATTGATTAGTTTCTTTTCAATTGACCAATTTAACAATTGTTTAATTGTAGCCCAATATGTTACACAACTTGATTTGCTTTCCAAATTGATAAAATACTTCTGAATGAACTGTGGAACATTATCTTGTTCAAATCTTCGCTGTAAATTTTCTTCATTTCTCTTCTGAACTTCATCTTTATACATATTATCAACCTACCTTTCTATTATTTGGATTCTCTTCTGGATAATATTTACTTCTAATCTGACGTGCAACAATCATTTTTTCTTCAAAGTCATCACAAAATCTGACTTCCAAGTTTTTAGTCGTAGAGTATTTTTCTGAACAAATTTTATTAGCACACCAGATGTCTTTAATATGATTATTTGGTCTCTGATGTCTCCTTTGTAACCCATCTACTACAAAATTTTCCTGTAAACAATGCAGACAGATAAATCTCGAACACTTCTTCGGATTTCCATTCTTATATCTCATATATTCTCTCTTTCTCCTAACAAAAAAGAAGCAGAATTGAATCTGCTTCCTAATCTCATTTTATTATTTATTTTTCTTTAATATTTCTGTTACCTGCGCCACGGGTATTTTATATATAGCAGCAACTTTCTTTTTATCTTTTATAATCTCATATTCATTCACAATATCCTGATCAGTAAATTCGTAATCTACTGGCAGATTCATAACATTTTCTATTCTATCCATATTTTCACCCACGTTTCTTTATCTTTTGCAGTAACATATTCACCAGATCCGCCACTAATAAAACACGCTGCATCTTCCAGAATTACAAGTATTTTTCTAAAATCATCATACAGATCCTGTGTTTGAAATCCATTCTGAATAAGATTTTGAAAATAATTTACTGCTAATTTTCTATCTGTAAACACAATTTCACAAGAATAATTTTTATCATTTTCTACCATATGAAACTGATCCATATTTTTAATAGAAAAATCATCTGATTTCTGGAACTGTGTCTGGATTCTAATTTTCATACATTTCCCTTCTTTCCAATACAATGTTGAGTCTACCATATTTCTACCAAAATAGCAAACAAATGTTTGTATTAAAAATAACCGTCAATGATTTCTCACCAACGGTTATCCATGTTGATCATATAAAATGTCTGTTTCAATCAACTTTTTATTTTCGTCAATTCTCTTTCGTGGATGTTATTAACTATAGTTCCCCAGTCATCTAGTTGTCGAATTTTATATCGTATTTGTCCACCCTTCATTGATTTACCTATAATTTTTGCTTTATTGGTTCCGAATTTTACCAGATCTCCTTTTTCCATAAAACCTCCGTTTTAATAACTTATTTATCATATGAAAGATTCCTGCATAATTCTGCATCCCTATAATCTATTTTCTTATTCATATAATAACCTCTTATAATGAAACAATTTTTCTATTATTTTCCTATATAACATTTACAAACCGAAGATATATCTATATTTTCACAATCATTTATTTTGACTATATCATAAATTTCGCTTTCTTTTATTCCACGTTCAATAATGCTGATCTCCATATCGGTAATATCATCAAACCAATCAAATCCCTGTTTGCCATCCTTAATATATGTTAGTAAAATATTTCTATCTCCCATCTTTACACACTCCATGAAAACAATCTTTCATTGGATTTTTATTGAGATATTAATCTATTTTCAATCCTTCTTAACAAATCTGCTCTCTGTTCCTTTACTTCATCTATCCAACCGCCATCATGTTTTTGAACATATCGAATAGTTTCAAAAGCCTTTAATCTCAATTCGGCAATTGGTTTACTTTGAATTGACTTGAAAAACTCTTCGTACTCATATAAATTACCAAGAATTTCTTCATTTATACCATTGATTGAAATATCAACTATTTCACAAGCCAGAACTTTTTCATCTGTATCTCCATCATCAAGTAACTTTTCTACATCTGCCTTTATATCCTTACTATCTTCCAGTTCAGACATTACATCTAAAGCTCTATCATTTGATAGTACCTCAAAACTCCATGCTCCCATATATACCACCTCAATCTTCAATATCTACAGGATTTTCAAGCTGTAAAATTTCATCTCTATGTTCTACCAATGCTGCACTTGCAATCGCATTAATCTTATTCTGGCAGAATGATTCGATCTCGCCTTTTGCTTCCATAACAGTGCGATCCATCTGGACATTAAACTGATTGGCAACAAATTCCATGTTACAACCAATATCCATGCTCAGCTTTCTCAGTTTATTCATAACGGCTTCCTTATCTGCTTTCGTAAGGGATTTTTTCTGGGAAAATAAATCAGCTGCATCATGGATTAACTGCTGCGACTCATTCATTGCATCTTCAATTTTCCCCTTGAATTCATCCGTAAACTGTTCTCTTTTACTTACGAAATCGCATGGCGGAATTTTTCCGTCTTTTTCCGTATATCTGATTGTACACGGGATACCGGTTCCCTGACCAAACGAAGTGATTGCTTCAGCAAATTGGGAATAGCTCATTTCCACTTCCACAATTGGTTTGTTACCAAAAACACTATCTGAACTATAACCTCTTGTAATGTCGGCATGTCGTAATTCTAACGTAATTACATTACTATGTTCAATGCTACTTCCAAATAAAGCTCTCTTTTCACCATAAGCTCTATTGAATAAAATTGTACCATAAGCAGGATGTGTTGTCTTTGTTCCAAACTGTGTTTCTTCTACTTTATATTCATTCACCATATATGTTTACTTCACTTTCTATACTGCTAATTCTGCATTTTCATCTGTCTTCACAAATCCATTTTTCTTAAACTGCTCTAATGCCATATAAATTTCTGAAATAGATTTACACCAAACTGTATCTTCATATTCTACAAAGTGTACACTAAAGATACTTCCAGGATACTCGAAAATATTATCTATGAGTTTTTTATCTTTTCTTTGCAATATAATTCTCTGCATATGTATCACACTCCATTCTATTTTATATAGCATTATTCTCCATTGAAAACAAAAAGAAATCGTCAATTCATAACTGAAACATCAATAACATTTAATCCTGCATCTTCTAAGTCCTGTTCAACACAATATCTTAATGTTTCTTCTGATGATTCATTATCATAAAATTCAGCTTCGACTACCACTAATAATTTTGCCTTGATTTTGTTTGGCTTATCCATTATTCTTGCCATTTATATCACCTCTTCCAATCTTCCGAGCAAATCATTCTTTATATTAACCAACGTTTCAAGTTTAATTTCTGTTCCAGAAACTATACTAGGGTCACTACCACTCATCTCAATAAGCTCTCCTTCAAGTCGCTTAATTTCTACACTAAGCTCATCAATATACTCTTTAATCTTCTCTCTTATGCCAGGCTGCTTCTCATATTTATATAATTTCTCCAACACCAGTTGCATTTCCTGATTAGCTTCCAGAGTTGCTTCGCCATACATATACATTTCAATCTCAAGAGATCCAGGAAGTTGAAAGTTCACTTTTTGTACCAAATTACTCATTTATATCACCTTATTCCAATCGGGATCTTACCACTTCTATAAGCATTCACATGACAATTTCTTTGTCTGCCGTCTCTTCCAAAATCTAATAACTTATTATATTTTTTGGCGCAATCAAGACAATAAAATTCATCAGCAAATTCATTAAAGTAGTAGTCCCCATCATAATATCCGTTAATATACTCTATTTTACTTGGTTGCCCTTCTGGATATATTCTCTGTTCGGAAAACAAAAATTTTCCACATTTGCAACATTCAATATTCCATTGTTCTGCTTCCATTTACATTACCTCACGAAATAGGAATTTAATCGGGTTTAAAATTTAAAATACCGTCCTGGATATGCGTCCATATGTCCAAAACATACATTGTGAAACCAAAGATATCCTTGATTATCCCATGTAATTGTTTTTCCTTTTTCAATATGGACTTTTTTATTTACATTATTATTCTCTTTAGTAAATCCAATACCATCAAAATCTTCTATACATACTGCTATACTCATTTTTATAGTCTCCTTTCATAACCATCTGAAAGTTTAAATTTCATGTTTCTTTACATATGACCATGTAATACATTCTGGCGGTTGACCACAGATTTTAAACATTGTTACATTCTTATACCCTGATCTGATCAATCCATTTGCCTTTATTCTACTCTGATTTATATCATCAAAGCCGTCAAAAATCCAAGGCTCCGTTTCCGTAAATCCATTTCCGATTTTATCATTATAAGCAACTGCATACATTTCGTTTTTCATAATTTATTCCCATTCCATTCTTAAAACCTAGATTTCATTACCTATACCAATCATCTTCTCAAAATACATTGCTGCCTTGCCGTTACCGCCTTCATGTTTATATCCGATACATCCAATTAATGCAGAATCTAAAGAAGAATATGAATTATTTGTATCACGATAATTGATATATCCATGATAATATTTTTTACTATTCTTTTTATCAATATATTCTACAATCTGATATTTTCCAATACAATGAATTTGAAACACATTACCCCATGTAAATTCTTTCTCTATTAGCTCCAATTTTTCATCATGTGTTGCTTCTCTTATATCATTATCTGTAATTGTATTCAATAGGCTAAATGAACAGCATCCACGATTACAAGGATGGAATTTAAAATCATTTTCACTTTTTACTACCGTTCCAATTTGATTATTATAAACGACAATATCTCCATATTTCATACTCTTATCCTCCGTTTGAAAACTTGGTTTCAATCTATTATTTCATATTACATTATTCTCCACCTACTTGCAAGAAAACGGTCTGCCAAATAAGGCAAACCGCATAGGATGATTAATAAAATTTATAAGCCATAGAAAGATAGTAGCTATCCGGAGACTCTTTTTTGAATTTCTGAATATCACGATCTAATTCTTCATAATATTCTTTGGAAATTTCTTTTACTGAATCCCAATCATACTTATCTCTGTCTACACGATAAATACCACCACGCTGGCTCTCGTCAAAATATCCAAGTTCATAACGTGGTTTACTATAACTCCAATCACATCTAAGTAATGCAATTTGTTTTCCTGTCTTTGTTTCAAAAAATGCTGGCGCACCAAACGGATATGTTCTTGGATTAACTTCCAAATACACAGAACGTTTCTCTTCTGGCTTACTCTGATCAAGCATTTTCTGACTATGTTTTGCTTTTTCTGCAAATTCATCATACACTACTTTATAAGGGCAAGAAGTAACATCTAACCACTTACCTCCGTCTGGGATAATTATATGATTATTGCTACATAAACGAGATTTTCCATTCACATCACAATAATAACGCTCAGTTGTATAATTACCTAACGGATATGTCGTATTATAATTTGTTCTTGTTCTCTGATTCTGAATTGCTGCTCCCGCTTTAAGTCCACCTCTTGCTGCTAATGCTGCTAAAAAGAATAATCCTGCCATAATATTTGTCCTCTCTTTCTTATCTTATACTTTCTTATCTTGTTAACTTCTCTAATTTATTCTGATATCTTGTTACCCAACGCCGGGCACTTACAAATGTTTTACATTCTACAAAATATGGTATATTCGGATCTAATGTATTAGACACTCCATACTTACCTTTATAGTTCTTTTCAATATAAATTAATTTTTCTCCAAATTTAGCACACCATGTAGTATGTTCTCCATTTTCATCAAATTCTGTCATTACATTCCAATCAAATTTCATTTATATCACCTATTTTCTTAATTATACATCGAATAATGTCTAATTTCAATACTTTTTCAGTCTAATTATCAGACAATATAAGCTAAATTTTCATTTGAAATTCATCTTTCATCAGTTCCATTTTGTTTTGTCCATCATAAGAATTTTTTCGTAATCAATTTGCCCCATAACCTGTTCTCTGTACCATTCCAACTCATTTGCTTGGTTGCACTGATCACAATATTCATCCAGATCTTCATAAAATTCTTCATCATCTTCCAGATACCAATTTGTCCATTCGTTTTCCGCTTCATCAAACATCTGAAGCCCGCCGGTATTTGCAAAATCTGGTTTAAGATTCTCCTGTAACTGGAACATATCGTATGCTGCTAACATATCCATTACTTTTTTACCCTCTTCCGGTGACTCAACCGGAATATAAAATGTTTTGCTTACTCCTACCTGTGGAATCCACCATACTCTCAATTTACTCATTATAATCTACCTCTCTTTCTTATCCGCAATATGCTACATCGCAATGATTAAACACTTTTACCATATCTACATTATAATGCTCTACTTCATCTGCCGTAATCAAAGGTTCTTTATATTGATAATAGTCGAATTGTCGGAATCCATATCTCGGATCATACTCACCAGCATACCATCCATCATCAATTTTGTCGACTTCTAACTCACAATTGCAACTTACCCATGATTTCGCTTCATTAATAATACTAATAAGCTGAAGCTCTTTTCTGTTGAATTTTTTATTTTTCATTATAATACCACCTTTCGTGTACAACAAAACGCCCACCTTAGTATTCTCTATACCAAAGTGGACGTTTCCGTTTTAATTTATTGTTCTTTTTAAATTTCAATGTAATCTTTTTCAGGAAGAAAATCTGCGAATTTCCAAATATCACCACCAGAAATCCATTCTCCTTCATCATCGTATTCGTTTTCTTCTATATAATATTCAGTTACCACATAACATCTTCCATCACTGTCTCTTTCGTAAAACGTGGAGTTGAAATCTTTTAATGCATCTAATGCATCTTCTTTTTTGTCAAAAGTCTTTAATATATTTAATGCAAATCGTTCGTCAATATTTAACGTGCATCCAGGTTTAATATCTTCTTTTTTATTAATAGCAACCGTATTTCTTCTTAATTCATATACCATTATACTACCTTCTTTGTTTTACAATAATATAACTATTTCTGTTTTTCACAACAAAAATGTTGAATTTCATCACTGATAGATCGTCCTGCAATAATGATTTATACTATCATAGGTTCTTTCCATTACTTCAGCAATTTGTCTATATGACATTCCTTTCCGTAACATCCCCATTATCAGTATACGATCTTGTTCAGTAAATTTCTTTCTGTGGTTCCTAGTCTTGTAATTTAGTTTCTGCTCACGTACCCATTCTGGTTGCGGAACAATAGAATTCTCTTGGAAGTTTGTCCAATTAATTTTATCTTTGTGTTCTTCAGCCCATTCCCAAAAATCTTCAGGATCAATCAGATATCTTGTTTGTGTTTCACACACTACTTTCTTGGCAGGAAGTCCAAGCTTTTCAATCCATCTAATCGGAACTGTTGTATTTACTCCAAAGCACTTCGCAACCATTCTTGCGCTCAAATAATCTGTACAGTAGTGTTTCAAACCAATATTAACTGCTTTTCTTTTTACTGACATTTTTGTACGATTTAATTTTTTAGCAGTTATTTCTACCGGTTGCTTCAAATATCTGCTTTTCAGGTAATTTACTTCCTGTTCTGTCCACTCTCTTCTCATTTACACACCAAATAACTTTCTTATGAACTGTTTAATATTTACAGAACCTTCAGATATTTCACGTTGTTCTTTCCGTTTCTGAATTTTCATATAATTCAGTTGTACGTCAGCTTCTATATATTCCTGCATCTGAGCAGGTGTCAAACTACTATATGGCGTACACCGACTGGTATCAAACATGTCAACTCCATCACCATGAATAATTCTAAATCCGAACATTTCCATTATACAATCTCCTTTGCAATACTGTTATCCAAATAGTCCCACTGGCGTTCTCCAAATGGAATATGCAGATTGCCAACAACCTGGAACGGAATGTTATTTGATTTCAGTAGCTGCTCAAAATAATCTCCAATGCATAATGTATTATCTTCGGCTTCCAGGAACATCCTGCTTGCCAACCGTGCATATCTGAATACTGCTGTTTCGCTTTCTTTAGGAATCATATATACAACCGGCTCTACACCATATTCATCTTCTGGCTCAAAATCATAAGTGCCATCAAAATCTAATACAAAAAATGTTCTGATCATTATTCCTCTACCTCACTTTCCATTCCTTCGATTGCTAAGTCTAATAACTCGTATACGTAATCTTTGTTTTCTTTCATGTATTTTTTGAAATCATCATCGTCTGGTGTTTTGTTATTTTCTTCGCAATACTCATTGTATCTTTCCCACATCGTATCTTCTACAATATATAAATTGAATTCTTTCCCTTTGTATTCCAATTCAGGATCTGCCCATGCGCCATGCCAAATAAATCCTACTTCCGGTAATCCATACCAATCTGGATATTCAACCGGTACAATCAATCCTTTCCCTTGTTTTGTTATAATTGTTTTTCTTAATGTACTGAACATAATTGTCTACCTCACTTTCTTATCATTCGTAATCAAATTCGCTTAAACCACCACTATCTCTTACATACTCAGCAATATCCGGAATGTATACCATCATATTATCAGGGAACTTCCGCTCATCTTTTAATGCGTAATACCCGAATTTAACAACATTATCGTCCCAATCATGTGATAACATGATATTTGAAATCAAATTTTCCATTGATGTCTCTGGTTCATAACCCTGTTTTCTAATCCATATTGCCATATAATCATAATCACACCATTTCTCTTCTGGATATTTTGAATAATCCTGTTCTTCAGTCCATTTACCGTAGCAATCTACCATAATAACAACCTCACTTTCTTCCAATAAAATAAGAGACCGGATATTTCCAGTCTCTTATGTATTCTCTTTTGAATCCTTGCATTCATTATTCCTCAACTTCAATACAAATTCTATTTCCATCTAAGGGGAATATATATGTTAATTCTTTATCTCCATATTCTTCAATCTTTTTCCATATATCGTCTGCGTTTCCATCATAATAGATTGAAGCCTTGTAGCCACTTCCCCAACTCTGAATTCTGACACAACCTTGTACGGTTACATTTTCTAATAAATCACGTAATGTCATCTCAACGACCTCACTTCCGTTCTTTGAATTTAATTCCGTTTTCTTCTAAGTATCTAATTAGAGGTTGGAAATATGCTTCTGGCTCCAGAATGTTCGAAGCATTCTCTTTTGCCCATTTAAGCTGTTTATCAGATAATTCGCAGCCATTCATCAGATAATCTAGTTCCAACCCATGCAAACGATCAGCTATATCCAAACTATAATTCTCATACAGATATTTTGATGGCAACATACACACCCATGTTTCTGCTACTGCATATTTATTTTTTATTTTGTTTATTTTTGACTTTGTTAATTTGCTAATAATATCAATTCCATCAGCTTCTAAGTCATTTAACTCAAAATATGCATTGATTATCTGAAGGTCTGTCGCATTGTTCCATGCTTGTTCTTGTACTAATTCTTTTAATGTAATCATTTCTCTCATCCTTGTTTATATAAACCATACCAGTTACATATCTTTCCATTTTTATATTAATTAAAACTGTGAACGTGTATTGATAATAATATTGTTATCTTTTACAGTCCAACTAATCACTGGACAATACCCATACTTCTCGATTGCCATATCTTTTCTCCATGCACTATTTTGATAAAGATATTCATCTTTGATTTCTACCCATATATCATTACCGTAAAAATTTCCCAATAAATCTTTAATCTTCATTCTTTAAACTCCTTTGAAATGCGGTTTTCATTTACTTAATACTTTCCATTTATCAATGTTTTCAGTATCGAAAAACGAATGTAATTCCTCTTCTGATAATGGAGTAATTCCATAAACACCATCATATTCAAATCTTTTTAAATCATCTTTTATAAATTCTTCTGCTTCTTCAAAAGTTGGGTAATGATCTGCTTTAATTGCTATACTATATTCTGTATCGACAAGACCTCTACTGATTTCACATCCATTTTCTGCACCATTTTTGATTTCTTCTTCTGTTGCCTTTACTCCGCAATTTAATTCGTAATATTTAATCTTCATAATATCCCTCCCAGTCCTCTTCGGTTAACGATTTCCATAATTCAAAAGTCATTTCCTCACACGCTTCCATATCCTCATAAACATCTTTTAGATCATATGGTACGCCATTAGTTCCATGCCCTGTATTGTCTAGCCATAAATAAGCCTCATAGCTGCAATCATAATTATCATAATAATCTTTAATGTTATTTAATAGTGCGTATACATTATTATCTTCCATTTCTGCTTCAAAACTGAAATCTTGACCTGCCGGACTATATTTAGAAAATTCATAAGAAAAATTATCTCCGTCAATTGATTCAACATCAACTTTCCACCCGTTTTCTTCTGCAATTTCTACAATTCTACCTCTCATAGCTTGTAATTTATTCATACAATCACCCTCCAATCAATCATCAATATTTTCCATTATCCATCCAATTCCTTTTGAATGCTGCTCGTCAAACCAATCCCAAATTTCTTCTCTGTTAGTTCCCTTTGGAAAGATAAACCAATCTTCTTCAATATCCTCTGTATCAGGATTCATTGGTACATCTGTAAGTGTTTTCCATAAATCTTCCAACAAAGAATCATATGTAACATATTCTTTTACGACTTCCGGTTCTGGACTCTGAATTACAATATGCATTCCATCATGTAATTTCCCTTCCATAGCCCATAAAACCGCCCACATAATACAAGTATCTATGTTGTTGAAATGATCTGCATTTTCTAAATCTGTAATAGATGTTTCTTCATCATCAATGTCGCAAAAAAATACATCATAATCAAAATCCTGTTCAATTCTCTTTCCAAATCTAGGAAATCCAATTTTTCCGTAAAATACCATAATTTCTACCTCCGATTAATCTTCATAATTAACTCTGTACATTTCCTCATATTCTTCCGACAATTTTCTCAATACATCTTTGTAGATGTAAAGCTGATTATTTTTCAAATAATTACACAGTCCTGTTTTCGTATCAAAGAATTCCTCAACGGCTGTCGAATTCGCCCATCTGTCAAAAGATGCCAATGCAGCTACCCTTAACATCCATTTTCCATTTGTCCCGTCGTGTGGTTCAACAACCAGGAATAAAATTGTATCTGCTTTCGCTTGTAGTGTGGTTTCACATTCTTCGATTTCATAACCGTTATTTTCAAACCAATTCTTTATAATATCCATGATTTTTCCCTCCTTGAAATGTGCTTTTCATCAGGTTTATAAATCATGCAATTTCTCTCCAAGTTTTCCATCTGACGTGATATCATAAATCCCACATTCTCCAGTTCTGTCATGTCGTTCTTTCATTTCTCTTAAAATTTCAGCTACATCCACATTTGCCATTTCTGTTTGAAAATCTGTAATATTGTTATCTATCATATTAGTTCTCCTTATAAAGTTTTATAAATTTTTCTTCCATTTTTATCAAATAACTTTCCCTGTTTTACAGCATCATTCCATGCCTTTTTATATGTTTCCCAAGAGTAATACATAACTCCTAATACTTCACCACGGAACATTGAATCACCATCCTTTTGAAGTTTTCATTTACTTGCCAAATTCTTTTATATAAAAATTTCCAGCATATGTTGTATAAGCAACTTTGTAATAATCTTTTCCTTCCCAAAATTCTATAGGACAAGCATTGATATGATTTTCTTTTAAAATTTCTTTTGCTTTGATCAATTCTTTATCTGTCATCATATAATCACCCCTGAGGAAATTTCCGTTTCATTCTGACTTATATCCATTTGCAATCATGTCTTTTAAGTAAATTTCTTCTGGATATGCATCCATTTTATGTCCATCTTCAAATTCGATTTTCCAAGCAGGTAAAGATTCTAAATCCCATTCCTTACTTTCCTCACATCTTCCAACCACCTTAAATGGTTTTCCAACATAACTTTTGTCTTCATCATTCAAATCAAATGGAGTCCAAAATTTGTTTACAAATCCGACAGCTTCATAAGCGTCATACAAGTCTTTTAAAAAATCCCTTTCTCTGTCTACGCTCATTTCATCCCTTGCTTCTGGATATTTTTCATTTAATTCATCCCATGTCATAATATTTTACCTCATGTTATCGTTTAAGAAATCGTTCTCAACTGTTCCATTAAAAAATAATCAGCACCTTCAACATATTTCTGTGCATTTACATTCTTAATAATCTGTTCCTTTGTAATTCCATAATCAACAAGCTGCTCAAGTCCACTTGCATTATCACAAAGCGCGAAATAAGTTACAATATATTTTCCATTTGGTAACTCATTTTCATTCTGTATTTTATCAATATACCCTTCCATATTTTCATACAATCCAGATTTTTCACAGCTATGAAAACCGGTTTCTTCGTCAATATTTAATACACCTTCAACTTCAGATTTCTTATAATCAACTCCCCATTCTGGGTCATCGTAAAAGAAATACTGTTTTCCATTTTTCGATTTTATAATTGCTCTTTCCATTTATTTTTCCTCCAATCTTCTAAAGAAATACTTTCGGTGAAGAAATTGCCGATTTATTGGGTTAATTGCTTTTCATATAATTCTACAAGATAATTGTAAAATCCTTCACCCTGCCAGGCATCAAACCATTTCTTCATTTTCTCATAAGTCTTAAAGAAAGTAATAGCAAAATCTCCATCCGTATTAATCTTGCTTGATACCTCATAATACTCATTGTCTGCAATACTGTCCGTATCTTTGCCATGAAGTACGACTTTACCAAATGATGCATCTGCAAGTTCAACCCAAAAATCTTTGCTTTGCATTGCCTGTTCTAATTTATCCATAATATTTCCTCCATTCCTGAAATCTACGTTTCATTTATGCTTTTTTACATAGAATTTATGATGGAAACACCATTTAAGGGAATGTAGTATGTTTAGTGTCTGATCATATGTTCCACCAATAACACATCCATCTTCATAGCAAAATCCTTTGACAGGATCAAAATAGATGTACTCATTTGCATCCAATCCGTCAGAATACAATTTATCTGCGTTTCCTATTTGAATAGCATTAAGACCTGCATACATAGAAACTTCTCTATAATCGTCTGTCGGTATAAATTGCATATCATACCCTCCTATCTTGAAATCATCGTTTCATTGAATTTTCCAACCCATTCGTTTCTTTTCATTTAAGTCTTTATTATATGGACACTCTGGAATTTTGCATTTTCCACACCATCCAATATCACTTGCAGATTCACGATCATATGCTTCATCATAATCACAAAGTTCGTGATCTATATTTTTTGTTTTTCTGCTCATAATAACAACCTCTCTCTTTTTAAGAAATTATCTTTTCATCCTTACAAAATATATTCTCCTGTTTCTAACGATTGTGGTATTAACTGTACATAATCTGGATGGCTTACAAATTTTACATATTTCAATATGTATTCCTCCGCATTATTAAATTCCTCTTCGTTCATTTTATTCGCATCTTTCAACCCAAGTTTGAATTTTTGTGAAACATTATTTACTGCATCCTCAATTGGATAATATTTTTTACTCATGACATTGCCTCCGTTCTTCACAGTAAATCCTCATTTCATTCTATTCAACAGGACATTCAAAACAACAAATGTTAGCCTCTTCATAAGTTAATGTAAATATCATATCCCTTTCTCCGTCTGTATTTTTTAATACAATACAGTCTTCTTTTACATCAATAATTTTGCAGGTTTCCCCATCCATGCATACTAAACCGCTTGTGGTGTACAAATCGTAATAACCAACATCTCCGTTTTCATTATTTTCTGTATTAATCCATCCACATTCAGCACCAAAATTGCTTTCGTATAATGTTTTAATGCTTACAGTTACTTCTTCGCCTGTTATATATCCAATCTTGCAGTTGCAAATTTCGCTATAATCAAAGCAAGTTCCTGTGTATGATTCAAAGAAGTTATCACATAATCTTTTGATTCTTACATTGTAGTGTTCTCCCTTATAATCAAAATCAACACGCATATTTTCTAAAAATTCCTTATTTCCATCTGTTAATATTTTTCTTAAATACATAATAATTCCTCCAATCTTCTAAAGAAACTCTTGTTTCATAATTCTATTCTGAAATCTCTTCCGTAAAACAACCGGACTGATAACAATTACTCGGTGCTTCTCTTCTGCCTTCAAAAATGTCATTCTTTACAATTTCCTCAGCCTCTTCTTTGTTATTTGCTTCTACTTCATAATTTCCACTGTAACATTCGCTATAAGTAACTAAATATTTTTTCATATTCAACACGATCCTTTCTCATTAATCTCTCAAATGATCACTGCCGGTAGAAATATTCTCACTTTCCATTCCATAACAACCTTTTTCTTTCTTCGTTTCTCCATTATCTTTCCAAGAAATATATCCACCATAATGATACTTAACTGCCTTAACAGCTTTATCCCACGAATACTGAATTTCCTCATGTGTTTTTACATATTCATCCCATAATTCTTTTGCATTATCTAACGATTCAGCAACAATCATATAATAAAAGTCTACACAATATCCACTTGCTGTCCATCTAACTATAAATTCATGCATATATCATCACTCCTCCAAATCTAATTCGTTATCACAATCCACTATTGCAGGAATTATAAAATTACTTGGTGTTGCTCCGTCCGAACAATTACAATACATTCCATGCCAATGTACTGTAACATTATGTCCATAAACATCGTTCTCTTCACTATTTGTCTCAAACATTTCGTTCACTGCCATATCATGCATTTTAACAAAATCTGAACGAGAGACTTTAATATCAGTTGTATTCCCTTTGCCTGTCAGATGTATCATTGCCTTTCGCAACATCTCATTTGACTTTTCAAGTTCTTCTATTTTATTTTTTGTTGCATTTAAGCTTTGATATTCGCTAAGAGTCATCATAACCATTCCGTTTTCTGTTACCATAAAATCACTCTCCTATTCCGTTCTCTTTTTCATAAATATCAACCATTTCTGTTATACTTGCATCATATTCATCGAGTCTGTTTGGCAAAATATAAGCACCAGATAACCAACCGACAATATGATTTTCAACATTAAAATCAACATCAGACATCATTACAAAGATTATATCTGATGTCTTTTTAGGTGATATTCCAATACTTATTCCCTCGAATAAGTCATATTTGATTCCATTTTTACTTGTATAAACATATCCATTTTCTGTTATGTTAAGCATTTAATCATCTCCTCTGAATCCATTTCTCTTTAAATACTCTATGTAATCTTCAATATCTGATTTCTTTTTAATCTCAATATCTTCTTGATGATAATATCCATAAAAAGCATTCGTATATACCTTATATGTTTTATTTTCCATATCAACAATGAGATTATAATTATTGGCACAATCACCACGTTTCTTCCAATTCTTATCAATCCAAAATAGATGTAACACTTCTTGTATTCTTCGTATGTCATTTTATAATTAGTTTCTGCAAATCTTTCCTCCGTCATCATTTTTTCTACCTTATTTCCATAAAATAATTCTTTCATTTGGTTATTGGTTATGCAACTCTTGCATCATTCAAAACATCATATAACGTTTCACTTATTCCAAAATCTAAAGCGACATCTTTGATAAGTTCATCACCACACTTATCACTGAAGAATTCCCAGCATGAATCCTTTTCTTCCCAGTCATCATGATCTGTATCATATTCTTCTGTGATAATTCCGTATACTTCGCCCTGAAGATACATATTATACAATTTAATCTCACCTTTAAGATTTTCTATTGCAGCTTCTCTCCAATTTTCTTCCGTTACATCAACAAAATTTCCATTTTTGTCTCTGTACTTTGCATACCAATTGATAAGTGTTTCTTTTACATTTTCTTTTGTCGTATAAATCCAACCTGCTTGACCAGAATCCCATCTATCGCCAAATTCAAATACGCTTATTGAAATTCCACTATGTTCAAATACAAATACTGGAAGAATTACAACATCTGATTCTTTTAACATTTCCATTGCTTCTTTGTACATCCCTGCACTTGCATAGAAAATATCTCCGTCAAGCAATCCTTCTCTTAACTCTCCATTAATATAATCCTCACACTGTTCTTTTGTTCCTTTATACTGAAACCATCCAATGTCATTTGTTACTTTGTATTCTTTTGAAAGTCGTAAATTCTTTTCAAATTCATCTTCTCGATTTCTCTTGTAATTTTTAGCTATGTTTATGTATCTAATTGCTTCATCTGACAATTCAAGTTCCTTTGCTTTCTCAGCCATAGCATTATATTTTAGAACTGTACTTCTAATATCCTTTTCATACTCCGCTTTATTTGGCTTTTCTACGGGAGGTGATTCGACCGAAACAATTCCCATACGCTTATTTACAAGTGCTTCAATCTGTTTTTCTGTTAGATGCTTCATGCAAAGCCCTTTAAAGAAATCTTCTGCATCATCCCATTTATTCTGTTTGTCTCCAAGATAACCCCAATTATTTCCCCAACATACGATTTTTCCTATATTACAATCAAAATCTACTCGCGGATTTAATGGTTCATCATCCTGTTCAATATGTAATCTCATCAGTTTCCCATCTCTTTTGTAATATTTGTATTCACTTGTCATATTAACCAGCGCTCCCTTCTAATAAGTGAAGCAGCTTACGCTGCCTCACTTTCAAATTTCCTTTTAATATTTGCTTTATCTTCAACTGCAATATTTATTGGAAGTACCAAGAAACTATATTCACTTCCGTAAATCATCATCGGTGCTTTCGGATTAGTTCCTAAACAAATTGGATTATCAGAATCTACAATCTCAAAAACATCTACTAAAAATCGTGGATTAAATCCAATATATAAATCATCTTTCATATTATTCTCGCTTGTTTCCAATTCATCAAACGCTTCGTATTTTCTTGTATATGCATAAGTACATAAATTTCCGTTCTTACTATGAAATACTATCGGTTTTCTATCTTCACCGGCTGTCTTAATCAAATCCAGATCGTACTTCATTACGGATAAGATATTTTCTCTTTCTGGAACAAATTTAAAATCTTCGTAAAACTTAATCATCGGATCTACTTTGAAATACTCACCATCTATTCTTCTGATTACATATATAAAATCATTTCCGACAATCCGGATATATTTTTTATCCTGGTAAATAATAATTTCGCTTTCTGATTTTTTATCCATCAATTTTTTGAATACTGGAACACACATATTATGGAGTTTCACATAATCCTTTTCATCATCTGCTACATTGTAGATTTTCTGACTTTCGAGAGATCTCATTCCAATTCTGTAACCATCAAGTGCTTCAATTCGTTTAGCTTTTGTATTAAAATTAAACGTTTGCATCATCTTATTTGTTTCTTGATTACTTGTGAATTTTGCAAGATTTGTAATTGTTTCCAACAACCAATTTTCTTTTACTCCTATGATTTTTGCCTCTGTTTCGTCCATTGCCGGAAGGAAAACGTCTGTGTTTGCATACCGTGGAATCGTAACTGTTTTCTTTCCACACTTGATATTGATTTTCCCCACCTTCATATCTTCTGTCGTTACGTCTTCTAAAGTAATTTCTCCGTTCATTTTAGAGATAATTTTAACATCATCAATATCAATTCCAAGAATTCCTGGGCTTGTCATATATGCATTATCACTCCTGATTTCTGTATAATGTTCCATGTCTGTTCCCCAAACTTTAACAATTCCGTTTTCATCTACCTGAAAATATAATCTCGTAAGGCTTTGAGCAGGCGTTTTCTTATTGATAACACTCATTCCTCTATCCATCATTGTTTTCAGTTCTTTTGCATCCATTGTAAATTTCATCATAATTATCTACCAACCTTTCTTTTTATGTTTCATTCGATTTTTATATTATTTCTCTTTTAATTCGTATAACACACATATATTTGTCACAACATCATGCTGAACTAAATACTCAATCTCATCAACAGAATCATAATAGTTATCCTGATATACACTTTTATGATATTCTTCCCATTCACTTTCAAGATGCGTATTATCTGATGCGATCCGTAAAAGATGATTGAAAATCTCATCTATATTTTTCCTAACAGGTAAATAATCCATCACCTCAAGTTCACTTTCTCCGCAGTATGCAATTTCTTTTTGCATATAATTTCCATTCGCAATCATTGTTCTATTCTCCCTTCTAGCAAATAAGGCAGATACATTTCTGTATCCGCCTTATGTATTCTCTGCGTTAAAATTACAATTTCCTTTGACTATATATATTCAACGGTATCCTTGTTCGTATTTCTAATTTTACCTTCTGATATATAATCAGATTTTTCTCTGCCACTCTTACAGTTTCTGTAATAATTCAGCAACATTACAAGTTCGCCATCAGGAATATTGTAACTATATTCAATGCCTCTATTACTATCACAATGAATAATTTCTATACCTTGTGATTTATTCTCTAATACAATCTTACATCCGTTATTTACTTCAATTTCTTTCATATAATCACACTCCTATTCTACCGACCAATTACCAACTTTATTTCCTTTGATTAGATATTCTCTAATTCTTCATTCAAGTCTGCAATTCTCTCTTTGATTTCGTAAATGTCTGACTGATAACTGTCAATGATTTCTGCACTCTCTTCTGTTGTCAGATCTTCATCATCAAGTTCATCCTCTAAATCGCTTTGCATATCAGCAAGTTCATCTTCTGCCGCCTTGATTTCCTTTCTAATCTGTTCTTCGCTTCTAATTCCAAGCCATTCATACACCTGTTCAAAATCGAACCGAAGTAAATCATTAAGCTGCGTTTCTGTCATTCCATCAGGATATAAATCTTCAAGAATGTTTTCTAATTCTTCGCATTTACCTTCTCTCTGTATCCTGTCAAGTGTATCTACTGCACCACTCCATGCATTGAAACTGTTTAAATCTAAATCATATGTAATTGTCATATTCTTCACTCCTTCTAATAATTCAGACTTACAACTCGTCCGTCATCAAGTTCAAGATAATTTTCGTCCTCATTAACTAAATCCTCTCCAAACTTTTTATAATCGAAATATTTATCTGCAATAGAATCTCCATTTTTAATGTATCCAAGACTCCATGCTTCCTCGTATCCTAAGTCTGAACTGTCTTCGAACACACTGCCAATAATTCCCCTGTCTCTGTAATCCAAATAATATTCATCAAATATCTTCTCAATATCTGCATCATCCAATGAATATTCGTCCTTCATATATTCAATTTCGCTTTCAATGATTTTCTGCTGGAATTCTTTTGCTTCTTCAGATTTGAGCTTATCATAAATATGCTGTACCGCCTTTGCTAATGCAATTCCCTTATTATAGCGTTCATCTCCCTTTGTAATTCCATATCCTAAATCATTAATTGCTTTGTTGAACTGAACCAATTCGTTGTATTCTGCCTTAGTTAATACCGTTTCAATATCTTCATAGGCAGGAAATTTATGTCCGCTATAACAAGCTCCGTTTAAGTTCACACTTCCAAAATAATGATTGCATTCAAATCGTGGATTCTTTGAATCAATATATGCACAACAATCTCTGTCATCAGAATCTTTTTCTCTAAATAAGAATAAATAATTCATAATCATACCTCCTACTGAATTTCACTTAATTCTTCCATCTGTTCTTCTGTGAAAATTCTTGTCAAGTCTTTATATTCCTTAATAACTGCAATATAAATTCTCTCTGCCGTTTTACTGTCTTCGTCATATCCAAACTCTGAACAAAAATCTTCAAAAGTTCCTGGATCATATTTCTCTAAACAAGCAAGCACATCATATTCGTTTGGTACAGCCTCTGCCTTTAATCTGACTAAATCGTTTTTTGCTTTTACCTTTTCACCATATGACATATCTTCAACTCTGTTATATTTGAGTTTCTTTTTTGCATATTTCTCAAATGTCATTGTGGAAATTTCTGTATTGTGAATGCTATCCCAGAATGTGAACGTCATTTTGCCTCTTGGCGTTGTGATTGTTACATCATACCAATTTCTTTTTTCTTTCTCTTTCCAGTTCTTATTCCGTGAAATACCACCATACACAATTTCACACTTTGCATTTGCCTTATTTAAGAAGTTCTTTGCCTGTTCTAAATATTCGTTCATAATCATTTCCTCGCTTTCTTGTAATAAAATAGGCAGCTAGGTATTTATTCTCCTAACTGCCTTTGTTTTGCGTTTTTTTGTTTAGTTGCTAAACCTTACAGATACTCTGCAAAAATCTGAAGGTTGAATTTGTTACTCAACTCTTCAATAGTCATATTTTTGAGTTCCTTTGCAAGAGACAATTCATTTGCATAGTAAGTCCATTCCATTTCGCAACCATTTGGTGTTGCAGGAAATTTCACTTCTACGCAAATTTCATTTCCATAATCCGTAACTTCTGTTACAGTTCCAAAGAAACTTTTATGATACCGTACACCATATTCTTCTTCATACTTCGTATCTTGGTTAGATACATATACTAAATCACCAATTTTAAACATTTGCCTTTACTCCTTGTCTTGAATTCTTAGTTTCATTACCAGTTTCCTTCATCAATCAGTTCGTTTTTAATTTCGTTGAGTAACTTCATATATTTACGCTGTTTTGATAGAAAAACATTTCTTTCAAGCGGCAATAAAATATGTTCAGATTGCTCCACTTCTAATGTTGTTCTTTTATCCTTATGAAGCTGGATATATTGGTTTAATTTTTTTGTTGCTCTTTTATATATCTTTTTTGATATTCTTTTATTCATTTCTCAACTCCTAAATCTTATGGTTTCATTCGGCTAATACAGATATATAATAATCTAACTCAGTTTCATCTAATCCATGTTCTTCAGCAGATTCAACGTCTTTCAGAATATTAAAAATCATATCTATTGTCATATCTAATGTATATGATTCCCAATATTCTTCTTTTGTTAAATTATCATCTTCTGAATCGTGAAAATAAAATGCGTTATCACCAATTCTACAGCAAATGCCAATACATCCTGCATATTCTTCTTCAATTGAAACAGTTCCAGATTCAAACCCATTTCTAATCATTTCTCTTGTAATCATGTCCTATCCTCCAATCTTCTAAAGAAATGCGAATTTAGTCTGCTATAAATGTTCAACCAAATCCCTTGCAAGTTCCATATCATTTTTACCTTGTGCGATTCCGACACATGCAGCTTTAAACATATTTAAACTTGCCTGTTCACTTTCTCTACATCTGTCTATAATAGATTGATGATACTCTTTTTCAACTTCCCTCAATCTGGTATTCTCCTTCCTTAAATATCTATTTTCATGTACCATATCAGCGAGTCCTAACACCAATTCTTCTATATCATATCTTTCCATATTTGCCTTCCTTTCTTCCAATGAAACACGTATTTAGTCTGTTTTTATATCTATATCTGTCAAACCACCATTCTTCTCGACTTCTTGTACCTGTTTACTTGTTAATCCAAACACTTCAATCAATACATAACTCATTTCCATCAAAGCTCCATGATTATCTGTATTGAATTCGTTTTCCTTTACCTTTTTGCACATCCTAGCATATCTGATTTGATAAGCAATTCTCATCTTTCCCCATGCGTTCTGAACTTTCGTCATATTACACCTCCATAATTCTCTCTAGTGTATAAGTACAATTCCCGATTTTGAAACCATTTTCAATAAATTCTATATTATTTTCTGTTTCTTTATCTACCTGTAAATATACTGGTTGCTTTCCATCAAAGAAAACTAACTCATGTGGTTTAACCTGGTGTAACACTCTGTAAAATGTCCCATCATTCATGCTATTTACACGTTCTAGTTTGAATACCGCTTTACCTTGTATCTGTCTAAGTTGTTTCTTTAACTCTCTCCAATTAGTTGCATTTAACATTTGCATCGTTCCCATCTTCAAATGAAACGTATTTCTACATACGTTTTAAACCTGAACTACAGATAATATCATATCTACTGCCGATTTCTTCTCCAAATGTATTTTTATATAATTCCTTGAATTTATTCCAATCCTTTGACATAAAATGTGGAAGATATCGTTTTTCATCATTTTCTGGCAGCATATCGTATAATTCTGCATTCAAATTCCAATAACTAAATAGTAGCTTTTCCAAAGTATAAACCACCATCACTTCCCCTCTTTTTTCATTTTCATAAGGGTTTGTATATTCATCTAAAATACTTAATGAAATGGTTTTATTTTTAGTTTTAAACATTGCTTGTGTAAAATTGTAGTCAATCTGCCCATCTTCGTAAAACAAACATCTCATATTATCTGTATTCTCATAGTGCATTCCGAAATTTTTATATAAATTCCTTTGCAATCTATAATATACACGCCTTAGCACACGTTGATATTTGCATTGTGCAATTGGATATAGCTGGTATATATTTTTGTCATTCTTTATAAGAACCCATTCAAAAGACCATACTTTTTCATCATAACTACGATTTTCTGCCTTGAAAGCATCTTCAAAACATTTTCTAATATAGTTCCGTAAAGTTTCTTCATTATATTCCATTATATTTCTTTCCTTCCTTTGAAATGTTGCTTTTAACTTACTCAAATGTTCCAAGTTTCATAAGGTCATCTGTACAAACATTCTCCATTTCTTCATACAGATTTTCCAACTGCGCTGCTAATTCAGATCTGCCTATCGCATTCACTCCGCACATTAAATAATATGCATAATTATCCAAGTCAGATCTTGCCGGAATTTCTGCACCACGGTTTCTCATTTCCATTGTCATTAGATCCATTTCCATAGCTGTCATTTCCCTATACCTCCCGTATACACATTATGTTTCCGTTTTCTAAATGCATGATCCATTTTGTTCCGCAATACTGAAACACCATTACTCTCCATTCCCCGGAATACCCGGAACCGGATACATCTGCCTTAATATGTCCGTATCTTTTAAGCTCGTGATACTGTTCTTCTGTTGTCATGCTCCGTAAATCTTCTACAAATTTTTCTCTCATTACTCTTCATCTCCATTCAGTCCGAAAAATTCCATTTCATAATCATCCAGTTCCAGATTTTCCAACTCATACTCAATTCCTTCTTTTGTCAACTGGTAATCTTCTGACATTTCAATGAATTTGTCTTTAAATTTTGTTGCAAGTTCTGCAAATCGTGCTCTTGTAATATAATTAAGTTCTGTGATATATCTAAAATGATCTAATGCATCAGATAAACCCCGTGCATTTACATCATATGCTGCAACTGTTCCATCCCAATCAGAACCTTCAAATTTCCGTTCCTGTTCTGTAACTAAACCTGCTACGATTGAATATTCCTGAAATCTTTCACTGCCTCTTTTAATCAATGCGTAATTTCCTTTTTCAAGAATTACTTCATAATCTAATCTCATTTCTTTTACCTGTCCTTTCCTTATTATAATGCATTTGCATTTAATTCGTTCTCTTTTACTATTCTCCGCACAATAACTCCCTGTACATCACCATGTGCCGGAATAGTAATTTGTCTGTTTAGCTTTCGCCAGATCTCGTGACCACCTTTTGATCTGATTTTTTCATAACTATTTTTCCGTAACATTTTTTCCACCTTATGATAAGGTACTGGATTACATTTACTCATGTATTCTCTCTCCTTTCGTTTGCATTTGCGTTTAGTGACTGCCCGTATAGCCGATAGCACAGCTTGTATGTAAAAAATGGATTGTGGATTACTTATTAATTTCGGCAGATAACATATCAAATAATTCTGCGTTGCTTTTAATTGGTGCTACCTTGCTTTCAAAGTACACTGCACCTTTGCAGTTCTCCATCAGTTTTGCGTTTACTGCATCCTCACCAAACTGTGCGTATAATTTCTTTAATACAGAAAAGTTTCGAATAACAAATGCATTCTTTTCTGATCCACACCAATCAAGTGTTTTGATCAGATTAATAATTTTAATCAACATTGTTTTATCTCTCTCGACCATTCTTAATGCAGTTGCAGACGGTGTGATTTTGCCTACAGGATTATCAAGTCTCTCTTTCTCAACTGTAATCTGGATGTTTTCTTCCTCGAATAAATGCTTGAAATCAATATATTCCTGGATGTTTGCCTTAATACCGGCTCTATATGTATCACTTACCGTCATAGGCTTTCTTCCGGACTGCTGACCAAGAAATGTTATTACTGCATCATGTTCATTACATGGAAGAATTTCAACGAGAACTTTCATTCGATCTTCTTTCTTTTTGTCTTTGTTTGTATTCACACACGCAACTACTCTGTGTGCTCCGTCAGCTACATCTACACAAAAGCCGCTCTTTAAATATCCCTTGATTGGATCAAATTTATCCTCGTTAAAATTCTGAGAAATCTCTTCTGCTTTTGCCATGTCTGTATTTCGCTGCCACTCTGGAATATGAATCAGCTCTGGATAAATCAGAATATACTTTTTGTTTCCAATTCCAAACGAACTCTTTAATGCATTTTTAATTTCTGCCTCTTCTTCCTCAACGGATAATTTGCGTTCCTTAGAAATCCATTCTTCTGTCTGTTCTGGTGTCATATACCGGATAAACCCTTTCCGTTGTCTAACATTGTTTACAACTTTGCTTCGCTGGTCTGTAAAACTATATCCAATATCCTGAATTTCAATATCTCCCTTATTGATCTTCAGAATCACACAAATCTTGTCTACATTTTCATCTGGTGGTGTAGTAGTTCCGTTCTCATAGTTGCTGATTGTCTGACCAGTTACACCAATTCTCTTTGCCAGCTCTGTCTTTGTTACGCCTGCATTTACTCTAATTTCTGCTAATTTCTTTCCATTGATTTTACACATAATTCATCTACCTACCTTTTCTTTTTATTTCGTTTTTAGTTTATTTGTGTATCAAAAAAGCACCTATCATTTCTGATAGATGCTTAGTTTGCGTTACTTCAACCGCTTGTCAATTTCTTTCCGCTCACGTCTCCGTTTGCGTTGCCTACGCAAATCTCTTTTATAACACTTTTTAACATTTCTTCTGATTGCGTTCATTTCCGGTTGAATTTCGTTCCACATCTTTTTAAATTCAGGATCCTTTAATTGTTCCTGTATTAACTGTTGCAATTCGCTTGTGTGTTTTTCAGCCACATAATATGTCGGCGCAGCCACATCTTTGCGTTCTGTCAATGGTACATTTCCCTTTGTAATCTCAACTGCTTCAATAAGACTATACATTGTATCCTTGAAAAACTTACTCATTTCTTACCACCTTATCTAACCGTTTCTCTTTTTCAGCAGTCCACTGTTCATATTTTTCATCGCGTATTCTCAGTTCCAAAAAATAAGCCCCTTAACCAATCAGATAATTTAAAATCTTCATAGGAATTTGCTTTTGTACTATACCAACCATCCAGCAACAAGTCAATCAACTCCTGGATGGTTGACACAATAGTTCCCTACCATACTTTTTTGCTGAATGTCAGCATAACACCCGGAAGCAAGAACAGAACTCCAAGTGTTGATGCTTCTGGTAATACTGTTTTGCCAAGTGCGAAACATCCGATTGTAAACAGCAGACATAATTTACCTACTGTGTGCTGTTTCCGTAACTTTGCCTTACGGATTGCACGTTTCTCTGGTTGATTCGGGTTGATCACCTCAATCGTTCTCTTTTGAGTTACTGTGTTTCCGTTTACCTGTGTTGTTGTTTTAGTTGTAGCTGCCATAATTTTATCCTCGCTTTCTTTTATTTAAACTCTTCTTCTGGATCGACATATTCACATTTCTGAACCCAGATTGTACACTTATATACTTCCTTCAGGAGATTGTACGCACGTCTTGCTTTCTCTTTTGCCTCTTCATTACCTCCGACAATAGTGCGCAGACACTCCATATTCCCACTTGCTTCATAACATCCAAGTCTATATTTCATATATTTACCCTCCTTCACTTTCTCGTTTGTCTTATTTATTCTCTTCGATTGTGTAGACATTTCCATCTTTTGTGATGATCTCGTTTCCGTTTGCGGATTTGATCTCATCAAAAGCTACATAGTTTTTGTGTTCTGCCGGATAAATCGTTTCGCTTTTATAAGCATAGATTTCCGTTCCGTCAGACAAAAACATTGCTAGTTCACTACCGTCTGTATTCCAATCTGTGATTGCCAGATCGGATTTGCAGTAATTATCTGCCCAATTTGCGTTGTTTTTGCCAACTAAAAAAGCACTCACTACGAGTGCTACTGTGATAACTGTATATGCGATTTTCTTTTTCATTATTTCTGTTCTCCCTTCTGTGCTAACTGCCATCTTGCCATGTCATACTCTTCTGGTGTGATTTCACCCAGTAATAGCTGAACGTATAGTTTTGTTAAAATATCTGTCATTATAACGCACCTCTTTATATTTCTAGCTTATAATCTCTCTTGCAATCAAGCTGTGTACAATGTGTTCCAATTACCCCATCATCCCACTGTACAGTTACGTTTTGTAAATGTAATTTGCCTTGTACAGTTTTATAATGAGATTCAAGGACTTTATACGCCTGATGCCAATATCCGCACCAATACAATTGACCAGGTATATATTTATCTGCCTTTGTTACTAGAATAGCAGATTTATATTTGCCTTGTTCCAGTGATTTTTTCAAATTATAATCCATCATTTTCTATTTTCTCCTTAATTTTAGGCAAAAGTTAAAGTTCCTTCCAGCTGGTTTCCGTTCCAGAGACTTACAATCTCCGGGTGATTCCGTAATAACCAGATGATACAACGCAGTCCACCTGTTGCGATTGGTCTGCCTTCAGATGTAAAAATTGCAGTGCGGTTATTGTGATCTGGACGCATTGTATATGTCTGGTTTGCGTTGTTGCGGGTTGTAAATGTGAAGTATTCTTTTTTCATGACGCATTTTTCCTTTCTGTTTGATTTGCGTTTAATACAGTGAATTTATCATTTTAAGATATTTTGCGATCTCTTTTCTGCATTTATCAACTTCTTCTTTTGCCTCATTTGCTTTTCTGCCGTACAATTCCATTATACTAGGCATATTTTCTATCCCAGTTGTATCAGCAAAAGCTCTATATTTTCTTACAGCTTCCCTTTCCTGTTCTAATAGATCTAATAATGATATTGTTTGCATTAGGTATAATCTCCCTTCTTTTTATAGAATATTCTCTGCGTTATTGCGAGAACTATTCTGTTTTTGGGTATAAAAATAGCACCTACTGTTTGTAGATGCTATGGTTTGCGTTTTATTCTGCCAGTTCGAAAGTTCCTTCCGAATCTGCATTTGCAATCCAGCGGTCAAAGTCCGCCTGAGTTACCTTTTGTCCGTACGCTGTATGTCCGCCAACTGTAACGCTACCCCAATCACCTGTATTTCTAGCGATTGTGTACATAGTTGCGTTTTTGAATAAATATGTGAAGTTATCATCTGCATAGTATTTGCCTGTGATTTTCATGGTTTTTCTTCTCCTTTTTCTGTTTTTTCTTTGTGAAATTTAAAAATAGCACCCTATTTTGCGTTTGGTGCTATTGGATTACATGTTATTTAGTTTCTATAGAAATGCCACTTTTATCAATTACAATTTTGCAATCTCCATTTGTGAAATATTTCATTAATGCTTCCAATACAGTATTTGCCTTTAAACCGTATTCATCACATGTCGCTTGAAAGTTTTTTAGCGTTTCTTCATCATAGGTTGTACTCCATTGTTTTTTTGCCATATTATCTCCCTTCTTTCGCATTTTTCTTTTACTTTAACACGCATTTGCCTTGCTGTCAACATGTCAAAACATGAATACTATAATGGAGCGGATATTTTGCCTTATATCCGCTCCTAAATACTATGCATGTTTTACATATCTGTAGTTATATGCCGGCATTGCCATCCATTTGCGCATAGAGTTAGTTTTACCCCATGTTGTCTGGGCGAAGTCATTTTGATCATTCATGACTTCTTTCATAGCTTCTTTTTTAGCTTTAGCATGTTTAATTGCCATGCTTCTATCTGCCATTATACATCAACCTACCTTTCTTTTTTCACGCATTCGTGTCCAGATTATTTATTTTTCTTGCCTGATTTTTTACTGTACTTGTCGACCAATACAGTCGGGATGTCAGCAGATTTAATAGTACCAGCTTCTACCATCCACTCAAAACCTACTGCATACAGATTTTTCAAAGCGTTAGCAACATCGTATACAGTAGCTTTTGTACCATTGGATTTTACTAATTTCTTAGTATTGATTTTTTTGCCAATGGACTCAAGAACATCTGTTTCGAATGTGGTATTGTCTACTGTCAGCTTGTACGCTTTATAGAACTCACGCACAGCATTTTTTACATCATCAAGAGTTTCAGCATTTTTCATAGCTTTTTTGAACGCTTTGTCGTGTTCGTTATAGCTAAATGTAGCCTGTTCAGTGAGCAGTTTATCCCATTCTAACTTGAGACCATCATTCAGAGTGACATAGTTCTCACGCATTTTGAGCAGATCTTCTTTTGACACATTAATGTTTGTGCCATTGGTAAGCATGTCATCAATAGATGCGATGCTGTTATTATTGTCATTGATTTTAGCAGAGTAAATGGTATTTAACTCAGCTTTTTTGATAACTACACGGAAGAACTCAGAAGTCCGTGTAGACAGAGTGCGTGCAGACTGGAAGAAGTCAACTTTTGTTGTGTTATTTGTTGTTTTAGACATATTATCCTCTTTTCTCCTATTTTACGCATAGGTGCAAAATTATTTATTATTTTGACTGTAGTGTTATACACACTATAAAGGGCTAGAAATCGTTTTAGATAGACTTCTAGCCCTCAAACTATGTATAACTGTATTTTATGAATCATTCTTAATTTATTGTGCTAGAATGCATCTCAGCTTTAGAATACACTTTCTGCTCCTGTCCTCATTCGATTCGCAAAAGCCACTATTTGAAAAGATACGGAACTTTTCAAAGTGGGAATCTCACCAGACGCAAGGGATGTTCGCTTAATGCATAACTTTGATGCCTTGCGTAGTGTTATGTTATTCGCACAACACCAACAACTTGTCCGCCAGTTGCCAGCCTTTATGACAATTTAAACTCACATTTACTCGTGAGTACCCTTTTCACCAATGTAAACAAATCGGCATCTGAAAAAGCATTTTTTAAGGCAGACTATTAGCAGACAGTCCACTAAAATACCCAGATTTAACCTATTGAATCGCCCACTGGTTAAATTGCAGGCTTGTTGCGTAGAGTCGGGATAACTACGCATAATGGTATTTTCTTCCCCCTTTTCACGGCTGACTTGTTGCAAAAAATACAAGCCAATAACTTGTAGTTGCTGTTTGTGGCGTTGATACCTCACAAGCCAATAACTTGTAAAGCACGCCACAAACCAAGTGCAACCGTGGGAAATTTTGAGAAAACTTCCTAAAACTTTTGTGGAAAATGTGCACGGAATATGCTAGAATAAAAATGCAAGTGTAGCACAATTTCGTGCACGGTGGGGTTATTTATGTAACTTGTTTATAATATCGTAAATGGTACTTACGACAATAAACGTTACAATGGCAATAAAAATATAAACCATGATAGCCTCACCACCTTTTCATAAATTTACAGAAACTTTATAACAAAAGAGTGCCAGAACACGGTTAATCTCATATTGTTATGACTTAAAAGTTTTTTAACCGTCATAAACTGTAAATCGTTGAAAACGGTAAACCACAAAATTATTAAATTCAAGGTACATCAACTTGTTGAAAACATGTTGTTTTCTTAAGTTGTATTTATTGTAACATGTCGTTACAATGTTGTCAACAACTTTTTTAAACTTTTTTCGTGTGCCTGTCGGCTTGGAAAATGTTGTTTTGTTGTTGTGAGCTTATAATAGCATTTTATTAACATGTTGTCAACATATTTTTTCAAAATTTTACGATATTCTTTTGTGTTATCCTATATATAACAAAAATACCACTTCCAGAAAGTATTTTCTAACAATAATTTATATAGTTAAACACAAATTATATTTTACTAACATTTTTCAGATCTTGACAAACAGAACAAGTGTTCCTATCTTGTATTGTACTACTATTAGGGAACGTGCGTTCGGTAGGGGGTACTTAAAACTAGAAATATCATTTTATTTTTTCAAAAACGCTAAAGCTGATTCACCTGTACACTCACTTCTGAAATTTTCCATTCCGCCCCCTCACAAAAAGCTCCAAATCTCCCAATCCCAGTATCCACCTACCTTTCACCAAAATTACCCTTCCCTAACCACTTATCGTACCCTTTATCGTAAATCCCCAGTAAATTCCTACTTTTCACTCCCCTCACACACAAAAATTTTCCACGCTCCCACACTAATTTCTAGTAACCAAAATACCACTTCTTCCTTATATAATATGGCTTTTTCACGACTCCACATTTTTGATCAAAAATCATAAAAATAAATCATAAAAATTTATCCCAATATCCTCACTCTCATCTCCAAATTCCAAATCATAAAACTCATCACTCCAGCAAGAGAATATATAAGATAGAAAATAATAAAACATCAACTACAAAACAACCATAAAGGAGAACAAAATTATGGCAAAATTATCAATCATACCACAGCAGTTTTCATTCAGTAGACCAACAGTAGAAGATCTAAAAGGAAATATTATCCAACCAGAATTAGACATAGCTATACGTATAGATGCTTATAAAGCAGATAAAGAACAATAAAAAGGACTTAGCATCAATTTTTGATGAAGTCTTTGATTATTTTGAATAATTTTATTTACTGTATTTATAGCTATTTTTATACTTATCTTTTATAATAAAACACAGAAAGGACGTGCATTATGTCTACGAATAATAATTTACAAAAAGCAAAAAACACTAAAAATGATGAATTTTATACACAACTTACAGATATTGATAAAGAGTTAGTTCATTATAAAGAACATTTCCGAGATAAAATCGTATATTGTAACTGCGATGATCCTACTAAATCCGCATTTTGGAAATATTTTCACCAGCATTTTGCAGAACTTCAACTTAAAAAATTAATATCCACTCATTACCACCGCGAAATGTTAACATATAAAATGGAATATACCGGCGGTGATGATAACAATATTGAAACTGGTATAAAAACACAATTAAAAGGTAACGGCGATTTTAGTAGTCAAGAATGTCTGGATATACTTGATGAATGTGATATTGTAGTAACAAATCCTCCATTCAGTTTATTCAAAAATTATGTTCCGATCTTAATAGCACATAAGAAAAAATTTCTTATTATTGGGAACAAAAATGCAATAACATATAAGGAATTTTTCCCACTGTTAAAAGATAATAAAGTGTGGATTGGATATAATAATGTAAAATCATTTATTCAACTAGACGGCAGTATCAAAAAATTTGGCAATATTGGATGGTATACCAATTTAGAAATTGAGAAACGTCATGAAAAACTAATTTTAAATAAAAAATATACACCAAAAGAATATTCAAATTATGATAATTATTTGGCTATTAATGTAAATAAAGTAATTGATATTCCATATGACTATAACGGTGTAATAGGAGTTCCAATTACCTTCCTTGATAAATATAATCCTGATGATTTTGAAATTTTGGGTGCAGATGAAGCAGAAGGTAAAGGATTATCTAATGGTTTATATATCCAAGGAAGCAAATATAAGCAATGTTACGCTAACGGAAAACGCATTTACAAACGTATTTTTCGTAAAAAATAAATATTTATTTAATGAAAACAGGAGCTATATGTTCCTGTTTTTTTATTATTCATCTTTACAAAAAACACCATTCCAGAAAGTAAATCCAGTTCATAATCTCCTACCCTACCAACTTATCCTCTGAGCAATAAAAATTGAAATTTGCTCTCTCAACTCATTTTAATTCCCTAAATAGCACTTTTAAAATCATCTCCACTTCATCTCCTGGAATAGAACTTTCTCATCCGGTGCTATCGCACAAACAAATAACCTATTATCCTCATCACATGGGGGTACTTTTAAACTTCACACAGATTCACAGAGAATACTAATATAGGAACCAGTATATACGACAAAATATTTTTACGGCAATAAATTACTCACGCTGCCAGAAGGAGAAAATCATGAACAAACCAGAATATGTGCACGGGGAACCTGTACATTTGATTAGATCTATGTCACCTAGAACAAAACGTGAATTTAATAATGTTCCACTTATAACACAGGAAGAAATAGCTAAAGAGTTAGCAAGAAAGCAATTAAAAATAGCAAATATTGATATGTTATATTTTAGCCACTTGTTAGATTCAAAATTTAAAGAATGGGGTAATAAATACTTACAATGATACTGACATTAATTAATAAATTAGAAAGAAAACGTGAAAACATAAGAATTAAAAAGCAGATGGATTTAATCAAAAAAATATACGAACAAAATTACGAACAAAATTTAGAAGAAGACATTATTGACACTACTTCATATAGTATCAATCCAGATTCGGATTCATATACGCCAAAATTCAAGAAGAAACAAATTTTAGATTTTACAGAATTTGTAAACACTACCAGTAAAGGAAACAATGAATAATGATATTCAAAAAGAAGAAAAACAAAAACACTAACTCACAAGATATACCAACACAGAATATGGTATTCATTTTTATCTACAAAGGAATAGGAAAAGGTCTAATAGAGACTGACACGATCGTAGCAAAATATGAACATGAGGCTATTGAGCAATTTAAAACCAAACATCCGAATAATGAATTATTTGCATACAAATATGATTTTGTTGATCAGGGTACCGGTGAAACATATACATCCAGAAAAAATTGGGAATATGCAGAGTATTTGTATCGATTAGAAAAACAAAAAACTATCAAATCACTCCGGCAAGCTGCAGGAAAGAAACAGAACAAATCAGACTCAGATATCAATCTTAAACCACTCTATTATAAAGAGAATGGTGATTACCACAAGACAGGATTATATGTTGACCCGTCTAAATTACATGAACTGTTTTCTAATCTGACAAAAGAAACAGACTGAGCAAGAATCTAAACATACTATCTAGGGATTTATTTTAAGGAAATGATAACAAATCCTGCTTAGAATGAATTAGATGGTAACTTATTCACTTGAGAAAGAAAAACCTCTTATTAATCTGTGAATGTAATTTAAATGAGTTATATATGAGGAGAGATTTTTTTATACTCTGTAAGCATACGCACGTCGAAGACGGGCGTTCGTATAGTCCCTATCTAGGGACGGTCTTTTTGAAATGGAGCACACACCACACTTGGTGTGGGCGAACATTGAAAAAAGAATACGACAAGGGTGACCAAAGTAAGACAACTAATTTATACATAATCAGATTAAAAACACACTCATCTATAGAGAATATATTAAATGACACCACTACTTTATTGGGCACTCACTACTTTTCTCATGTTGTAGGTTGTAGGATGCCACGCCGTACACGGCGCGCCATGTCGCCCCATCTGAAGATGGTGCTCCATTTATATAAACAATTTTTCTCCAATTTTTAATTTATGAACAAACTATGAACAAAACTATCTAATTATGAATTTTTTGTGAACAACATGCCTCAAGCTCAGTAAATACAAGGGTTTGCGGGATTGCAAAACGGTAACCAAAGTTTCCCTAATTAATATATATTAGGGAAGGTTTGGTTACCGCGCTTCAGCCCAGTGTTTATGCGGGTTTGAGGGCAATTTTTCCGATTTTACTTTAGGAGGGTAAAGTGTATGACATTTGAAAACATCAAAACTGGAATTATTTCAGAGAAACAATTAGTAAAATATTTTGGAACACCAGCCCAGAAAAAATCTTATTCTGAAAATGGTAGATTTATAGGAGGGTATAAAAAGAAATTCTTTGATAAATTAAAACGGTATTGTAAAATTGAAGATCTTAGTGATAGAAAATATAAAATTACAAAAGTATATGAATTTCCTCTTCCTGCCAATTTCAATAAAATGAATTCTTCTATCTACAAATATATTGTTCCTCTAATTCTATCTATGCTCACCAAGGGACATGATGAATCTAGGAAAGTTGATATCACAGTCGGTAAATGGGCGCGTGAAATTAAAATGGTAAACAAAAATTATAATCTTATGAAATACAATCAAGAAGCAGTCAGTGAAGAATTTGAATATCCAACAAAAGCCATTGCTGAGTTTTATGAAAAATCAGATGATATGATCAACTACTATATTACAAACGCATTAGACTATCTCAAGTCCGCCGGTCTAATTATCTGGAGAGATGTTTACAAAATTGTTACTGAGGAATCTAGCGGAACCGTCCATCTGGATCACAAAGGTGAAGTACATACAGAAGTTACACTTACAACTAAGCAGGCATCGCAGGATGATATGGATTATTACGCTGCTTGCATCAAGATTGCTGACGAAGAAAATAATATTACAAATGCCAGTGACAGATATTACAGCAAAAAAGCAAAACGGTTCCAGTCTATACTTAGCAGAGAATTATATAAGAGAGGTATCAAAAATGTCTATAAAACATATGAGGCATATTATATTGATTTAGACAAATGTAAATTCATTCTCGATGCATTCCAGATTAAAAGTATGGAGTCACTGATTGAAAGCTTCAATAGTGAATTTGAATCAATGATCGTGGAGAATGCTAAAAAGAGGTACAAAAAGATTCCAAGCAAATATTCTTATTGTAAAGACGACGAGATTTATTCTATCTGCTTTAGTGGTATGTGTGATATGACAATCAATCATAAAACTGATTATCTCGGAGAACGAATTAAACCAAAGAAGACAGAGAATTATAAATTAGATGCACAAGTAAAAAATATTTCGGAGGTAAACGATGGACTTTAATAAGCAACAATTAGAAGCTATCAACTCGATTGATGGTAACATTGCAGTTATTGCAACAGCCGGATCAGGAAAAACATCAACACTGATCCAGCGTATTAGTAACATGGTAAACAATCATAACATTTGCCCGTCTTCCATTCTTGCGGTAACTTTTAGCAAGAAAGCAAAGGAAAGTATTGAAGAAAAGCTGTTGCAAATAAATGTTTTGGATGTAAACGTAGAAACATTCCATTCACTTGCATTAAAAATTATCAGAGATACATATGGGTTCAATTACTATAAAGTATGGACTGCTCAATGGGAAAAAGAAAAGTTATTGCAGGATATTTGTGGATGTGGCAAAGATGAGCTGCCCTATAACGAACTTATGAGATTTATTGCTACTCAGAAGAATAATATGGTAAAAAATCTGGATGATTTAATCTATATTCCTGATATGCCATATAAAAGCGAAGAAATGCAACGCATTTACAGAGAATATGAAAAACATAAGGAAGATTACCGATTAATTGAATTTGATGACTTTCTTAATATGGCAAATGACATTTTAGATGATTATCGTGTGCTTCAAAAATATCAAAATAAATTTTCTTATATCCTATCTGATGAGTATCAGGACGTATCAATCTCACAATCACTTTTACTTCAAAAATTAAATACAGATAATCTTATGATTGTCGGAGACCCGCTTCAGGCAATTTATTCATTTCGTGGTGGTAATAGCAAGTTCATTTTGAACTTTGATAATGATTACTATGATGCAAAAATTATCAATTTGAATACTAATTACCGGTGTAGTAAAGAAATTGTAGAGACTGCCAATACATTAGCAAAAGGTATTCCTGATTCTAAACACCGGTATTATGTAGAAAGTATTGCTTATAATGATTCTTATAAAAAACCTGAGTATACAAATTTTGAAGATGAATATGAAGAAGCATCGGCAATTGCAGACAAAATCAAAAAATCTCTTGGAGAATATAAATATAAAGATTTTGCAGTTTTAGCCAGGACAAATGCTCAGTTGGCAAAAATTCAGACTGTATTTCAGGATGAAAATATTCCATTTGAAGTAGTGAATGGAACAGTCTTTACAGAATCACCAGAAATCAAACTACTACTCTCATATCTTAGATTGGCATTAAATACAAATAACAATGAATCATTTTCTTATATGTATAATAAACCAAATCGCTGGTTGGACAAGAAGTTTTTTGAAGAGACTCAAAATAACGCTAAAAAGAACCATATTTCTTTGTATGACGCAATGCAGACAATTGATCGTAGAAATTGGAGATTTAAAAATGGTATCAATGAAATTGATGAAGTAATCACATATCTCCAGGACAGACATTTTGATACTGTAAAGGATATGATACGTTATTTACGTTCTACTCTTCCAATCGATTCATTTGTATCTAAGGGTAAACAGTCTGATGATGGCGGATCTACTGAACAGATTGAAAATATGGATGCATTAGAAAACATTGCTGAAAAATACTCTAGTCTACAGGCATTTATTTATAACATCAATAAAGTTAATGAAATTGCCACAGAAAATAATGATAAAAAAATTCAATTATCTACTATTCACAAAGCAAAAGGCTTAGAATTTCCAGTTGTATTTATTGTTGGATGCAACGATGGATTATTACCTCACAAAAAAAGTAATGACACTTATGATGAAAAGCGATTATTTTATGTTGGAATTACAAGAGCAGAAAAAGAATTATATTTATCTTCTACTTCTATGTACAATTCACAATTTAATGAACCAAGTAAATTTTTAAAAGATATAAAATCCACCATTATACAAAGAGAATATAAAGATATGGAGCAAACAACTCCATACTGTAACTCATAACAACAGCACCTATATAAAGGAGTGAACGCTATGACAGAAAAATTATTAAACATCAAAGGAGAACTAACTATTGGAGACAACAAACAAAACAGTAAAAATTGTATCAAGAAACCATAAATATGCAAATACATGGGGAGGAAGTATCTGGGAAGGTGATTTTTGCACATCTTCACCGCAAGAATGTACTGTAGATAAAATCATAAATGCTTGGAACTTTGATAAACAATGTAAGAAAAATTTGAAAAAACGAGCAATGACATATGGTTATGATCTCAAATAGACAGAGAATGTATAAATATAAAGTATTTTAGGAGAACAAAATTATGAAATATGTAGTAAAAGGTACAACAATGGAAATTAAACTGCCACGAAGCATTGGATATAAAGGATATTCAGTTGAATGTACATACAAACCGGCAGATGAAGAAGATAAATATTGGTTATCCATGTGGCTAAAACGTTCTGATATTGATGATAAATTCAAAATCGACAGTCAAGAAATTGATACTCAGCTTATCTCAGGAACAAAAGAAAATATTAGAAGCAACATTTGCTCTATTGTTGAGTATGCTTGCAGATCCGGATTTTTTACAGAATATATTCAGAGATTCAAATATACATATGAATGCTTTGCAAAAGGCAATGAGATCCTAGAAAGTGAGTGTCTGAATGACAAAGACTGATCAGAAATTCTTTCAGAAAGCCCGTCAGATAGCAAGTATATCAGATTTTAAAAAAATTCATGTCGGTTGTGTAGCCGTATACAAAGGAAATATTATTGGAATTGGATGTAATACAAATAAAACACATCCAATGCAGAAATATTACAATCGTTACTGTGTTGTTAACGATTCATATGAATACAACGACACTCTTCTACCGAAACTTCATGCTGAGATGAATTGTCTCAACAGTATCCGTCATTTCGACATTAAATTCTCAAAAGTAAAATTATATATCTTCCGCTCTAGGACTACTAAAGCTTATGGTATGGCGCGTCCGTGTCCGTCATGTATGGCTGCTATCAAGGATATGGGTATCAGAAATGTGTATTACACCACGAATGATGGCTTCGCTTACGAAAGTGTAGGTGTTTCATAATGTGTAAATACTGCTTAATGATTGGTGGGAAACATGATTGCCGGTGCCCAAATGCTCCAGATATAGTGTCAGATAAAACTTGTAATTCTTGCGGTCTGGAGATAATGCCGTGGGAAGAATATGTTGAAAATGACAACGGAGAATATATACATATTGGATGTATTAATAGTGTTTACTGGCTTTTAGATTGGTTTGGATATAAAGTTAAGACTGATATGGATAAATAAGAATTAAATACGGAGGCAATTATGAATATTGTGAAATTCAAATGGAATTTAGAGAACTTGACACTGGATGATTTTGGATTAGACCCGGAATTAAATATGCTCTCCACTCCTACTTGCAATTGTGGATGTGGCGAAAAAGCAAAAATTTGCCTGGAAAATAGAGAAGATATTTTTGGATTCTGTTGTGGAATGTTAAGTGAAATGGACTGTGGATGGTGCGCTATTTTTGCTATCGATCAGGATAATAAAATGATTGGCGTTATCAAAGATGGTGAAGAATTCGAATTCATTGGAACAAAGGAACCGGTTGATGATTACGACATGATCGGTGATTTATTCTACGGTATGGAGTTACATATGTATGGATTGATTGTCAGTGCCGGTGACGGTTTGTATAAGATTGTGGAGGAATAAGAAATGAAGAGTTAAAGTTGTTAATTTTTGTAGAGAATACTTTATATGTAAGGAATTTTTAAATTTTATTTTATATCATGGAGGTGCTATATGGATAATTTTGAATATTTGCCGCAATTAATCGTTGCTTATGATGGTGATGATGAATTTGCTAATCTTATTCATGTACAAAAAGCAAACAAAGATAATAACTATCTATGTCCGTGTTGTGGTGGAATTGTTAAACCAAGGGCATTAGATAGCACAAAGGAGCAATCTCATTATTATCATGTAACAGGAAAATGTACTAAGGAAAGCCAGCTACATTTTTTTTGTAAGAATTGGCTGTTTGAAAAAGGAAGTCAATTTTATATTGAAGATGATCTTTTCACGGTTCAATCAATTGAAGTAGAAAAACAATATAATACAGATTTTGGAAAATATATTCCAGACGTGACGGTTCATACTACTTCTGGTAAGGATATTTATTTCGAAATGTTTTTTTCAAATAGAAAAACGGGTGATGATTATTTTTGCAAATGGAGTAATCTTGGTAATGATGTTGTAGAAGTGAATATTAAAGAGTATATGATCAAAACGGATGCATCTGTTATACCTCGATTTAAATATTTGTATCATGATGGTATTTGCTATTCTGAGTCATATGTAAAAAGAGATATGTACGCAAACACAATTGCAAAAATGAAATGCAAATTGACTAGACAAGAAGTTCTCAATTATAAGATTCGTATTGCACAATTAGATTGGTTCTGGCAGAAAATTATTGAAAATGAATCAAAAGAAGATATTTTAAAAGCTGTGTCAAAAATGCAATACGATGATATGGTTTTGTGCTACTCTATTATTAAAAGAAAACGCTGCGTATCTTATTTAAAAGATGAAGTTAAGAATATTATAAATCAAAAAGCTATATCTGAAGCTAGAGAAAAAATTAATCTGCCATATGATGAAAATGTATATTTTGATTTAGAGCATATTCAGGGTCGAACATATAAAACTGGCGTAAGGATAAATCTGAAAACCGATCATATTACATATTCTGAATTATTCAATTTTAGTGAATCTTGTTTCCCCAAAATTGTATTTAAGAAGAATTTATTGAATATTGATGAATTTACATTTTTAGAAGATGATGATGTAAATAAATTCAAAAAAATGAGAAAAGTATTTGATAAATGCATGGATATTAAAAATCAGATGCTTGAATACGAAAATGAATTAGCTGATCTTGAAAGCGACAGTTATAAAATTAAGATGAATAATGATTTATATACTGTTCTACTATTATCTGATTGTAAAAATGAAATTTTATTTCAGGATAAACATATTTGTATTGGCATACAAAATCTTTCTCAAGCAATCCAAGATGAATTATACAAAAGAGAATGCGAAGAATTTTTGCAGTATTTATTTAGTAGCGATGAATATCATACTTTTGTTTCTGATTGTAAATCTTATGAAGGTATTAATGTAAATATTAATATAAAATTTGTTGATAGTAAAAAGCATATGGATTTTATAGTATATGTTTGCGGGAAATGTGTTATTTTTGAAACATTAAATCCGACAATAGATGATTTTTTATCAAAATCTGAAGAATGTAAGGTAAGTATTTTAGAGTTTATTAATAAATATTCTATGGTCTTAACTTATGTAAAAAAAATAAATTCTTCCAGCAACAAATTATGGAAATCTAGTTTTTTTGTTGATCGTTTTGAAGATGTAGAGATTAGAGTAGATCAGACGGTATTTACTCCACATAAACATATGACTTTTTCTAAGGCATACATTTCATATAAATTAGTATCTGATGAAGAATATATTATTGAATCATTGAAGGATTCATTAAAAGAAGTAATGAAAAATATGGAAAGATGCGGTTATAGACTTTTGGAGGTACATTAATTGAGAAATAATTTATATATACCATCAGTTGATTGTAAAGATTTATATTTATCAAATAATTATATTAAAAATGTTGCATATGGATATAAACTTACTAAAAAAGACGGGACAGATAATTTTAGTAAATATATTAACAGCTTTGATTATAGTTTGGATTTAATTGAACTTCGTGATGTTGCCAAAAAGATTTATGGTAAAAAGGATTCATTATCATTCACAGTTAAAGACAAAGAATATTCGTCTAAGATTATAAATGTTACATTTAAATATGCGGTAAAGGAGTTTAATAAAACTGCAAAGAATACATATGTGAGAAACGGATATAATCTTAGAGATTATGAATTGGAAGATGGCTACGCCACAGACATTGATGAAGATGGCACACAGATTTTAGTGGCAATCAAAACCGATGAGTCTTTTTATAATAAAATTGATACTTCTCTTCTGCCATCATTTTTTTCTTGTGAATATGACAAAGATTTAATGACATATACATATAAAATGATTGGGACTCCTAAAACTATAATGTCAGCAAAGCAGTTAAGAAAATGGTGTTATAAAAATGGATTTATTTGTAATGGAATTAATTATAAAAGATTCAAACGTTCCAGTGGATCATCAAGGGTTGGAAAATGTTTATTTATTGATAGTAGATTATATCCTGCGATGCATAAATCTGAGCAATGTGGATTAGATATCAAAGAAGGCGATCCATTAGATATAGCTGCTTTTGAGGCATATATTTCACTTCCAACAAGTAGTATCGTAGATATCATTAATATTAAACCAGAAAATTTCTTAGTTGTCGACGATTATGAAAGTATTTTTTATGAAGATGCTGTTTGTACTGATCTTGGAGAAGATGGTTGGCTAACTACAGAAGAAAAAAATATGAAAATTTGCAATTCTATCTGGGATGGACAATCATTAATTGATGTGACACTAATGGGTGATTATTCAGATAAAGGAATGCTTCTATTACGAAATAAATTCTTTAAATCTTGTTGTTTCAACACAAATATCCAAAAATTCTTTAAAGACAACGGAATAACAGATATTTCTCAGCTAAAAGGTGAAACTATTGCAGCTGATATTAAAGATATTAAGGTTATTACTACCCCATCAAGTATTAAATTTTATAAATTTGGTAATTTAAATACGTGGTTTAAAAATATTTATCCTTATTTTGGTATTGTTAAGTATGACAAGGATACACATTATTTTAATGGGCGCATGGTACAGGCACACTATCAATTGCTTAACACATTGCAACTTTCAGAGCAAGAAGTTAAGCAAATTGTGAAGGATGGGTTAGATTATATTAATCTTCTAAATACCGATACAGATGTTATGCGTTATCATTTAAAATTCTCAGAAGAGAATAAATTTGACGAAGATAATGTGATGAAGGATAAAAATGAAATTGTATATAAGTTGTTGAATTATTCGTGTAATTTTGATCAGACAAAAATATATTATGATTTCAAAAAAGATTTATGTCGTTCTTATATTAAAAATATTAAAAAGGGGCATGTCCTTCTTGATGGTACTTATGCTACTTTGTTTGGTAATCCATATGAAATGTTATTACAGACAATTGGCAAGTTTGATGGAACGTCTATTTTAAAAGTTGGAACTGTTCATAATACGAGATATGAATATGGTATTGATATTTTAGGTAGCAGATCTCCACACGTCACCATTGGAAACATCTTAGTTACCAAAAATGTTGCTTGTGATTTACTTGATAAATATTTTAATTTAACACCAAATATTATTTGTATTAACAGTATTAATGAGAATATATTGGAAAGATTAAGCGGATCAGATTTTGACAGCGACACGATGTTAATTACTAATAACAAAATTCTGATTAACGCTGCAAAGAAAAATTATAAATATTTTAAAGTTCCAACAAGAAACATTAATCCACCAAAATCCAAAAGACATTACACATATGATGATCTTGCAGACTTAGATGATAAGACAAGCAATAACAAGATTGGTGAAATTGTAAATCTGTCTCAGGAATTAAATTCATTATTATGGGATATGGTAGTAAAATCTGGTGAATCCGCAGAACAGCAATATGAATACATTAAAGAGATTTATTATGATGTGTGTCAATTAGATGTTATGTCCAATATTGAAATAGATAAAGCCAAAAAGGAGTATCCTGTAGATACGACGGCTGAGTTAAAACGCATGAGAGATAAATACTCAAAACTACTCACGATGTCAGATGGGCGAAAAAAGATGCCGTACTTTTTAGGGTTTATTGCTGATACTAAAAATTATAAAAATGAAGATAAAAAAGATTATCAAAAGTATCATACCAGTATGGATTTATTACACACATGTGTTTCGAATCGACGTTCTTCAAAATCAAAAGGTAGTAATTTCTTGCCATTCTCAGAAATTTTTAAGCCAGAAGATTATGATAAAAATAAAGTAGTAAAATCTCAGGTTTCAAAAATTATTAAGATGGCTGAAACTGCTTATGCATATAATCAAAGTATTGCACAAAATGGATGTTTGTCTGGCGAAGATAAACATACATACATTGTCAATAAAAAAGAAGAACTTCTCTATGAGATTAATCGTATGAAATTGAGTAGACATACAATGTATCGTTTACTTAAAACGTTGGAACTAACAGAAAATTCTAAAATTAGGAATCTACTTTTCTATATTTTGTTCAATTATAAAAATGACGTTTTGACAGAAATTCTTAATCGTTATGATAGAATCAACACTTATCTAATCGAAGATAAAGATGGTGAAATAATCATTTACAATCAAAGATTTAGCAAAAAAAATCCCCCTCAGCAAAATTTTGAGTCTAATTATGTCGGTGCGACGGGCATAATTAGACTTTGCCATAAGGATACTATAGGTAAGGAATAAGGAAGTGAATAAAAATAACAAAAACTGATATTGTAAATCAAATTTGGAAACAAAATAATGGAGTTTATACGAGAAAAGATATTGAACTCATTATTAATTCCTTTGTAATGCTTATTGGTGATGGACTAAAAGATGATCTTAAAGTAAAAATTGAAGGATTTGGAACATTTTCTACTTATTTTAAGAAAATTAAAAGCGTTGGTAATACTCAGAATGAAGTTATCAATGCTAAATATATTAGTTTTAAGCCAAGTAAAAAATTAAAATAGATATTTTCATAGAATACCCTTCTCTCTTTCTTTTTGTTAGTCATGGCACTACTATTCTGTGGTGCTGTGGCTAATTTCAGAAAATATTGCGGATGAGTGAAACGGAATGATCACACATGGCTCATTCCCATGTAATAACAAGTTCGACTCTTGTATCCGCAATTTCGTTGCTTATGCAACAACGGTTGGTTTCGGATCGTGATCTTATGATCGAAAATAAGCACGGCGACGTGTATAAAGTGGCTTTTTTGTGTGTATAAAAGAACTGCGACTGTATTTATACAGCTTGACGGAAAACACAGATAATCTATACCATTCCTTCTTATAGAGGGCTACTGCTAATATAATGGTCTGGTAGGTGTAATGGAAAATGTATCGAATGCAGAAATGCAGGGATGATTACTGTTTTAATGGTGCGAATTCCGCAAGAATGAGTGCTGTTATGATTATTGCAAAATCTCTTAATGCGAAAGCAAGGGGTAGAACAATAAAGTAAGTCGATAGCAAGACGAGCAAGGTGGCGATGATTGGGACGTGTCCAAAAGATACGTATGGTCGAATGTACACCTCGTCATCTATATTAAAAGATACACGCTACAGAGGAATGTCAAATTATTTTTAATAGAATATAAAAATTAGATATTATAGCATTAATTCAGCAAAAGCGTGTACGACTGCGAAGAGAAAAACAACTTATTGTCATGAAATATGGACACATATAACATTCGCAAGGTGTTATGTGAATTAGTACAAGTAGTTGCAACCGTAATAGCCTGCAAGCTATGAACCTCGCAAGGGACGATGTGATGGAAGGAAAATTATAATACTTCGTAGTAAGATTTTGCGGATTTTCACAAAATTCGTGTTGTTGCTACCTACAGATTAATTGTCTGTGTGATTAACCGCGCCCAATCGTGGTAGATGGTAGTGTGTTAGGTCAAAAATCTCAGCCTAATTAAAAGTATCACACTTCTGTGTGAGCTTTATTTTGACTCATAGCTCAATGGCAGAGCATCTGACTGTTAATCAGACGGTTACAGGTTCAAGTCCTGTTGAGTCAGTTATTAGCTTTTTAGCTACGGGATACTTTTGTTCCGAAAGGTGAAGATTTATATCACTCATCAAAGAAAATATATTTATTATATTTTTGTAAAAGTCAGCTTAATTAATATTTTTGAAAAGTCTCATGCTTCGTCATGGGATTTTTTATTTTGGGAAGTAGTTCAGTTTGGTTAGAACGCCTGATTTGGGATCAGGAGGTCGTGAGTTCAAATCTCGCCTTTCCAATTACTCTCCCGCCGTGCGGGAAATTTTAAAGAAATGGATGTGAATTATTATTTTATCTATCAACAGAAAAGAACGTGATGAGTTACTTAAAATGGGTGTCAGACTAGGCTCCGGCGGAATCAGTTGTACTCATAGTCGGCACTCAGGAGTTACATACTTTCTTTGCGAATCCCAGTGGAATGTTTATAAATTGGAGAAAATTCGTGATCGCGTGAAAATTAAATAAAAAAAATACATAATGAAAGGTGGTTTCACCCATCAGTAAGAAGAAAAAAGAAATATCTCTTGAAGTAATTGGTGGTAATGCTGAAGGAGTCACAGGATCTTGTACAAAAATAGAATTCTTTGGCAGAACAATCCTATTTGAACTAGGTATGGTTCAGGACAATACTACAGTATTAGAAAATTATAAAGCAAATTGTGCCATTATGAATAAAGTAAAAGCTAGGTCAATAGAAATGGTTATTGTAGGACATAATCATTGTGATCACATTGCTTTAATCCCAATGCTATTTGCTCGCGGAAATACTGATGTAAGAATTATTGTTCCGAAAAACAGTACTTCTATTATTAGAGAAATGTGGCTGGATTGTTGCTATATTAATACAAGAGATATTGAGGCTTTAAATAGAAAAGGTGATAAATCTTATACTCCACTTTATACAGAATATGAAGTTGAACAGGCTTTATCACATATAGAAGAAATACCAGTTGGTGAAGTCGTTACATTGGATGAAAATGTAGCAATTAGATATACACCAGCAGGTCATATTTTATGTTCTTGTCAGACGGAATTATATATCAATGGTGGTTCTCACACTAAAAAAATCTTATTTACGTCTGATCTTGGCAATCGAATGATTGAAGATAGAAAATTCTTTGTAGAACCTTTTGAACCAGTAGCAAATGCCCAAGTTGTACTTGGTGAATGCACTTACGGCAGACGAAAAGGTTCTATGTCAAAAAAAGATATCCAGTTAGATAAAGATAAAATGAAAATTGTAATTGAGCAGTATTGTGTTGATAATAAGCATCGTGTACTAATCCCGACGTTTTCTCTCGATCGTATGCCATTTATTATATGGGAATTATATAAATTATTTGGAAAAGATGAAAATTTTAAAGTACCGGTGTTAGTTGACAGTCCTTTGGCAAACAGACTGCTGGATTGTTACTCTTCTATTCTCGAAGGAGAAGCAAAAGAACAATTTGATGAGATGATATCCTGGAGCAATCTCCGGAGAATCATTAGTCCAGAAGAAAGTAAAGCCGCAGTTGCAGACAAAAGTGCAAAGGTTATTTTAAGTTCATCCGGGATGATTTCTGCAGGGAGATCGGTGAAGTGGTCACAAAATATTCTACCAAATGAGAATGATTGTATTCTTTTTATTGGTTATGCTGGAGTTGATACTTTAGCCTGGAAAATAAAGAACTGTCAGGATCAGAAAACAATTAATATTTGTGGAAAACCATATGCGAATAAGTGTGCAATCGTAGATTTACATTCATATTCTTCTCATATGCAGCGACAGGATTTACTAAATTACTATAAATCTATCAATACAGAAAAAATTTATCTGATTCATGGTGACAAACAGGCGCGCTTGGAATTTAAAGAAGACCTTGAAAAAGAATTAGAGAAAAGTTTATCTTCTGCTCGTGTTGTGATTGTCAACAAAGGAACAAAAATTAAATTATAATCCCAAACAGGAAATCTTAGGAATAAATGGAGACTTTTAGCCTATGGAGAAAAGGGAAAATAAGAAAACATTAGATACCGCATATCTTGATATTGCAATTCCACAAAATGTAGAAAATTTGCAGCTACCAGATCCATCATTACTTCAATTTTATAAGAATTATGACAATCGTATTATTTGGATTGATGATGAGATTACTACTATGACTCTGGAATATGCAAAAATGATTATGCAGTGGAATTTTGAGGACAAACAGAAAAATATACCAAAGGATCAGAGAAAACCTATTAAAGTAATATTTTTTAGTCCAGGTGGAGATTTAGAAGTAAATAATTGTTTGGTTGACACTATTTCTTTATCTGAAACAGAAGTAATTGGTATTAATGTTGGAATGGCTGCATCAAGCGGATGTTTTATTTATCTTGCTTGCCATAGACGTTTCACATTTCCTACAGCGGAGTTCCTTTTACACAAGGGAGCTGGACATTTTAGTGGAAATTATAATGACGTTGTAGCAGCTATTTTAAATTATCAGAGACAGATTGAAGAATTAGGAAAAATTGTATTATCAAGAACAGAAATTCCAGAAGAAACATTTTATGAGAATTTTGAGAATGACTGGTATTTATCTGCTAAAGAAGCAGTCGAAATGGGCGTGGCTCATGGAATTATCAAAAGTCTCGATGAAGTTATCTAGGTTTATAACGGTTTATAACGAACTATTAAGGAGAGTGTACTGCTCTCTTATTTTATTGAAAAATATTATGATTTAAAAGGAGAAAAAAGGAAATGGCAGCTTTTACACATAAAAGAACTGTTACTGAAACAATGAAAATTACAGGAATCATCGACACAGATCGTATGGTAATTGATGTTGATGGTGAAGAGAAAAAACTGGCTACTCTTCTAAGCGTCTTCAACGGTGGCGGAATTGAGTTAAATGTAAAAATTAAGGATGAGGAAGAACTTCCTGAGCCGACAGCAGACGAAAAAGAGTCTGATGATATGTAAGGCGGTGGGTTATCATAGATTTTAATGCAGAATTAAAAAAATATGGTTTAGCACCAGAATCTTACGATGCACTTCTAAAAGATATTGATGGGAAAATGGATGGAGATATTGACTTGGATTGGTCTGAAATTAAGACTAAATACAATGTTAATTGTAATCCAGATACCATTCGGAAAGGGTCTTCCACTATCTTCGGCGGAAAATTTCGATCTGATTATCTAAAATCACAAATCTATTCCAATCCAGAAGAATTTTCAAAAGAAAAAGAGATTGATAAAAAGCTGGAAGAATTAAGAAAAGAGAGAATTAAACTTCAAACAGCTAATATTGAACGTAATCGTATTGATCGTGCACAGTCACGTCAGGAAATGTTTTACGAATATGTTGGCAATGTAATTGCTACTCTTCCACTTCCAGAATTTGAGCCAATCAATTATCCAATTCCGAACGAAGAAGAATACATTGTAATGTTGAGTGATATTCATTATGGTGCAGTATTTAAAAGTGAAAATAACGAATATTCACCAGAAATTGCAAAGCGGCGTATGGAAGTTCTTGCTGCGAGATTGATTGATTTTGTTCAGAAAAAATCTGTACAAAAATTACGTATTGTGTCTGGCGGAGATACACTACAAGGCGTTTTAAGGATAAATGATTTAAGAATCAATGATTCTACTGTTGTAAAATCATGTGTTGAAGTTTCAAGACTTATTGCACAGTTTTTAAATTGTTTATCTAAATATGTAGCAGTTGAATATTACCACGTACCGGCAGCAAATCATACACAGTTACGTCCTCTTGGTAGTAAAGCAAATGAACTGATGGATGAAGATTTAGAATATCTTATTGGTAATTACATCAAAGATTTATGTAACGTCAATGAACGAATCAACGTACATTTGGCTGATGAAGGTAAACAGTATATCGATGTTGATATTTTTAATTTTAATGTTACAGCAATGCACGGTCATCAAATTAAAAATGTTGGATCTTCTATTAGAGATTTTTCAATGTTACGTGGTAAAATGTTAGATTATCTTCTACTGGGGCATTATCATGCTAGTGAACGTTTGCCAAATCATGAAGGTGATTGTTATGACTGCGAAGTTCTGGTAGCAAGTTCCTTTGTCGGATCTGATCCATATTCAGATTCTTTATTTAAAGGAAGTAAACCATCTGTCTATATTTATGGTATCAATAAAGTATATGGATATGATGAAACATATAAAATTATTCTTTAGAGGAATGAAAAATATGGAAGAAAAGTATGAAGAAGTTCCAATGATTTCTTATGAAGATATGATTAAACATATTTCAGAGAAACATAATATCCCAGAGGATACTGTTCAGACAGTATTAGATGCTGAAGCTGGATATCTGATGGAATTAGGAATTATTGAAACTGAATAAAACTAAATACAAGAAAATAAAGTGTGCGGTCAGACACCCAAGCAGATTCTCATAATTCGTGATCCTGGTCGCACACTTTATCTATATATTGGGCAATATCGCCCTATTAATACATGAGGGATTTGACCGCTTGGCGGCAGATACCCTCTTTTTTGATGTGAATAGAGTTAATAACTCGAACAAAAAAGAAAAATTATTTGAGAAAAAGGAGAACAAAAAATATGAATAAACAGGAAATTATTACAGAAATCAGCACAAAAGTTGGCGGCACAAAAAAAGACGCAGGAATTTATCTGGATGCAGTTGTAGAGACAATTACAGAGGCTCTGGCTAAACATGAGAAAATTGCACTGGTAGGTTTCGGTACATTTGAAGCGCGTCATCGTGATGCTAGAATTGCTCGTAATCCGCAGGATGGTACAGAGATTCAGGTTCCGGAGATGTATGTACCTTGCTTTAAGGCAGGCAAAGCATTAAAAGATGCTGTTAAAAATGCGTAATTAGGTGGTGTATCTGTGAAAAATTCTAAAAATAAATATGAGGATTTAGTAATCATAGACTTAAATGAACGTACTGATATTGAAGATTTGTTCTTTGATGAATTGGAATGCGCTGATCACACAGTAGGTATTGTAAGCGACAGATTTCTTATTGAATATCTGCTTGATGAAGTAATTCAGCTGGACTACACAAGTATTAATTATATTGATTTAGCACCAGACAGAATTGAGGATGAATTTATTATGTATGTAACTGCAGAAGGTTATATTACTGTTACTCCTCTTGATGATGTTGGTTATTTATACCGACAGGAAGTTGTATTCATTGATATGGATAGTACTGTTCAGCAGGATGTAATTGACTTATGCGTAAATGAAGATAAAGATGTTCGTCTGTTTGGACTTGCTGATGAACCAATTGCTTGCCATTGTTGTGAATGTAATGATGGACGTAAGAAATTTCATGTTTGTAAAGATTCTGATGGAAAATGTCATGGATTCTACGGAAGTTCATCTGGAGAAGATTTTACTGAGAGTTATTCATACTATTCCAACAAGGAACTGACAGATAATGATATTATGAGAATTCTTCGTGCATTTTGGATGTAAATTGTATAAGTTAGGGAATTGTAATGAGACTCGTATTTGATACGGGTCTCTTTTTGTTATAAGTAAGGAAGTGATTAAAATTAGAGTGAATGTACATGCTGGACATAATCCAGCCGGACGAATTGCTTGTGGAGCAGTCGGATTATTGGATGAGTCCAAAGAAAATCGTTTAGTAAAGAACGAGCTTATTAAATATTTAAAACAGGGTGGAGTTACAGTATATGACTGCACCGAAGATAATGGAACTTCTCAGAGTGATGTATTAAAGAAAATTGTTGCTAAATGCAATGCACATACAGTAGATTTCGACTTTTCTTTACATCTTAATTCTGGAAGAAATGATTATAATGGTGATGGCAAACAGGCTGGTACGGAAATCCATATCAGTGCTGACAACAAAGGTAAACGTGCTGTTGCACAAAGAATTCTGGATCGTATGAAAGCCATTGGTTTTAATACAAGTCGTGGAATTAAAATTCGTAATGATTTGTATGTCCTTAACCATACTAAAGCACCGGCTATCTTAATTGAAATCTGCTTTGTTGATGATCGCGACGATTATAACCAGTACATGAAAGTTGGTTATAAAGCTGTTGCTAAAGCTATCGCGGAGGGAATTATGAATAAAACTATTTCAGACGGAATAAAAGACGGTCTGGCAGACCAGAAAGCATCTGACGGTAACTGGTATTACTACAGAAATGGCAGCATTGCCGCAGATGTAACCACTGTTGCACAGAATAAAAACGGATGGTGGTATGTAAAGAATGGCAAGGTTGACTTCTCTGCAAACACGGTAGCAAAGAACAACAATGGCTGGTGG